GCGCGAGTCACCTCGGCAGCGAGGTCGTCGGTGAGGACGCCCTCAGCGGTCTGAGCGCGGCTGACTTCGTCAGCGAGGTCAGAAGCGAGAGCAGCCTCAGCGGTCTGAGCGCGGCTGACTTCGTCAGCGAGAGCAGCTTCGAGGTTGGAGATGTCGGTGTCGATGGCAGAGACGTCGATGACGAGCTTGCCGGAGACAACGCTCACGCCCACGGAGCCAGAGCCGTCGATCAGAGCATCGAGGTCGGCGGCGTCAGCAGCGATGATCTCGCCTGAACCGTTGGACTTGAGGAGCGTCGCGCTCTGGACAGCGCTGGCCAGGATTGCAGCCTCGAGCTTCTCGGAGGCAACCCACTTGCTACCAGTCTCGTTCCACTTGATGGAGGCGAGCTCGGTGCCCTCCTGTCCACCAACGTAGAAGCCTGAGTCGTTTCCGACGTCGCCCGCTGTGGCGTTAGAAGCGACCACGAACGACTTGTCAGCGATCGAGACGATCGTCGAGTTCACTGTGGTTGTGGTACCCTGCACCGTGAGGTTACCGGCCACCGTGAGTGCGCCACCGACGGCGACGTTATTGTCGAACTGAGCGCGATCTGCGAGGACGGGGCCGCTGAAGGATGCGCTAACAGCTGCAACCTCGCCACCGACGACGGTGAGGAGCGTATGACCGTTGAAGGTACCAACCGTCAGGTTCGCGTGATCTTCGATGTTGGTGTTCGTGCCCGAGCCGCCGACGTAGTAGAGGTGACCAGCGGTGTCACCGCTGATCTTGATCTGGTTCGCCGTGACACCGCCGTTGAAGGTGGCAGCGCCACCGACAGTGAGGGCGCCGGGTGTGTAGAACTGACCAGCGTTGACGCCCATGGAAGCAGAGAGCGAACCGGAGAGTCCGACCACGAGCATCGGCGCCATCGGATCGAGGATCTGGAACTTGTAGGAGCTCATGAGGTCGCCAGTGGAGCTGCCGAACACGAAGGCGCCGTTCTTGTTGAGGTCCTCGACCATCGCGTGGGAGGCTGTCACTCCAGAAGCGATGTCGAGTGAGCCGAGCACCTTGAGCTGGCCACCGGCAGCGGCATCAGCCTCGATGTGCTTCGCGAGGTCGAGGAGCTGGACCTTGCCGGCATCCGCGGGGACGTCCTGATTCCAGGTTCCACCGATGATCTCGGCAACCTGGGTCTTGAGTGCGTCAAGATCGTCGGAGAGAGCACCACCGGAGACGAGCTCGGCCTTGATCTGCTCTGCGCGGATCTTGGTGAAGGGGCTGGAAGCAGCGGGTGTGAAAGTCTTTGTAGACATTTGTTTATTCCTTGTGTTAGAGATACACTATCGCACGTCGAACCCATCCACCATTGGTAGGAACGAACGTACTCTCCAACCGAACACGAACTGGAACTCGGGAGCCAGCGTCGAACGCATGACGACCAGTCCCATCGAATACAATTATACTCGATCGAACCAAACTTCTAACCGTATTCGAAAAAAACGTAACGAAAACAAACAGTTACAAATAACCAAACTGAGATACTATCTCACGCTCCGTACAGAGCCTTCTTCAACGCGCGAACCTGGGAATCGTACATGCTAAATTCACCGTTCACGAACTCAAGCGCGAGCATGGAGCAGGTGCCATCATCCTCGAATTCGAAGTTGAATCTTCCGCCGCTTGCCCTGTTAGCTGTGAGGAGCTTCCTACCCTTCATCTTCAGGAATGCTGCGAGTGCTAGATCTGATGTGTTGTACGTTCTCACGGGTTGTTCCTTTACTTCCTGTGCTTCTAAGTATTACTAATTTTCGTGCAACTTTGTTCATGTCAAAGAAAATTAAGCGACGTATGAGTATGTCGCCCGCACCACATCCTCAGACATAACAGGGGCGCGAAAAATGACGTCTCGACCATTGAGGTAGTAGTCGTAATCATTGCCCTGCGTGAGCAGCTGACCGTTCAAGAATAGCATCAGGGAGCTGCTTGGATCGGGCTCATGTGGAAGGGTAAGACCTTCCATCATGTTGTTGACTATTGCTATCTGAGCAGGTGCTGCATTCATAGCGTAGAGCTTCGCAGACACGTTTCTCGAGTACATCGCCCTTAGAACGTCTCCCTCTAAAGGAGCAGCTCCTGGAATCAGCGTGATCTGTTTGCCAGCAAGAGAGTAATCCAAACCCTGCGTGAGCAGTTGACCGTTGAACCAAAGCATGAATGAGCTCGGATCGACCGGAGCGTCAGTGAGCTCAAACAATAAATTTTGACCGTTTTGGACTCCTGAGGGAGAAGCGTTCATGACGAGCTCGGTCACGAAGCCCGCTGCGGATGTCACATTGGAGGTGATCTCAATTTGACCGTTGGAACCCGTGACGATCTTGATTCCAGTTCCAGCTTTCAGATATGGAGTTGTACCATCCGCGAGAGTAGTTAGCGATCCGCTTAGACCTCCGCGAGCGACAATTTGCCCCGTGAATATTGATCCATCCAGAAGGGCTAGTCCGGTCTTATCCAGGGATAATGTGAGCGAATCACCGCTGATAGATCCATTGATGCCATCAGTCGCGATCACATTACGCGCAGAGCTTCCCGTAACAGTCGAAGAGATAGTAATCTCTCCGTTCGAACCTGTTACGAATGAGATTCCGTCACCGGCGGCCAGTGATAATCTTTCTGGGATGAAGCTAGTATCGAGAGATAGTGAAAGCTTTCCATCACCTGTCGCCGTCCCGATTAAACCGCTACCGGACGGGACGATGACACCAGCTTCGGTGGCAGCTATGTAAGCTGCGTCAAGCGTGAAAGTGTAAGAGTTCGCAAGTCGATTGATCTTTACGCCAGCTCCCTCAATAAAATGTGGGAGGGTCGTCTCGCGATTGAGAGACAGTGTGAGTATCCCATTCGAGATCGATGATTCGAGACCGTTTCCGGGCTTGATGAGCGTCTCGATACCACCTGAAGATGATCCTAACGAAACTGTGACCGTTCCGTTTCCTGTGTCAGAAACTTTCAAACCGTTACCAGCTCTAAGAGCCAGTGAACCGTCCGGGAGCTTCAACGCGCCGCGGACACCGCCAGCAACCTCCAGGGAGCCGTCTATATAGCCGCTGCCCTTGACCTTTAGAGACGTGTCCTTGTAACCGTCGATCCCGATCTGCAGCTCATGAGGCGCGACGATCTTCGCGATATCTAGGTTATTTTTTTCCTTGACGACGATGAAGTCCTGCTTTCTAACGTCGTTCTTGGTGATTGGAGGCATCTCGGCTCTAAATATGACAAGGGACCGAATCGCTCGGTCCCTTTTATCAGTAGCCGTCCCTCAATCTTCGGCAGATCTTATCATGCTTTCGAAGATACGCTGAGTGGAGCTCGTCGGGTGTGATTCCGACCAGCTTCAGTGTTGTGTAGAAGTACTTCATCGCGTCAACGATCTCCTCGAGAAATGCCTCCCGATCGAGATGAGGAACATCGGTCTGCCGATGCGACTTTGCATTCTTCAGCTCCTGGAGAGCCTCGAACATCTCCTCAACTCCTTTCAAGGTAACGTCCCTGAGGAGGATTTGAGATTCCTTCTTCGTCACATCAACGGGCCATTCTGGGTAATAGCCCTCGAAGCGTTGACACAGAAGATGCATAAACTCCTCGCGGAGCTCAAACATCTCATCAAGCTTGTCAGCTGGCTTCGACATTCCGCATGCCCTCAGCAGCTAGCTCATCGACACGTTCCTGGAGACGATGAACAGCCTCATTGAAAGCTCGATTATCGTCATCGCTGATGGTGAGCTTCGAACCGTCAACAGTCAGTCGAAGGGTCCTGAGGTTGTCGATGATGTCAGTGCCTGTCAGGAGAGCGAGCTGAAGGAGGTCGACGATACGGACGATGGCATGATCTGAAAGGGTGACAGTGTTGTTAACTACAGTGCTATCCATGTGATTAGTCTCCGTTGAGATTATAGAAGGTGCATGAGCAGTTTATAGGCTCAGCTCTGTCGAGTGGGTACCCACCAGGTGGTTCTTCCATCGAGAGTCTCCTCTCTTACCACCTCTTCTCCGTCATCATCTTTATCTCTTCCATAACAAAGAAACATCTCTCCGTAACCACCTGACTCGTTATTAAACCCTTTATATGATTTGATTGTCGCCCCCTGAGACTCGTATGAGTCCTTGAGCACTCTCTTGATGCTGTCGTTGAGAGCTTCGAACTCCTCCAGGCTCAGAGAGTCGACCTTTCGATGGGGAGAGAGCCGGGCCATCCAGAGCGAATCAGCCTTCACGTAGTTGCCGACCCCGGCGATCACGCTCTGATCCATGAGAGCCTGCGCGAGGGTCCACTTCGGCTTTCGCATCATCGCGGCCTGGAAGCGCTCATGGGTGACATCATCGCCGAGCATATCGGGTCCCAGCGACTTCAGCTTCTGGGAAAGCATCCGCCGACCCTGGGACCACTTCAGAGTCCCGAAGTTCCGGGTGTCATTGTAGTACACGTCCGTCCCATCGTCGAGGCTCAGACGAACTCTGGCGTGGTTGGAAGCGCTTCCTGACCAATGACCTGTCATGCCTAACGTCGACCACAGCGATGAGTCACCGCCATCGAGCAGGATATAGATGAATTTACCATGACATCCAGCACCGATGACCCGTTTAGGAAGCTGGGCAACAAGGTCAGCGTAACCATCGAACGGCTTCTTCTTGTAGCGACCCGATAGGATCTCGATTCTCTCGATTGTCCGGCCCGACAGCACATGAGCAAGAGCTTCGGCCGCCAGCTTACATTCCGCGCCCTCAGGCAACTTTCACCTCCTCATTGTAGATCTTCTTTAGATGATCATGATAGTCGTTAAGCGCGTGATCCTTCGGCTGCACAGCGCGCCAGTCGCCGAGGATGAAGATCCGATAGGCATCATCTCCGTACTTGCCCACACCGTGGAGCTCCTTCGCCTGCTTCCAACCCCCCGCAGCGTACTGAGCTGACATCCGCTTGAGCGTCTGCGTTCGCTTGCGCTGCATGCCGAGAGGCTTGATGAGCACCTCGAGGTCATCATCGGGTGCTGCAGCGAGATCCTGCGGAGTTGGCCAGCGCTGGAACATCTCCTCGACGACTGGCTCCATCTGCGCACGTTTCGTTAGGTTGAGGCATAGGCAGCAGACGAGGATCTTCCAACCGTCGGGCCAGTACTTTTCCTGAATGAGACCGAATTTAGGGGGAATCCACATACTATCATTTTACGTGGAATTCCCTATTTTACAAGCCGATTATCCGACGCCCGCGAATCCTGCTGATCCTGTCACGATGCTGAAGCTTGAGGTCGGAACGCTCGTCAATCCTGCTAGAACGACGAAGGGTATGGAAGCTCCCGTCGAGCTGGAGAGGAAGAGCCTATCAACCCTGAACTCATTCGAGTAGCTGCTTCCGGAGGGAACGACAAAGTAATTGGTTCCCTGGACACCGAGCTGCGTAAAGCCCACACGAAGCTCAAGAGCGCTACGATTCTGGACAGTGAAGAACCGTGTCACAAACGGAAAGGTCACAGCTTGAACTGTCGTCACGTTGGAGGCTGTGACGAAAGGAGTCGCTGAGACCTGGTAAGCTGGGACGTATCCCTCACTCATAACTGGATTATTTAAGCCCATATTGTTGTCATCCTACGAGCTTAAATATACGCTCCCTATCAATACGGCGGAGTATACATTCCCTCGGGGAAATGACCGAGACTTAGTATAATCTCATCGATGGCTTTCGCCGTCTGCTCACAATCTTGCACCTTAATCGATCGATTGAAAGATTTGAGTGCCTCGTATATCTCGAAGTCATTTCCCATAGGATCACAGCGATCGCCCACGAACCAGACCACATCTGATGGAAAATGACGAAGGACATACGACTTGTCCCATCCCTCTGGGTAAATGTCGAACGATGTCGAGCCGCCGAGCTTGACCGTAAGTTTTTTGCTAAGAGCGTACAGACGATCACGAAGAGTGACCAGGGTCGCAATTCTCAAGTTTGACTTCTTGTCGATCCTTTCGAATTCCTCACGATCTTCATGACCTGCCTCACGCCCAATTGGACACCAGTTCATCATAGAACCACGATACGATACGAACTGACCCGTTAGAGGAAGCTCAGGAACGACCTCCATGAGGTCTCCCTGCATCGAATGCAGTATCTTGTGAAACTGACGCCAATCATTTCCTAAGTAATCTCTCATCGAGATCGATGGAACCTGAGATTTCCATGATCCTTCCGCATAGATCCAGTGCTCGGTTCCATTACAGGAAAAAACCTCTAGACCCTTCTCGAAAAGTTCATGATCTACCTGCTCGATAACGTACGCCAGAGTGGAACCAGTTACTATTCCGACCCTGGCACATTGCAAGAGCTCGATCAGCTTGTCCTTATTCTTTCTCGTGATCTTCTTACGTGGAGGAGTTAGCGTCCCGTCGAGATCGAAGAGAACTATCGTTCTATTGTTCATGCTATACAATTAGTATCCAAATGCTTCTATCGTGTGTTTGAAAGGATCACCAGGGATCGCGCGGACTTGACAAAGCATCTCCTCCGCAAGCCAGCAAATCTCACGTTGAGCGTCTGGCTTCATCCGAAGACCGAGGAAGTGGTTGAAAGAGCGCCAGTTGAACATGAGATCTGCGGTGATCTGATTACCATATGGAAGGTAAAAGCGAGCGCTTTCCTTAGCTCGCTTTCGACTCATGCCACCTTCGACAAGACGCTCGAGTGTCTCATGATAACGCATGAGAGCGTCCTCCATGAAAGCGATGTATCTCGCCTGCTCCTCAAGCGGCCAATCCTTTGGGAGATAGTACTTGTCATCCTTGAGTTCCTTGTAACGTGCCGACTCTGCGTTGATCGAGACACCAATCCGATGCTTGAGAAGCTGGATGTGAGTCGCGATGTCTGTAGTGACAAGGAAGCTCAGAGAGCTCTTCTCGAAGGGGGTCTCATGTCCATTCTCGGCCAGCATTCTCAGGAGCGAGGGGACTCGTGTCTGCTTCTCTGCCGTGAGTTCCCGACTCGTGCTTGTCCATGCCGAGAGCGCGTGGCTCTCGTCGCCACCGTACCAACCGACCAATTCTACCTTGTTGTCCTGAAAGGGCATGTCTTAATTTACTCCTGATATGCTTATCCCAGATGATCTCGAAACCCCACTGCAGGAGGGTCAGAGTGGAGCCCGTTAGGAACACGATTCCAGCTGACTCTCCTGCGTTGTTTGTGAACATGTAGGCGATCGAGAAGCCATAACACATGGAGAAGAATCTCCATGTGATGACCTTTGTTAAGAGCTCGATCTTCGCAGTTTTCAATTTAGTCCAGGGTGTAGTTGAGTTCGATCTTACAGGTGAGAGTCGGGACCCTAAGCTCATTGGCGATGTTATGCAACTTCGCCTCTTGGCTGTCGAGGTACCAGTCTGCGTGACCCTTCTCATGGACGAGCTTCAGGAAGTAGTCCGAAGGCTTCCCACAATTGCGAGCCATCATCTCGTAGACTTTCTTGTTGAGGCGCTCGACCTCCTTCGCGTTTGTCTTGATCTCCTCGACCTTACCGAAGGATCCAGAGGAGACATCATGAATCATGAGAGTAGCATCCGGATCCATGAATCTCATGCCCTCGGCTCCGAAACTGAAGAGAAGTGCGCCACAGCTCATCGCCTTGCCCTCGACGATGGTCGCCACAGGAACTCGAGAAGCCTTGATCGCAGAGATCATGGCCATGAGAGAGTACACTTGACCGCCATAGGAATCAATGACGACAGGAATCACCGACTGACCCGTATTCTGCGCTCGGCTCATGAGATCCACGAATTCCTTCGCGGATTCCTCATCGAACTCGTTGACCCTGATAATGATTGGATCAACCTTGAGTTCAACTGCCTTGATGTGATGAGAAACGTCTGCGATAAAGTTCATTGCGTATCCTGTCTGTGTTAGGTTAATGATTTTTTCTACTGTTCGTTCTTCACTTGCACTTCGAATAGCCGCACGACTTACAGGAAAGGCAGCCTTCCTGATAGACGAGCTCGGAATTGCCACACTCTGGGCACCCCTTTTCGCTTGACTTAGTACCATCCTTGATGTATCCCTTGAATACCCGGGCGATCACCCGAGCATATGAAAACATATCGCTATTCTTATCCTTTTGCAACTGCTCGACAACATAATGAAGCGGAACCTCATGCCGAAGAGCGAGGGAGATGGTTCTCGTGAATGCTCCTTGTGTCGGATTGTCGAAAAGGTTCACGATGTCCTTGAAGATGAGGTTATCATCCTCTGCAACTGGAACGAGAAGGTTATAGGTCGCAATTCCATCACGTTTTCCATTCTTAACGAGCGTTCCCGACTTGTACTTCTTGGGAATCTCGATGTTCTCGGGAATTCCGCAGAAAACCTCGTATGGCTTCCCGTCGTTCAGACCGATGAGCACGAGCCAAGATTCTGGAACATCGCCATTTCTGATGTTGACCCTGTGAATATCACAAGGAAGCGATTTCGGACGCTTCGGAACCAGACGCCCATCGTCAGCCCTCTTGCTCTCCTTCTTGGGTTCGTCGGTAGCGACAAGAACACCTGCTCGACAGCCATCACGGTAAACTGTGAATCCCTTGCAACCCGTCTTCCAAGCTTTCATGTAGACGTCATTGACCGTTTCTCGGGTCGCCGAGTTAGGAAGGTTGCAAGTCTTAGAGATCGAGTGATCGATCCACTTCTGGGCTGCTGCCTGAATCTCAACGCTCTTGCTCCAGTCGATGTCGTTCGCTGTTCCGCCCCAGTAAGGGCTCTCCTGCGGATCAGACTTGCCCGTCACGTCCATCCACTTCTTGAACCAGTGGTGGTAAACCGTGTACTCTTGCCACTTATCGCCCAACGGGTCCACGTAATCCACCCTGGAGGTAAGATCGCCCTGCGTGATCTTACGCCGGCGCTTGTAAGAGAGCATGAACGCTGGCTCGATTCCCGACGTCGTGCGCGTGAGGCACGAGACGGAGCCGACTGGTGCGGTGGTGGTGAGCGCAATGTTGCGTCGACCAGTCTTCTTCCACATATCGATCGCATCGGGATGGAGCGAGTTCGTAGCCTCCATGACGCCCTTCAAATACTTGTGATCCTTCTCCTTCTCATAATCCCAGACTGGGAACGCGCCACGTTCCTGAGCCATCACGAGAGAAGAATAATGAGCGTACTTCGCGAGCCAGCTGTAGATCACCTCGGTCATGTGAATCGAATTATCAGATCCGTACTTGAGACCGAGAGCTGCGAGAGCGTCTCCAAGACCTGTGATTCCGAGACCAGTCCTGCGACCGTTGAGACCGGCAGCTCGGATCTTGTTCCAAAGATCGCGTTCGATCCTCTTCACGTGATCAGGCTGCGGATCCTTCTCAATTTTAGCTAGAATACGATCGACACATTCAACCTCAAGGTCGACGAGATCGTCCATGAGACGTTGCGCTGCGTAAACCGTCTTGCCGAATTCAATGAAATCAAACTCAGCCCGGTCGGTGAAAGGATCTTTCACGAAAGACGTTAGATTAACGACCATGAGACGACACGAGTCATACGGGCTGAGTGGGATCTCGCCGCATGGATTGGTCGAGATCGTCTTGTACCCGACGTCACGATAGCAATCGACCACTCCATTATCAACCACAGTATCCCAGAAGAGAGCACCCGGCTCAGCGGAGGCCCAAGCAGCGTCGATGAACTTATCCCAGATTTGCTTCGCGTTGACGGTCTTCGTGATCTCAGCATCAGCAGGATCATTTTCGACAGGCCAACGCAGCGTGAAATCACTGTTTGTTTCAACTGCGCGCATGAACTCGTCTGTGAACCGGATCGAGATATTGGCACCCGTCACCTTCTTCAGATCACGCTTGATGTCGATGAAGGTCTCAATCTCGGGATGACGACAGTCGATGGTGAGCATGAGCGCACCGCGGCGACCGCCCTGAGCAACCTCACGGCAGGAGTTTGAGAAGCGCTCCATGAAGACGCCGATGCCATCAGTTGTTCGCGCAGCGTTCGAAGTCGGTTGTCCCTTCGGACGAATGGTGGAGATGTCGAATCCGACCCCACCGCGCCTCTTCATGATCTGAACCTGCTCCTGGTCCGAGAAAAGAATACCACCGTATGAGTCGTTCGGCTGCTCGATGACGAAACAGTTCGATAACGACTGGAGCTGGTACGGGTTTCCGATTCCGGACATCGGAGATCCCTGCGGAACGACGTACTTGAAGTCACGCAGCAGATTGTAAATGCTCTCCTCGCCCATCGGATTCGGATACTTTCTCTCGATCCTAGCAAATTCACGAGCAAGACGACGGTGCATCATGTCAGGATCCGCCTCGAGCAGGTTATCGTCAGCGTCACGAAGCGCGTACTTCATGAAAACGTCTGGTGCGAGCTCATCATTCTCAAAGTAAGCGTTGGTACGCTCGCGAACTTCATTCTTGGTGTAAGACATCATTTCTCCCTATTTGCTGCCCGTCACTTCTTGCCACTTCTTACGCAAAAGCTTTTTTGCGTCATTTCCGTCTTGAGTCATAGATTCCTGCAAAGTCAAGCTATTCTCATCAAGAATCTTAATCCTAGATTGCGAAGTATCGATGTGAATAGGAAAAAGAATACCGTCTCGACCAGCTCGATTTTTCGCCACGAAAAGCCGACCTGAACCGTCAGCTTTTTCGCTGGGCTTTCTCGATATAGACATAACGACATCTGCGACCATTGCCTTTCCGTAAGCCTCACTCATATTCTCGAGACCGACGACCTCAGCACCCGACGCTTCACGATTCGCCTGCGAAGCGGTCCAGATTGGAATGTTGAGCTCCATAGCTAGATTTCTGAGCTCCTCGTACACAAGCTTCAGCTCATGTCTGAGAGAATCGAAAGTCCTGGAAGATCTCATGATGTCAGCGTAGTCGATGATGATCAAGCTCGGTACAAAACCTTTCAGGTTTAACTTTTCGATATGATTTCTGAGCATCTGGACCGTTGCTGTGCCGGTTGGGTATTCCTTGATGATCAGACGACCAAGATCCATCGTCTCGTAATTCTTTAGAATCTCTTCCTTCATATCGGGAACGTCATTCGACGGAACACCGCAGAGGTTCGAATCGTAGCGAAGGCCGACAGCCGTTTCCGTAAGCTCGAATGTGTAGTGCACAACATTCTTACCCATCTTGAGAGCATGTGCCCCCATCGCCGTGAGCCAGTGACTCTTTCCAACGCCAGTCGGAGCTACAACGACGCCGAGCTCTCCCCTACCGAGACCACCACGAAGGATGTCCTTACCATCGAGAACGTCCAGCCCAGTGGGACATGGATTGCGATTGATCTTGACAAAACGTGCCTCGGCATCCTCGAAAAAATCGTGACCCGTCGTATTTGCCATACCGACCGAGACGGCTTTCTTCATGAGGTCGACGACGGACTCGAACTTGTCGGTTGCCACCATCTCGACTGCCTTCTCGAGCGCCTCACGGAAAGCCTGCCTCTTGCAGAAATCCAGCGACTTTTCCTTCACGTAACCAAGATCGCCCGGATCTGGGTTAGCGCGCATGCGATGCAAGAAATCGATGATCTGATCCTTGAGAATCGCGTCGGGGCCCTGCTGCAGATCCTCCTTGATGATCGACACCAATAGCTGCATCGTCGGGAAGCATTTGAACTTTTCGAAATGCTTGAAGTAACGATCAGTCAGAAACGCTAGGTACTTCAAATCGAAGTAGTCTGGTCTCATGACCTCAACCATCTGAGCTGCCCAGATGTGATCCGTTAGCAGACTCTGGAAGATTTTTTCTTGAAACGACTTGCCGTACTGACGAAACAGAGCTTCGCCTGCGTTGATTTCGTTCTGAGTCATAGGCTCTCTTAAGTATGAAGAAGGTGACTTGTCAGTTGGAAGAAAGCTCGCTCTCGATCGAAATTATTGATTCCGGACTTGACGAGCAACCTGAGATACTCCATCTTATTAGCCTCTGGCCTAAATGATTCGAGTCCGGATTCAATTTTTCCAACCTGATTTCCCGAGAGTGAGGAGACGTCGAGGTTCATAAGTTGCCAATTGAGACGCGCCTCGTCGGCTCCCTCCACTATGCTTCGGAACAACTGCGGACCCTTCGGGGTGGCCCGCGCAACCGCCATGTTGACAATGTCATCCGGGCCCAGCAAAGCCTCCCCCGCGACCTCTGGAAAGCGTTTAGCCATAGTCTTCCAGCCGGCTCCCTCAATGCCCGGGATTCCGTCTGCACCGTCGCCGACAAAGCATCGAGTGGCGACAAAATTTCTGGCTGTGCACCCAAATCGAGTCAAGACGTCGGCCTCGTTAACGAAAGATTTCGACGTAGGACTCCAGATCCTGACGCGATCATCGAGAAGCTGGTAGTAATCCTTATCGGATGACATAATGACACACGGATCGTCTTTTAACCTGTATCGAGCCACGTAAGCGATCACATCGTCAGCCTCGCAGTCGGTCACATAGCTCTGCTGTACTGGGAGAAGCTTTAGAATCTGCACGAGGGTGGCAACCTGCCAATTTCGATTACCGACGGTGTCTGGGATATCACCCTCGTAGTAGCGATTTAACTTCTGCGGCTTTCGTTTCGTCTTGTACTCAGCAAAGAGAGCACGTCGTCTGGGAGAGCCGCCTCCTTCCCAGACGACGATGACCCGTCGTGGGCTCAGAAACTCGCATTTCTGCCCCAGCTCGTTCAGAAAACCCACGATCCCACCGATAGCCTGCCCGTTGGCTCCGAGCGTCGGGTTCGCGCAGAAATGTCGTGTGAAGCAGTTAAGTCCGTCCACCAGTAGAGTGGGTCTTCCGCCGAGCATTTACGCCTCCGGATCGATGTCAGCGCCGACCATCTGATCCTTGAGAGCTCGCATCTCCTCGTAGGACTCAGGATCAATGTCAAGATCGCTCACATTCACCGAAGTCCTGATTAGCGCTTTCTCCAGAAGCCCGTCAATCCACGGCTTATACTGGGGATCTTTCCACAGGTCTCCGAAATCAGCCTTGTAGAACTTCTTCTCAAGGATGTTCTCGTTCTTCTCGTTGGTGACCTTAATCGTCTTCCACGCGCTGGTGCCCTCGACCGAGACTTGATGATCGTTAATCATATCAGGTCCATGCTCACGAAGCACGTCGAATACCTCCTCATGCTCTTCGATGCCCTTACCGAAGATGATCCTGAATTCAACCTTTCGGAATGGAGGCGCAACCTTGTTCTTGATGGTCTTCGCCCAGACGTTGATGCCGATCGCTTCACCTTGCTTGTTCTCAATATGAGAACCAGCTCCGAGCTTGAGACGGACCGAGGCATGGAACGGGATCGCCATACCACCGGGAGTGGTTGTCGGGTCACCGTGCATTACACCGATCTTCGTGCGGATCTGGTTGAGGATGACGAAGAGCACGTTCTGGTCGCCGATGACGCCTGTGATCTTTCGCATGCCCTTGGAGATCGCGCGAGCCTGGAGACCGATTGTGTCCTTGTCGTATGCTCCTTCAAGCTCTGCCTTGGGGGAGCTAGCAGCCACCGAGTCCCAGATGATCGTGATCGGGACATCCTTCTGCATCGCTTTCGCCTTCAGGATCGTCTTCTCGGCGATATCGAGCACCTCTTCAGTGCAGTGAGTGTCGACGTAGACGAACCGCTTCGAGACGTCGACGCCGAGCGCCGCAAGGTTCTCGACCGAGGTGCCGTTCTCAGTGTCAATATAGACCACGATGCCGCCCATCGACTGGGTAGAGCGTGCGATCTGCGTTGCGATATGGCTCTTACCAATGGATGGTGGACCGAAGATCTCTACGATTCGACCCTCGGGTAGTCCACCCTTCGCTCGATTCGATACAATGAGATCGAGCTGCTTCGAGCCGCTGGAGATCCAGCGCTTCACGTGGGTCGGAGATGTATCGACCGCAAGATTGTACGCGATTCGAGAGCCGTGGTCCTTATTGAGTGATGAGATGAGATCACTGGTAAAATCATCAGCAGCAGTCTTCACTGCTGCAGTATCCTTCTTTGCCATTTCTACTCCTTCAATATTCTAATTTCACGCTGCAGAATGTGCAAAGGGCGGGGAAGCTTATTCAACTTCCCCGCCCTTATCTTCAGATCGTCAGATCAGAATCCGCTGTCCTCAAGATCAGCGAAAGCGTCATCAAGATCACGAGCAGCAGCCTTCGGACCGGAGCTAGTCTTCTTCGCGGGCTTGAGATCATCATCATCATCGAATGCAGCGAGCTTGTTATCCGTCTCGGTGCGAGGAGCCGGACCGCCGCGAGTGGTGCCAGTATCGCTCGAGCCGCCACCGTTGATCCAATCGTTGACGATCTTCTCGATCTCGTCGTAGGACTTGAGATTCGCGGCCTCATCTACCTCTGGAATCGACTCGAGCCACTTCTTGGCCTGAGCAGAATCACGACTGAGGGGCTCAACCTTCGCGCGGGGAGAGATCTTCGTGTCGGCAAACTGCTTACCAGGAAGCTTCGAGACTGTGACACGGATATCACGACCCTCGAGCGGATCCGTGATGTCGCCATAGTCCTCATCGAGCATGAGATTCAGGATATCCTGATAGACCATCTTTCCAAACGACCAGATGCGGACGCCCTTGTCCTCCTCACCACGAACGATGACGGGAGCGAAGGTACGCATCTTCGGAGCGACCTTCTTCGCAAGCTCGCGGCTCGTGTCGCTGCCCTCGTCGTAGAGCTTGCTGCGAAGCTCCTTGATGGGATCGGGCTTGCCGAACTGGAAGGGAGCAAGGATACCCGGGCTGTTGCCAACACCGTAGTAGTACCAGCGATCCTTGAAGGGCTGACCGTCGTTATTCTGGAATGCCAGGAGTCGAACCGTGTACTCCTTGCCCTCCTCGGGCTTCCACTGCTGGTCACGCTTATTGTTCTTGCCGGAGAGTTCACCGAGCTTGCGGCGGATTGCGTCGAGATCGATTGCCATGATAGTTTGTATGTCCTTGAATGATTGATTGTTGTTGATAGACGGAGAGTTTCTGCTTGCGCTTCCCCTCTCCGGAGTTACCCGATGTCCCGCCTTTCGAGCCAGAACATAGGGAGATTGTATGATGTGGGTTGATTTTTTTCAGCGCTTCTTGTGTTTTTTCGGTAATCCACCGAATGAGCGACGAGCGACTTTGGTAACATCGCGACGTGGACCTGGGGGTCTCATCCCGAGCGGCAAAGTATAGCCCGCCACCGCACCAGCTCCTGAGAATTCATCGAGCTCTTCCTCACTCATGCACGCATCGCCCTCATCCATCCCACATGAGATCTCATCGAGAGCTTCGATAATCATGAGTCGAAGAGATTTTCTGTCCAATGTTTCCATGATCTTAATTATTCGCTTCCAACCTTTCTGACCAGGATATCACGTGCCGATCGTAGAAGAATGGTGAGAGTCGGCTCAGCTGTCGGAGCAAGACGGCTCTCGACCCAATCGGGTGGGCGGCTCGGGCCACGGATCGCCATGAACTCCTCCTCGCTGAGCTTTACACCGTAGTGATTTAGAAGGAAGAGCGAACGCTCTGGGATCGTCATGCGATTGAGACGCTCGTTGGGCTTATAGAAAGCCCCAAGCTTTTCTCGTCGCCAACTCTCTTCCTCTGGAACAAAATAAGGCTCCTCGAGACTTCCAACTTTCCCGATCTCATGTAGGAGACCAACTACAAGGATGGACTCCGTTGAAGCTCCCAGCTCGAAAGCGTCATTGATGCGCTTCATGCCCTTCGCTACCGTGATCGCTTGTTGAACGAGCCCACCCGGCTCGCAACCAGGACTGTCATTTCGAGGTTCAGCTGGACACATCAGAAGTCGCTCGCCAAGGTCGTCCAGCAACTGCTGGAGTCCGGATCCACGATTGATCTTATCAGCAAGCTTGGCGTAACTTGTCCAGAGGTCAGTAAGCTCTCGTTCGTTCATCATGATTAGAATCTAAACGAGAGCACCAATATTTTCAGCTGACGATCATCTTTACGATAACTTTGTTTCCCGAGCGCTCAACAAATGTCCGCTGGGGAAGAGCGATCCGATTCATGAGCTCAGCGACAGCGAGAGTGTCACGGATGAAATATTCTCCCATCAGACCTTGTCGAAAATTTGAAAGGTCACGTGACATTGGAAGAACGATGTAGTACTCCCCGCCAGATGTCTTCATGTTAATGTCTTCGAAAAGTCCGTCAAGGGGCTTCGATTGAATCGCTCGCTCCAGAACTTCATAAGCTTCTTTATGAAAATCCTCTCCCTTTCCATAGTAAGATCCCAAATTTAAGCCGCCGATCATCGATGCTGGATCTGACTTAACTTTACCCGATGCGCGACTTGAGAGTTTCGCTTCGCCGAAACGCGGATATTTAGATTTGAATTTGTTCCTGAGCGCGCTCACTCATCCCTCCTCATCTACATAGGCCGGTTCGAAGGAAAGGTAAAAATGTCCAAGCCGATCTATATCCACTCCTTCGCTAACGATCTCTCTCATGCGATCGATCGAGTCCGGATGGCAATCGATGAGCAGAGCATCGTGTAATACAAACACGGGCTGCACCAGAAGATCCTCAGATTCGATCCTGTCCATGATGATGCTGAATCCCATGAGCGAGACATCGACTGCCGTTGACTGCGTGTAGTGAGATACAGCGAGGTGAGGATCACGAGCCTCAGATATCGGTCTCCCCCAAAAATTCTTGGGTTCGTCAGATTCTACGATTCTGCGACGAAGTGACTCTAAACCGAAGTAATCGTTGATCTCCTTCATCAATCTAGAGGCATCAGCTCCCACTTCCTCTCGAACAGATTGGCCTGACGCGCCGTAGAGGGACTTCAGCGTCGCAAGCTTCGCGTGACGTCTGTCGACGCCCTTCAGACGCTCGGCGATGGCTCCGTAGATGTCAGCTGGCGCCTCGCCGCTTCTGAGGAGTCTGAGAACTCTGGGCTCAAGCGAGACGAAATCGATCTGGTAGACTCTCCCACCGTCATATCGACTCGACAGGATCTTCCTGTGAGCTTTCTGAAGCGTAAGGATTCTGGGACCCTCCGCGACGGTTAAGCGTCCCGTCGCAGTCCTGTGAGAGTAAACCACAGGTTCGGCCATGCTGTCGGGTCCTGGTTCGAAAGTCTCCAGCACGTTGAACTGCTGCGATTCAGACTGAGCGACGCGAAGCGCAGCAAGGTCGATCCGACACGGAACCAAGCGCTCGAGAACGGAACGACCTGCGACCAATGTCTCAGAATAATCACCGACAACCGCCAGAAGCTCGTCGAGCTCATCCGAGATCGTAGACAGATTCTCATATAGGACCCGTTGCGGGATGACCAGAGGCCACGGCACGGCCCCTCTTGACAACCCATCCATCGAACTGACAAACTCAGGGGGTATGAGACTCGGAAGATCCCTATCACACGATTCGTAGATTGACTCGATCGAACGAGACGTTGAACGATCACCGATACACCACGCGTCAGATGATACGCTTTCGGACCAGATGATCTTGTTGTCTCTCAGGATGGCATGCTTCGGTGAATTTAAAGCCAGTCTCGATGCGTATATCATACGAAATGATAATATGTCGAGAGGTTATTTTCAGATCGATCCAATCACCGGAATGACTTCATCATTGAAAATAAGCTCAGCGAGTGTTGGGTCATTGCTTCGAAGGGCTAAGAGAGCATCGTTCAACGAATTAACAGCGTCTATATTAGACTGCGCGTCACGAGCAAATCTTTCAGCCTCCTCTTGCGCGCGTAGAAGCTCAATTTTCGCAGTTTCAGCAGCTTGGATCGCAGAAGATCCAACTGCCGCGCGCGCGGCGTCTTGGACTGCTCTTTCAGCCGCAGCTTTAGCAGAGTTAAGTTTCCATTGAGCTGTAATTTGAGCTTGAGCGACCTTCTCATCAATTGCGCTCTTGACTTCCTTGAGATTTTCAATCGCCTTTCTAACGTTTAACACCCCGTCTTGCAAGTCGAACTTTTCTTTATCGGAGGCGTTATTGGTCGCTGTAACTTGATCTATTTCGTTAAAGGGCGCGTTGTATTGGACTTTCTGGGTTTCTAGAGTGTTTCCACGTACCACCGACAGCGCTGCAGCTAGATTCTGAGCGAGGCTAGTGTAGGTGGCGAAGCCTTGTCCATAACTCATCTTGACCTCAGACTTAAAGCCGTCGCTTCCTATCGTGTGATCGATCTGAGTCACGAAATAGACGTTATCCGCCGTCGTGCCCGTTCCAAAATCAACAAAGAGACGCTGCATCGGGAAAAAGAGTGGGCAGCCGACGGTGCTGAGGCTCAGTTGTGACGGTACGATCTGCATCGGAACTCCAGCATCTACAGCAGCAGGATCGTAATCACCTGCAGCGTTGAAGGCGCGTTGGAGCATCACGTTTCCGAGACCCGCGTTGTTGTTCGATTGCAGGTTCGCTGTCGTAATCGCCGAATTCTGACTACCGTATACTATGTACGGCATGCCAGCAGACACACGTGATTTAATCTCTTCATAAGTCCCGTTGACTTTGAAACAGTTGTCAGGAATCCCTTCTGCATTAACTTTTTGAAGTATTGGATTGAGACCTTCTGAAAGCTGAGTAATGATGGCTAACGTTTCGTCTTTCTGTTTTTCAGAAACGCCGCCCGGAGCGGAAGCCTGTTGATTGAACTCCGAAGTAGGAATTCGAACGACATTGAGCTGGTCGTCACGAGTCGCCGCAAGTATCTCGCCAAGTGTGGAGAATGGATCCTGAGCTGCATCGTAGATATGCAGCTTTATCATCGTTTTCTCAGCAATTTCGTTGTTATTGGCGTCCAGAAGCGGGCATGCCTCAACCTCTATCTGTATGTTGGGCTGAACGAATTTTCCGGTAGTAATACCAACGCTCTTCAGACGATTCTCACGTGTCGTTTCGTAGTTTGGCTCTATTTTGTAGCCGTTGCTCTTGACGGCGACCAGGTTGGATTTCACTCCCTTTAGTTCATTTATCTGCGTTTCGATCGGTGAGGCCTTACCGGGATCTGTTACTGTTTTAAGGCTTTCACGTAGTTCATTTATTCTCTTATCAATTTTTGTGATATTCTCGTCAACGGCTGCTTTGTTTAGGGAGACTGAGAGCTTTTCGAGCTCTGCTTCACCTTTCTGGGCCTTCGCAGAGTTGTAGAAATTCGACATCAGATACGCACGGTCAGCGGGAAAGCTCACGAATCTATCGTTGATTATCGAGATCACGTCTCTTAGGGAAAGATCTTGGACTTTACCCGCCGATGTTGCGATAGCGGTGTTAAAAAGATTCGACTCAATCGGAAAGCAGCTCACGGGTAGTGAATTGACAGCACCGGCGTATCTGTTGAAAGGATAGAATATCAGCTGAATCTCATCATAGAGCTGAGATTTTGCCAGCTGAGCGCCCACGATATTGCTGAATATTGCCCCAAGTGAAATGAAGTCGGAGGGATTCTTAGTATCTGTTATAACCTTGGTGTAATCATCGACCGTGAGTGGGTTGTTCATATCGCTGAGGCCACCGCCCAGCGTAGATTGAGATTCTGTGAAGAGAGATCCCGGATAGTAATTGCTGCTTCCCAAAGCGGCGTTCATATTAGCGAAGCGACCCTGAGACTTCATGTCGGAGGCGAAAGGATCAACGTCCATCTTGGGAATGTCAGATACGATCTTGGAATAATCCTGTTTCATTGAAGTTTTATACTTCGCTACGAGGCTTTCATGATCGATTTCATATAAATTGCTCTCACCCTTACGCTCAACTTTCCCGTAGGCGGATGCAAGAAGAGCGCGCGCGGATGCTGGAACTGCGTTTGACGTCAACGCTTCGGAAATCTGTTTTAGGACGCCCTGATCATCTGCGGCCGATAGGATCGAGTTCGGGTCAGTGAATTGAGTGATAGTATCGATCTTTGAAAGTGATGGAGTTTTTGGAAGTCTTTGGTATTCCTGCAGAATATCAGAGAGTTGACGCGCCAGTCTCTCCAGCTGATTGTAGATCGAAACGTTTCCTCGCATACGAAGAAATAGAAGATCCGTGCTTCCCACGGTAGCCAAGCTCAGACTCACCTTAACCTGACCGACATCGTCGAACGTGTAAGACGAGTTGATGATCCTATAGCGCTGCTTCACCTTGAGAGCATCTAGGAGAGTCCCGTAAGCGTTGCTCGATGCTATTCCTCCATCGATGTGTGACCATCCATATGTGATATCCATGAACGTCAAGCCGTACAGGTCGGGTCGCACGAAATCAACGAAATCACGAAGCCGAGAGCGATCATGTATCACGATCTCGAGGCGCGCCGTGGCGAAAGAAAGACCACCACCGGCAGTACGAAGCTTGTTGGAAACCTGAAGCTGTCCCAAGCTCATCGGAGGCCTGAAGCGATCAATCACAGGGACGTCCTCCTTGCCCCTTGCAGCAGCGTCCATATTGGTGAGGGTCGCCGGAGACGTGAACATTTCCATGCTGGACTTCGCGCCAATTAACGGGGTTCCTCCCTGCGTGATTGCACCCGCCTCGGTGACGATCCTAGTGTTTTGAGCTGATAGAATACCTTGATCTACGGCGCTTAGCGATCCCGGATTTAGGAACTTTAGAAGCGTTATTCCCTCGCCCAAGCCCTTCTCATCAGGAGCAAGAGCGCTTCTGGGGGTAATCACATCGATATCGACGTACGGGACGCACTTGCTGAACTCGATATTAGGAATCCCATTCAGAAAAATCTGCAGCGCGCCAACATCACGAGTAGCAGGGCCTAGATAAGGATTCTCGACGTTAATGGCGTAGAGATTTGGTCGCTCCTTTGTCGGTCGCAACATGTAAGTGTTTGGTTGATTCCGCGGTGAAAATATTTTTTTCGGAACTATGGTGCCCGCAACGAAAATGTCTTTCGCTGGATTAAGAATGCTGTCATAAACACCGTAAATTTTCACCTGCTCGAGTCTTCTTCGATCAACGGGAATATTTCCTTCTACTATCAGAGAACTTACCCTCTGATTAAAATAGACGATCCCACGACTTCCGAAGATCAGCTCTGCGAGCTCGTCTTCGAATGAAATTCCAACTGAAACATCAGTGTTTCCTGCGTCTATAACTCTCTGATATCCCGTAACTTTGTCTGATGCGCTCTTATCCGTCAGATCATTTGAGGCCTGCTCGGCTGCGATCAAACGTGACTTAGCGATGTACTCTGACGTTGTCGTAGCGCCAAAATACACCGAAAGCTTTCTAACAGCCTGCGTTATCAGAGGACTACGAGGCATTAAAGCAGCCTCATAACAGCGTTGATATCGATCGGAACTAGGATTCTAGTTCCCGGAGGGGATTGCAACCACCATCCGATTCCGCTGGCAGCAGCAATGACCCACCACATCTTGCCATCGCCGTAGGAATCGAAAGCGATCTGGTCAAGACGTTGACCTTCGACCATCACGAACTCGTTGCAGAGCAGGCTGCCAGCGCTCACTGCTTCTTTTATGCGTCGAGCAGCCGCCGGAGTCGCAAGGCGACGCTGCGTGTCCAATATGGGAGTTCTAGAGTATCTGCTGGTCGACATCAGGTCCTTGTCTTAGGTGCCTTATTGTATTCATTGTAAGCCACTTGATTAGTGCGCGTTCCGCGACCATACGGACTTGTCTCTCCACCTTCAGTAATCTTTGTAATCGTCTCTCCAACTGGGTACAGCGGCGCGCGGTTGAATCCTTCGTGATCGAGACCTGGGGCGATGTCGTGCATGACGTCGAACTGCATGTCGACTGTGCAATAGCGCGGAGCACGATTTCCAGGGCCGTCATCTCCAGCTCCCCACGGAGCGTCCATCCATCCGAATTTTAGTGAGGTGCAGACTGCGGGAAGTCCCTTGCCCATCGTCGACTCGAATGAACGTATGATCGCGTTACCGTCGGGATCGTAAAAGGTCTTTTTGTCCATGGCGGGACCAGATGTGGTTGATCCGCTTGTCACGACGTAGGACTCAGATATCATTTTATCGATCATCCTTGTCTCTGGAGTCTCGACTTTCGTCGATCTCACTGCGCCATTGAATTCTGACGCGAAATGTCGATATTTTTTTCCGCCAACGCTAAACTCGTACACAGACTTGCCGTCTTGCTTTGCGCCGGCGCTTAATTTAGTTCCGGAGGGAATGGTCACGGGTTCCGTCCCGCCGCCAATGATCCGAACATTACTAAATTTTAATTCCGTAGTCGTGACAGTCGGGCCGTCTTTCGAGCTTGTGTAAGACTCTTTTATCTGAACGACGTTCCCGCTAGCGTCACGTTCTGGAACCATTCTCGTCGCTGTCACTTCCTCGTTCACGCTGGTGAATTTCAAATTTGAATTTTCGTTTTGCTTGCTTGATACATCGGGATCAGCGAACCCAAAGAGCCTCTTCAGATTGAAACGCGAGTAATTGGAGCGGATCAGGTCACCGACACGAACCCTGATCACTGGCGTCGCTGTAGGAATTTGGGAAAATGGCTGGATAAACGGGAACTTCACCTGGGTTCCACCTGCGTTGTTGGTACCCTGATTTATGCTAAGTTCCCGACCCTTCGACCATTGCGGGTAGACCATCGTCGTGAGCTTATTGATCTGCCACCACATGTGCTCGAAATCCTGCGGGTTGGCTGCAAACAGGTGGAATTTCACGCTGAGAGATCGTTTCGTCCCCTTGTAGATCTTCGCATCCTCGATGCGACCGTATCCTGATATCGATGAGTACTCCGCTTGAAACCCGTCGCTGACGTCGTCCAAGAAAGCGTTGAATGAGATGATTTCGTTTGTTCTAAGATCTTGGAAGTAGAATGGCATATATTCGGAATCAAGAAGCTGCTCGATCTCACCAACTTGCTCTGGGGTGAAACGATTTTTTCCTTTTGGTGAATCGCCAAAAAACAACTGAGTTTTCAGATTCGAAGTCTCTAAAGCTTCATTAATTTTTATCTTATATTGCGTGGGCAACAATCTCAGAGCGGGTATGTTATACCCGTCGAGTGATGTTATTTTTGAGCCCGCGGAAGCTTTGGGTGATCTTATTCTGCTCGAGGCAAAGGAGACGTTGGATTTATGATCTGCGGTCTCATTAATGCTATACTCTCTCGATGCATCATATCGAAGGTAGATCATATCGCCTGATTTAGCAAAAACTTCAACAATGTCCACTATTCCAGCAGAGAATATCGATTCTACGACGCCGGAAGTTGCGAAACTGATCACGTCCGGTGTCGACCTGACCTCAGCTGCTATCGAGTTGATATTCTTTGATATGTTTCTAAAAATCGTCTCGTAATAACCTCGCTCCTGCTTTAGGGCGGCGAGCTCTAGCGTTCTTGCTGCTAGACCCAGGGAAATCTCAAGAAAAGAGAAAGCTTTATTTTGATCGGGTGAAGAGTCAGGATTGACGCCCATGAAAGCTGAAAAGCCGAGCATCGCGCATTCAAAGTACCCACGCCTAGACACCGGCCTGTAGAACTCTGGCGCGCCGGCGCTTTTAATCAAGTTCGAAGCGAAAGACATCAGACGATCAAACGTGCCATCATCTACCGCCGGTTTAACACCGTACTTCCCCAGGACGAGAGAATCATTTTCGGATCCTAACGTGCTATCGTGAGCTCCTATGACAGATGGTGGCGCGCCGTCCGTTCCAAAAAGATTCTGAGCTCCAACGATCACCGCAGCTACAGCGGTGATGGAAGCATAGATCGCGATTGAAGTGATCGCAAATGTCGAGATGTTCGATTGTGGAGCTGTGAAGGGCTCAAGTGGGCTGTACGCCACACCGGATGACTTACGGGCGTACCTATCTTCTCCGATTCCGTCCGTGGTGATCACGGCGTCAGTTGAGCCCGTATCACCTGACATACGACGCGTCGTTGAATTCATACCCTGCAAAGGAACATATTTCGCGGGGCGCAGATCATCAACATCGACTCGTGATATTCCAGACTGAACGGTAGAAGGTTCAATGCCCGCCTTGAGCGGGTTGTTCTCGTATTCCGCTGGATCGCCGTGACCTTTATTCTTTCCGGTCGCTGCGAGAAGCATATCGAGAGTCGAGTTTCTGATATCATCGATCGATATTCTCGCAGCTCTAGGGTCGTAAGAGCTGCTGAGACCCTCCTCACTCAAAGTGTCCGAAACGGTCGCTCTCGATGATGCTGTTGTCGTGTCCTGATCCGGAAAATTCGGACGAGCCGGTGACGCAGCGTTGCTGCTGTCCACCACTTCAGCACCCGCCCGGGCCGTTGCGGGTCGATTAAGCATATAGTGACCGAGAGTGCTCGGTCTCGTGGTCGGATTGTTGCCCTCCCCGAGTGTTCCCTTATCAACAAGATCGTTGAGATCGCCACCGGGACGACCGTCGAACTTACCCGAGTTCGAATACTCGAAAGTATCGGCGATACGATCACCGATCATGTCGGTGAAGCCCTTGGTCCTGATCTCATCCTCAGCGATCGGAAACGTGTTTGATCGTTCCGGGATCGAACCGGCGAACTCGATCACCTCATCTCTCGGAACACGACCACGAGTGATCGAAGCGAGGTAGGAACCTAACGTTCTCTTCTGGTCACGGGAGACATCATTCTCACCAGGAACGACGTACCCATCGCCATCGGGATCCTCGAGCTTTGGATAGGGCGGATCAAAACGTGTTGTCGACATCAGAATCTCCTAGGAGCTCGCTTTGTGGGTGTAGAACCGTCGCCGTCTATTGATTTCACCGGCTCTTCGCTTGACATTGCTCTCGACATCTCTGTCAAAGTCCCACCAGGGAGTGCGGAGGTAACAGCGTTGTAGTGTTGCAGGATTGAGGCGAGCTGCTCCTCCACGAGATTTCTCTCGTTCTCAGGTACCTGTTCCATCATTGACCTGTAGAACGGGCTTGACTTTATCATGTCGCTGAAGTTTGTCATCTATTATTTCCTAAACTCGCCTGTTTCTGCGCTTCTGCTGGATCGAACCAAGCTCTTGTTAGATTCGATGAATTTCTCCGTGCTGAAGAAGTCGTCAACGCCGTCGGTTGTCGTGAGGAACTTCTTGAATTGATCCGTCGGATTCACGTAACCGCTCATGACAAGCTCTTCACTCATCTTCTGAGCGTTCATGTTGACCGTCATCGCAACCTTAACGACCACTGCACCACCGTTAACGCTCATCGTTGTCTTTGCGACATTCATGTTCTCCGACATAGCGTCAAGGGTCGCGTCGAGCGGGATGGTGTCAAGGTTCTCCATGATCTCACGGATGGACGTGATGTGACCGGTGACGGCCTTGAGTCGATCCGTGAACTGATCGAGCTTGTAGCCCGCGAGTCTCTCGCTGACACTCTCAGCGCGATCAAGGTAAGAATCCAAAGGATCAAAGACACCATCGAAGCTGAGATTTGAGCCTACGTTCTCATAAGCCAGTAGAGATAGAGCGCCCATTCCGTTGGGATTTATCGCAGCGTCCTGGAAGAGCCACGACAGTTCTGAAATGGGCCCGCCCTCTTCGCCTAGAGCTTTCATCGATCTTGCAGCGCGTCTCTGATCACCGACCGTTATCCCTGATAGCTTTTGGACCAGCTCGGAAACTTTCTCTATCACGCTGGTCATGCTCAGCATCGAATCAACTTTCTGCTGCATCGAAGCCGTGTCCACGTTCGGGATGCCGCGTAGTATATCCTGAATTGATTTTTGTGTCCCGTCCTTCGTCCCAACACTAGCGAATAGCTGCATCGCTCTCGACATCGAAGACTTCATCTTCGTGATGCTTTCGCTTGTTATGTTGGTGCTACCAACGTTCTTAGCGATATCAGCGATTGCAGAAATTACTTTCGATATCGAGCCCAAAGCATTCGCTTTCGCTTCGAGACGGGCGGCGTTGAAATCTGGTATGATCTCCAAGTACGACTGTATACCGACGTGTTGACCGTTTGAAGAAACTGCGTATCTAAAGAGATCGACGAAATGAGCAACTACTGCTTTGACTCTTCCGATCTTATCTCCCATGGATGTTTTTCCGCCTGCGTCACCGAACGCGTCGAATGATTTCATTGCGTTGCCGATCGACACTACAGCTTTTCCAAGAGATTCAATGACCTGGCTCAACGCCGTGATGCTTCCGATCTTTCCTGCCATCGAAGAACCGACGGAAGCTGCGTTATTAATTGCCATCTTAAAATCGTCGCCGCCCATTATATCAACGATTCCGATGATGAGAGCTCTCATAGATGTCAGCAGCGACTTGATGGTTGACGTTCCTTCCGTCTCGCCCTCTTCCTTCTTGCCACCAGGGAGAAACGACTTTATCGCCGCGAGCGCGCCTGCACCCGCAAGCACCACCCCGACAGCGCTGGCTGGCATCTTGGATATAGCGAATCCGACCGCAGCGATAATTCCACCAACCGCCAACATTATTGAACCGAGAACACCACCCAGAACTAGAAGTCCAGTCACGCTCACGCCGCTTAATTTATTCGCTGCCTGACCGATGTAATCGACAAAGCTCTTACCGTCCTCGCCAGGTTTTATGAATGATTCTATCGCGTCCTTCACGGCAGCCGAGATCGTCTTGATTCCATACGCGATCGCCGTGTATGTCGCGGCAGAGCCCATTGCCTTGACTATCACGGCAAGAGCCTCCATCATGCCGCTGCTTCTCTCAGCCATCGCTGTCGTTGCACCCGCGACTCCCGTTCCCGTGCCTCCGCCAGTGCCCGGTGAACCGATTGCTTCGGTGGCCGCTCTCATGTCTGAGGCTGTGCTGGAGAGTTCTGTTGGAACGGCAGAACCACCCGTGAATATGTTCTTGATGAACTCGATCAGGTTTCCAGCGAATCCGCTGACCATCGAAAAGATAGGACCGCCTGCGACGAACAGCCCACCCAGTGCCGTCGCGATCGGATACTCTTTGAACATACGGATCAACATGTCCATGAGCGCGTCACCGAATTCAACGATGAGAGGCATCAGCGTCGGCAGTTGATCTATCAGAGTGTTGAAAGCATCGATGATTGCAGTCATGAGCTCGCCGAGGATGCTTCCACTTGTCTTCGGTCCGGGCTGGAATGCGCCCTTCATCGCGTCTATCATCGATTGCAGGCCAGTCTTGATCATGGGTACGAGACTCTTGATGATGGACGGTAGCGCCTTAAAGACTTCGGTGAATATCTTCCCGATAACAGAGAGCATCGTCGAGATTATTCCAGAGAGAGTTGATCCCGAGCCTGACAGCAGGTTCATCAGGCCACCTTTGCCATCCTCGCCCAGTATGAAGTGCTCGATCGCTTGTCCCAGCGTCTTTCCAGCCGTGAGATCGCCCGCAAAGATCTTGGCTAAATTCGAAAACCCCTTTGAAAAGTCGCTGATCAGCTTGATAAAGCCGCTGATTCCATCTCCCATCTCAGAATTCATGAATATCGATCCGATCATTCTGCCGACGTCGACTCCGATGTGGAAAACCTCTCCAAGAGCGATCGCCAGATCAGTGATTATCGGCATGAGCGACGTTCCGAAACCACGCATGAACCCCTTCATGAACGCGTCAATGAAGTTCACGAAGGGCTCCATCCTGACAATGACATTCTCGATGTTATCGGCGAGCTCTGATATGATCTGCTGCTGTGACTTCTGCTGTTTCGCAGCAGCGTCCGCTTTCCCCGAGACCTGGTCATAGCTGAGACCCATTCCTTTCGCGGAGAACGCGAGCATCGCTTGCTGCTCATCGAGCCCTGCAGAGTCAGCGAGAAGCTTCCTTTCAGCCCTGCTCATCGACTCGATGGAACGGCCGGTTGCCGCGAACGCCTTTCTCATCTCATCGAGACGCTTCGCTGGGTCCTGCTCACGCATCATCTTCAGGGGATCGATGACCAGACCGAACCCCTGGGCAAGCTGCGCCGCAGCTTCGGCCCCCTGCTCGAAGTCGTCGAATTTGCCCGCGAGGTTAGCTAGCTCGTTGAGCTCGATGCCGAGCTTACGTGTGAACGCAGCTGATATGATCGTCTGCTTAACATAATCACCCGTCGTCTTGCCAAGCACCTGGAAGTTTGTGATCGCAGCGGCGACGTCCTTACCGAGAAGCTTCGTGGATATCCCAAGTGATCGACCGATCTTGTTAACGTTGTTGAGGATGCCCTGACTGAAGTCTTTCAAGCTCAGGGACGACATTCTCGAGAGAACGCCGACCTTCTTCAGCTGCTCACCGCTGAACCCAAGCGACATGTTAAGCATGTAAGTCTGAGCGGTAGCTTGACTGAAGTCCTCACCCAGGACGTCAAAGACAGCTCCAAGATCAGAGGCATATTCCTTCATCAGTTCAAGACGCTCTATCGTTCCTTCGATGCCTGGGGCAAATTTGGAACCGAAGTAATAAGCGCCATCGGCCGAAGCTCTCAGCTGACCGTCAAAATCTCCAAGAGCGCGTTTGACTCGTCCTGATGTGTTTTCCGCGAAACTTCCAAACGCTTTTCGAACTTGCTCGAAAGCTTCACGTAGGGCGTACATCGATTCGATCAGCTTGTTAGCCATCTCGAGCGCGCCTTCGTACGCCTGGCCCAGAAACCCTTTAATCGCGTTTATTGGAGTCGTGATCGCTGTGAACAGGGAGCTCACATTCGTCTTAAGAAGCTCCCATGAGTTCGACAGCATGTCGGTGACGCTGAGGCCTTTGGACATCGTGTCGAATGTTCCCGCAGCTGCGGTCGCAGCGGCATCTGCAGCGGCAGCGAAATCATTAGTTGCGTTTCCTGCGTCGCGCATGGAACCAGCAGCGATACCTCCCGCCTCCTTGATCTCGCGGAGTATCTGGAGCTGCTCGCCCATCGCGTTCGTCATATCACGCGTATTGGCAGCGTTCTCAGCGAGAAGACGCCGCATCTGCTCCATAAGCTCTATCTGTGCTGGATCCATCTAGTACAGAACCTAACCTTTCTGAGCTTAACTATGCCCGGAGCAAAAAATCAGAGCTTCCACATGATGCCGGTAGCTTTCCAAAAATCGTCAGCTGCTGCTCTTTTTTCCTCGGCAAGTTCAATCGCCCTGGGAACAGTGGTGCCATCGTTGCTCAGAGCCTCGTACAGGGCTCTTGACGTCTCGATCGCTCTCTTCGCAGCGTCAACCTGCGTCGGATCACCTGAAAGCTTTGGAAACTTTTTATTCTCGCCCAGGATGTACTTGGCCGATTCGATGAAAAGCTCGGCGACAGTGTGGTCGTTGCCCTTTACCTTCTTGCTCATTGAAAACAATCTCCGGGCTTAAATATCACGAGAATCGACGAAGTCGAGCAGGAGTTTCGCCTCTATGCATCCCGAGCATCGCTCGAGTCTGAGCGTCGTTCTGATGGGCAGCTCTTGTCGGATCACCCTTCTCGGAAGCTCTTGTGAGCTCCTTGTTGAGACGGGTGATGAACCACGATCTATACTGCACCGGAATGTTGTAGCATTCCCAGTAGCTGAATCCCATGTAATACATGAGAAGGAACGACTGCTCGAGGTAGTATTCCCTATCGTTCGGCGTCAGGCCAAAAAAAGCTTGCCCCAAGCGGGATTCGCACCTCCGACAGCTCATTGCATGATGGGCAGTCAAGCTCTCCCTTCATGTCGATACCAGGCTCACTGGAATCGATATGACGACGGAGCTCCATGGAGTCGCGGGCTGGCATGTTTCTAATGAAACCGTTGATCGCAGCCCGGTCGGTCTTACCATCGATTGCAACGATGGAGTACTGGAGGCGGGAGGTGACGAGATTGTCGGCCATCGCGCCCTGCTTCTTGGCACGCTCGAGGACCGTGTTGATCTCCTCCTCATCACGACCGGTGAGGAACTTGAAGTGAACGGTCTTCTTCGTGATCGGGAGCTTGAACTCGAAAACGTTCCTGCCGTTCTCGATCGGAGCAGTCTCGAGACGCTTGATAGGAAGGGTCGAAAGATCGAAAGTCTGCTTAGACCTAGCATTACACTTCGGGCACTCGGCCTCGACGTTGTAATCGGAGCCGTACCCTGTGATTCGAAGAGCGACCATGATCGCGTTCCTATCTCCGACAAGCATGTCAGCCACGTTAATACGCTTGTCAGTGAGGCAGCTCTTGATGAGCTCCGTGATAACAGTGCCCTTCTTGATGAGAGCACGGGAAGTGAGGATATCCTCCTCACGAGCTGTCATCGCACGAATGTCAATCGTCTCCTGACCATGAAGAGGAGACTCTGGGGAATACGCGACACCGTTCGATGGAAGTGGAACCGATTCGATCGGTACCTCATAACCGAAATCGTCCTTCATAACGTCGCGGGTCTGAATGCCTGCGGGAACCGCGCCACCGAAGAGAGCGCTACGATCTGTCTCTGCCAACTGAATGCTCCTAAAAGTTGCTAATGCAATTCTTCATCATAGCTGGAACTAGTAAACAAGACGCAGCCCAAAAGAAATCAAGCTCCGGAGATTAACTCTCGGAGCTTGATAACCCTTCAATTCGATAGAAGAATCTATCGAATCCTCACGTCAATACTGAAGCACACAGTTGTCGAAGCGAAGTGTGAGCGAGATTTCCATGGGATCATCACCGTCGTAGGCGAGATCACCGAAACCAGCCGACGTGATGAACGCTCCCTTGATGTCCCAGAGCTCGACGACGGTGCCGACAGGATCGAGCATCTTGAGCTGGCAGTCACGCTTGTAGAAGTCAGCGTAGCCCGCGCGACCGGATACAGACTCGAAGTGGGTGCGGACCCATTCCATGACCTGCTGAGCTCCGGACGGTGCGATAGCATCGTAGAGGACCACGTCGAGAGTGTCGAATGTGGTCTTACCAGCGATGTAGCGGCGGGAGTTGATCCATGGGATCTCCTTCTCCTCAGTCTTCACGCTGGGACGCTTCGTCGACTTGATGAGGTAAGCGTCAATTCCTTCGATCGCGAATACCCATCGGTTCTTCCTCTTCGGTTCGAACTTATTGGGTAACATGTCAGTGACTGAGAGTGTCTCGGCCATTTTATCTCCTGTTCCTTAACTATTGTGTTTATCTTAAAATCTTAGAAACTCGCGGCGTTTCTTGCTTCAAAGTCGATTGAGATGAACTCTGCCGACTTTGTGGGCTGGAGGAAGATCTTTCCGCGGATGGTGTTGTTCTCGATGTCTGCCTGCGTTGTCGTTGTCGTATCGATCTGAACACGATAACGGTCAACACCACGCTGCTCCTGAACCTGCTTCATGATTGGCGAGACTGCTGCATTGAAGCGCGCGATCGTCGCCTCCCTGTTTGGCTCAAAGAGGATCGTGTTGGCAACGGCGCGGACGCGACGACGAACTTCGATCAGGAGACGACGAACGTTGATTCGATCGAGCGAGCTACCCTCGGCGAGGAGAGTGCGCTGACCATTCACGACCGGACCGACGCCTGGCGCAGCAACGAGCGGGTTGATACCAGCGTCATAGACCGTGTCAACGTTCTCGACAAGGAACTTAGTTCCCAGTTCCTCAACGTTGAGAATGGCGCGGTTGTAACCAGCAGGTGCGGTCCACGCGTATCCGAGAGAATCGTTCTGTGCGAAAGCTCCAAGAACTGGAACGGAAGCGGGAACTCGAACACGACGTGTTGGGTCAGCGGGAAGTCCCATGACCGCGTCCGGGAAGTAAGCAGCTCCGAAGGAGTTGTTAAGACCACGATTCGCGAATCGTGTTGTCGTGTAACTGACGTTGACTGCGGGATACGAGCTAGCCCCAAGAGAAGCAGTGACGAAATTATTCTGGCTGTCCTTGTGCTCAACGTCCATGATGTAGAGCGCGTCGAAACGTGTCTGCATCGCAGAGAGAGCGTAATCAGTGACAACAGGATGACGTTGTCCTGGGATCGCGAGAAGGTGAACATCAGCGAACGATTTCTCGCCCATGATGTCGACCGCCTTCCTGTAAGCAGCGACTGTGGGTCCAGAAAGACCACCCTGGTTCGAGTTGTCCATCTCACGACGGACAGCAGCGTCAGTCATGCGGAGCTTATTAGCGTCAAAGATGTTGACACCATCGAATCCACCCTGCATGAATGTTGTGAACTTCAGATAGCTTCTGACAGATGCATTCGAGAAGTCGGTCGGTGTGGTGATGAATCTTCCACCGATAGAACTATCGATGACACCGTCTCGCTGATACACCGCTTCATCCCAACGCGTTCCATCGATCAGACCGTCAGATCCGGTTGGGACCTGAACTCTTTCGAGTGTGAAGCGGTTGTTGTTGAAACGATCTGCATCGAGGATCGAACCGCTGACGTCTGCCGCGCCGGCGTTGTCACCGACCCAAGGGTTCTGGTAGGCAGTGTGGAATCTTGGGAAGTACTTCGTCTGCTGGGCGAGTGAAGCGTCGCGAGTAGCAGCTGTCGTTGTTGACACGCCATCATTGGGACGTGAGGTTGAATTCGCAGTGTCGAACTGGACGCCCCAGTAGTACTTGCTTTCTCCGACAGCCGTCGTTGCACCAGCTGCGCCGCCTACGTTGATAGAGCGACGGAACGGAATCGGAGGCTGACGGGCGTCAGTCACCGGAACGCTGAGATGCGCCGAGCCGTCCAAGCTTCCAGTAGACAGGAAACCCGTTCCGGCTGTGACGAGGTGGTAATGACCGCGGAATCCAACGGGCAGTGAGTTAACTGGCACAAGCTTGTCGACCACTTCGTCAGAAAGCTCGATTCGAACGCGCTGGGAGACCTTACCGTACAGTCCTTCTTCAACTATCTTCTGCGATCCGGCCGCGCGGTCGAAATCATAGTAGGTGTTGAGATCGCCGATTTTCTTGCCGACGAAGTTGTCACTGTCGGGATCAAGATCGCAATCGAGGTAGGACTCAAGAACGATCGGAGAGTCATCGGTATCATTCCAGTCACGAACTTCGACCGTGAATCTACCATAAGCTCCCTCCGTCGTGGGAGCCTTGATGTTCTTGATCGAGACCTTGTAAAGATCATTCGCGTATGCGCCATCAGAACGTGCGTGAATTCTGAAAAGATCCTTGGGACTATTGCCCTGCGAGATGAAGAACGGGGTGGAAGCGTGAGAGAAACGATCCTCGAAGTTCTCGTAATTCGGATAGATTACAGTTCCATTATTGTAAGACTGCGATCCGGTTAGGCAGAAAGCGACTTCCTCGACTTCACGACGATCGACGTAGCGACGAACGTTAGACTCGGACGCGATGCCCGATCCAGTGACCACAGCGTACGCATCAAAGATGTCGTAGTGTGAGTATAGAACGTAACCAGCTCTCTCAACAGCTAGTGGATCACGATTGAACGTGTTCGCAAAGTATCCCTGATCCTTCGGATTGAATGAAGCCGTGAGGATGCTGGGATATTCTGCAGAGTCAACGTGACCATTAAGAAGAAGGACGAAATCCTGCTTTCCGCTGCGAAGATCAACCGATCCAGTGAACCAGCCCTTCGTGGGAGATGCGCCAACTGGTGCGGTGCTGTAAGCGCTGGAATCGACTCCCGGCGCCGAGCTTGAAAGAGTGATCTGGACACCTGACGCCGCGAGAAGAACTCCTCGAACGACCGGAGCAGCTGCAGAAGTTGTTTGAATTCCTGACTCTGAGAAAACCCATGAGCCCGCAGATTCTGACATGTAGCAACCGAGGAAGTACGTTCTTCCATTGATGCCACCTGCCACGGCGTATGGGTTATTTCCAAGCTGACCGTTCCCTTCCTGCACCTGCTTGGATCCAATAACGAATCCCGCGTTCGCAACTCTTCCAGCGTTGTTTCCGCTTGTCGTACGCTTATTTCCATCGCCGGCGCCAAGAACTCGAACGTAAGTTCCAGCTGACGCGTTTCTTAACCACTCGTTGAGAGCTAGCGGAGCAAACGTATCTGCGTCTGCATTTCCGAACTCTCTGCTAAATTGTGAGTTATTGGCGAAGGTGACAGGGACGAACGCAACGCCCTGATTCGCAGTTCCAATAACACCAGCCGAGCGACCAGAGGGCTGCGCCTCGACCACTCCACCTGTGCTGTCAATCTCCCTAACGCTTATGCCTGGGGCTGCCATTAAAAGCTCCTATCCTCGTGTAACTATTCTGGATCAGACGAACTCGACGCCCGCCGGGGTGATGATAAAGTCGACCGCGATGAATTCGACTGCGCGGGTTGGGACGAACACGATACGACCGTTGAGTCTGTTGGCTGCAATGTCGGCGGGCGTGTTGTTCGTCTCGTCCATGACGATTCTGAACTGCTCGATTCCGGCCTGGGCACGGACGAGATTCAACAGTGGTGTTGCCTGATCGATGAAACGCTGACGTGTTGTCTTGTCGTTCGGTTCAAAGATGAGACCGCGAGCGACAGCTGCGATGACTCTCTTGAGCTCGAGGAAGAGACGACGGACGTTAACACGATCAAGCGCCGACTTAGAAAGCTGAAGTGTCTTCTGACCGAAGATCACGAAACCGCTTCCAGGGAATGTGCCGATCGGATTGATGTTCGCCTCATACAGGCTATCGCGATCTGCCGTGCTGAGTCGGACCTCAACATTCGAGACGAAATCAAGCGCTCCCCTGTTAAATCCTGCCGGAGCGTACCAAGGATATGCAACCTTGTCGCTGTAAGCGAGAGCGCCGAGTGCCGCGATCGAGGCTGGTACCTTAACACGACGAGAAGAAGCGGTGTCGTTGACGTAAACGTCCGGGAAGTAAGTCGCGACGTAGCTGTTGTTGATACCACGAGCCGTGAAAGCGTCGATCGTCTTGGAAACATTGGGACGTCCGCTTGAATCGTCGAAGAGTCTGATGTTGTTGTCGTCGTAACCCGGAGCGTCCATCACGTACATACCGAAAGCGTAAGAATCAAGTCGACGAGAGAGGTAATCGGTGACAAGAGAATCCTTGACACCGGGCACCGCTATCATATTGACGTTGACCGTCAACTTGTCGGTCATCATACGCGCTGCAGCGCGGTAGGAATTAACGGCGTTGTTAGCGAGCTCCTCTCCACCCGCGTTGTAACCGAGACCTGACGCTGCGATTGGAGCTGCTCCGACAGCGGCGCGCCCACCAGCCTCAGTTGAGGTAGCACGATCACCAAGAAGAGCCGCGGCCTCATCGAAGATGTTAACACCATCGAATCCGCCGTAGAACATTGTCGAGAACTTCGCGTATTCAGCGAACTTGTTGAATGTTTGCGCCGACCCAGAAAGAAGAGAGGCAAACGTCAACCTATCGATTGAAGCTCCCGCATCATTGATTCTGTAGTCAGTCGTCGAGGGAACGCCGTTTCTGATGTAAGCTGCTTCCTTGATGTGCGATTCAACGGTTCCCGTGATGTCGGAAAGTGTCTGGTTAGAGAAAGCTACACGAGCAAGCGTGAATTTGTTAGCGTTGAAAGCGTCGGCGTCCGAACCAGTGACCAAAGCGTCAAGCTTCTGGATGCCCTGCATCTTCGCGTAAGAAGCGATGAGAGGATTGAACTCGGTGCCAGCGTTCGCGTTCATGACAGAGTTAGTCACTGAGCCAGTGGATGGCAGACGCTCGAACTTAACTCCCCAATGGAGTCTCGAGTCCGGCGTCTCCAGAGGATCAGCAGATCCGATGTAGGCGGTTCCGTTCAGCGCACCCTGAGTGACCTTGAATCGGAAAGGAAGCGGCGGAACGATGGCTGAATCGAGCGTATTGAAAGTTCCGACACCCTGAAGTCTTGTCGAACCACCTGGCGTACCGTAAGAACGACCACCGAGCGAGAGCGTAGCTGACGTGTCGGTAAGAGTCTGAGTAGTTCTGACGACTGGAATTCCCCTGAATCCGAATGGAAGGGCAGAAGCTGGAACGAGTCCTGAATCAAGCTGGGTAGAAGGAACGACCCTAATCCGGCGGCTGACGTTCGGATAACGACCGCTTACCTGCAGACGACGCTCTGATTCATCAACAGCGTCAAAGTTGAATGTGACCTTCTTATCTCCGATCTTTCTCGCGATAAAGTTGGCGCTGGACGGATTTAGATCGCATCCACCGAAAACCTCGAGTATCCTTGGATTTGTATCGGTGTCGTAAAGATCTCTGACAATAACGTCAAATGTTCCGTAAGGATTTCTTGGATCGACGGAAGCTCTCACGTTTGCGATCGAGACCTTGCAAATCTCATTGGCGCCAGCGCCATCGGAGGTCGTCTCGAAGTTGAAAAGGTCATACTCCATGGACCCGTAGGGCTGGGAAATAATAGCTGGAGTCCTGGCGTTCGAGTAGCGCGTATCATAACGACCAAAATTCTGCAGGTACGTGCTTGAGCCGGAAAGAATTGCGACCTGACCCATTCCAGCCGTGTCAATTCCTGTGAGCTCATCCTCGACTGCGAAATCCAGGTAGAGGCAGTGCTGCTCTTCTTGGAGACGACGTGGATCAGTATTTAAAACCTTTCCGAAATAATCGGAGGAACGAGGATCAAGAGAAGCAGTAACTATCTTGAGTCCGCTGACGCCATCGGTTGATGAGAAAGTTGAGCCGAGAGACGAGGAAATTACGAACTTGAACTTCTTGTAGGTCGAAGAAGAGCTGTCAAGGTCGGTGGAGGCAATATCGTCGAGTGCCGCGCCAGATCCCGTCCATGCCGCACCGGAGCCCGTCATATCGAGCAGCATGCCGCGGGCGCCAGTGGGGAACATGAGGACACCTCGGACGATGTTCAGGGTGTCAGAAGATCCGGGATTAAAGCTCGGATTATCGCTGAATACCGGGAATCCCTTCCACTCTGAAGGGGATACCGTATCAGCCGGCAGAACGTGACGCGCTGCAAGAAATTGAACGGTGCTTGTCTTGCGTAGATCGCCGGGTGGAAGACCAACAGTCGAGCCAACAACTTTGAAGCCCGCGTTTCTTACTGTTCCCTGTGAAAGTGTGGTATTAAAATCTGACGTGCTCGCGTTCGCGCCAGCACCGAGGACCCGGATGAAAGTAAGGGACCCCTTGTGCTTTAAAAATTCATTCGCTGCGTAAGAAGCGGGGAACTTGGGATCAAGTCCACCGAATCTAGCCTCGAAGTCCGAGAATGATGCCACCGTGGTGGGTACGAAAGCGGGACCGGCGGCCGCCGCGCCGATAAGCCCACCCGGCACACCTGTGGGCTGCGCGCCCGGGGCGGCGAGTTCAATCTCCTGCTCAAAGAAACCAGGAGAGCGGAAGGTCTGTTCGGACATTAATTTGCTCCTAAGCGTAAGGATAGTTCAGAAGCTAAGTATCACGCTTGGAGTGAAACTTCGCAGCTTATGTGATATCCTTGTTCGATCTGGCTGTAGTAGTGACGGTAGTCAGAACCTCCTCTCCGTGTGTCTTGGAGACGTTTCGTACTTTGACTGTTACATCCATTGGCTTGCCAGTCATCGGGTCAACAGAGAGGTTCCTGGTAGTGCTGGTGACCTTGATAGATGATGACTCGGTCCCGCCAAGAGCTGTCGACTCAGATGGAGCAGAAGAGGTACCTTTTTTTTGCGATCCGCCCGCAGAAAATTCTGTCTGGTTCACGGCTGGGGATCCGACAGCACCTGTGGATGTTGGATCTTCTACTGTCACGATTGGATCCAATATTCTGGAATTCTGACGCATGTCCTGAACGTTCCCGGGAAAATTGGCAGGTACTGCGGGATCTTCGATTATTCCAAACGAGAATTGGGTCGCAGAAATGTGCCTGCGGGTTCCGTTGGGAATTCCGGGAAGCTCAGGGGAAATAATGTACGCGGAAACCTCAGCGGTCAAGGTGCTCTTGATAATCCTTTCTTCATCCGACATATTATCGAAATTATTTTCAGAACTTATGCCAGTCTCGAAAGTCGCTACGAACCAATACCCCGCCGGAGTCTCTATCCTGTAAGTGCGAGCTCTAGTGTTGTGATACCCACTCATGATCGTCGTCAAGATCGAGTTGCTGTGCTGGGTATACTGAGTCCACAACGTGATCTCGTACTTCGCAGTATAAAACTTCGGCGTTGGAATCGTGATAGTCTCGTAAAGACCACCGGCCAAGTTGGGCTCTAGCAATCTACCGCCTGTCTTACGCGCAGGTCTCGAAAGAGACTCAGATCGATTACCCGCTCCAGATTGAGCGTTCTCTAGATTTAGGGAATTGACGACGCGTTGATAGAGGGGATCGTCATTCGAGATTCTTCTCTTTATTGAAATCGTTCCAGCATCAGGCACCTCTATTATCTTGGGAGCTTGCTGCTCGATTCCAGTTCTCGTCATAGTGACGAGCGGAAGGATAAGAGCTCCGTTCTTATCACGTAGAGGCTCTTTTCTACGATTAATCGCGAATCTTTCACCGGTGGCAAATATGACAGGGACTTTGCGAGTCGTGCCATCTTTCTGCTGATATACTAGCGGTATATCATTATCGAAGAGCCTGAACATGGCACGATCGACGTCTTCTAGACCGCACGAGGGAACGAGACGCTCGGGGGTGTTAGCTCCCTCGTACCCTAGGTTCAGAGACTCTACTCCGTATTTTTTTGTAGTTGAGAATCTGGTGCTCATTCGTCACCGTAGAATGACGAATTGATTCCATCTGGTGACACCTTCTTCGGACCCGTGAGAGGCGCGTCAAGCTTACCGTCAGCCTGAAGTTCTCGACGATCGGCGGTCTCTCCAAGTTCATTCGTAGCAGAACCTCTCTGCTGAACGAATGTATCCTGCGTGACTTTGTTGGCGTCGAGATTCTGGGCTGCAGGCCCAAGCTGCGTAATCCGATTGATGAGTCCTTCGCGAGCCTGCTTACCAACGAGCTTGTATCCTGTCACGTGCTCGACCTGCCCGAAGATCTTGCTAATCGAAATGACTTGCGCGATCTCGAACATGATTGATCCATATGACATGAAATCTCCCATTTTCATGCGAAGATTTTTGTCATTCAGATCCTGCGCGTGTACGCGAACCTCGATTGAATGATATTTCTCGCTTCCGAACTTGTTCGTCCTTACCTCTCCGGGTGACCATTCAACGAGAGCGTCTATTTCTATCGGAGGGTCGAAAATCTTCTCGATCGATTCTTCGTAGACGTCGTGAACCGAAGTTATGTCGGATCTTACAGGGTAATAATAGATCTTTTGACCTATCACGTCTTTCATGACCTCTTTGGTGAGATCACTTATTAAATCTAGCTCTCTAGGAGTGATGAAGAGTCTTGCCATCTCATTATCCTATGGTGATGACACGACCCATCGGGATCGGCGTCGCTCTCAGTATCTTCTGCAGGTTATCAATCTCTGCAGCCTTCGTCTCTATGAGCTTGTTATAGGTGAGAGTGTCAAGCATCTCTCGAAGATCAGTCTTAAGCTTATCTTTTTCCTCTTTGGCGGTACTTTTTAAATCGTTACCGTCAAGCTGAAGCTCTCCACCTGGTATCGGAACGGATCCGAATTTAGACCTGATCATACCCAAAAGCTCCTTACAAAGAGCTAGAGTGTACTGCCTGACCCATTGACGGGCTATGGAGTTCACCTTGGAATAAACAAAATTACCGTAAGGAACATTTGATAAGTTCGAGACGCCATTTATCGAGCCGTCGCCCTCAATTGCTGATGACAACGGATTGCTTTCAAATCCGACCCTGACCCAAAGCTTTAAAGGATTATCAGCGGTGGGCATAGGGAATATCCTGAGCTTCGTTCCCGTCACGCGATAGCTGTAATTCGAACGACGGACTCTGTTCGATATATTCATCTGCCCACCGCGAAGGATGTCTTCGAAGACTGGTAGGACGTAAAATACAGTCTCTGGTGTGAAGGACTCGAAGCTGAACTCGTTGTTCAGGTAGTTTATCGCAGATGTCGTATCGAAGAAACGGTACGCAGCCATCGGGTTGAAGTGCATGATCTCAAAAATACGCATTTTCCGATGCTCAGGATTCAACGACGAGCTCACAACGGGAGTTCCCGTGGAAGGATCGATCAGGTCAGTGTACAGGTCATAATCCTGCACGTTCTGACGAAGTTGAATGGCTCCTGAAACGGCATTATATGTGCCTCCCAATCCAGCCTCGACTGCGTATGGTTCGGCCATGCGAATAACGTAGTTGAGAGTGTCTCTCGGGAACTTTTGAGTTGCTTCGTTCAAGCTACCCGTCTGCATCCCGAGGAGAGAAAGCAATTGACTTCTAGCCTGGTACTGATTAACAATCGAGGCGTACTCGAGGAAAGCTTCCTCAAAGCACGCCCAGATCTGCTTTTTCGTGAGCTCAACGGATAGAACATCATCTCCGAGACGACGCTTCACGAATGTAACCATCGCGTCGGCCTCACCCTGAAAATCAGAGTCAGAATCGAAAAATCCGAATGGAGTCGGGTTGAGGGTTAGTGTAAATGTCGTCGACATGCTGGCTCCCTCATGTAAATAGGAGCCTCACTCGTCTTTCGCTAGCTGCCTCTTCAGAGCTTCATACAGGACCTGAGCAACAGTTCGATTTCGAGAGTCTTGAACCCGTCCATACTCATTCTTCAGAATTTTCCAATATTGGCCCTTCATTTCTGGGCTCAAGGTAGATGGCACGAACTTCTCGAAACTTTCCTTATCATCGTTCTTCAAGAATTCGCGCATCCTAGTTCCTGAGATAGAAACAGTTTCGCTTCTGGGAACAGGCCTTTGACGAAATTTTTCGACAACAATCGGATCCCTGATCATAGCGTCCAATTTCTCTCGAGAATATTTGCTCGCGCTGTCTTCATCATCAGCGTAGAATACGAAAGAGCTGACAACGTTCTTAAGATCGCGCATTTTATCGACAGCTAGGCCTAGAGGAGAGTCGGGAGTTATCACCAGCGTCGCATTGGGATAGTCACGATGAAACTGAGGTTCTAGAACAACACGCCATGCATCTATCATAACTCCGGGAGGAAGCTCATCACGACCTGACGTCGACGTTAGGACGAGAACCTCATCACACTCTTTTGTAGCAAGCTCGATAACGCTCCAATGACCTGCATGTACTGGCTTTCCGGACACGACAAAAATTCCGAGAGTGAATCCGTTCCTATCGCCGATCTCAAGGCGCTTCATAATCCGACTCTTCGTGGTCAAGAAAAGATCCTCTTGCCTCTGGATCAGAGATTTCGGATGCTCAAGACGTCCTAACCTATTCGATATCGCAAGGTCGAAATAGCATTTATTTCTGATCGTTTCCAGAATGCCATCGAGATCATTTTCTGGAATATTCTTTCGTGATTCCGGAGCTAACTCACGAGCCAACTCATCTGCGATGACGATGATAGAATCCCAGTACGACTGCTCCTTCTGCGGGTCTTCGTCCCTAAACTTCTTCTTCATTCCAGCGCGATGTTCGACATCATGCTGATCGAACCTGAGCGCTTTGTACAGAGTCTTCGCCAAGGAGGGCTTAAACACTGATCCTTCAGCTGCAGCAGTCTCCGTGTCTGTCGATAGCGTTGTGTCGAAATCAGAGAAAATATCGTAGATAGCTTCGATGATCTTAATCGGACGGTCGGGACTTGGCTCATCATACGCAGCCTGAAGCTTATCCATCGAGCTTTCAATTCGACGCTTGATGCTTGGGCTCTTCACTCCGTTGATCAGACCGTCGATGCTTCCGAGATTTCCTTCAAACAACGTTGGATACGTTCCAATCTCCAGAATCTTGGCATACTCAGCTAGGCGATCATCGTCATCAACAGGATTTATATTGGAGACGAGATGAGTACCAGTAACTTTATAGCGCGTTGGTCCGAACAACGTTAGGAAAATTCCATGCTTCTGAGGATAGTCACGGCTGATCGTTGGCTTTCTCTGCACGAACTCAAGGAAAAACTCCGTGCCCTGCGGAATCGAAGCGGTACCAGCATGAACTCTCGCCATGTGATCATGCACGAGAGAGTACTGAGCGATGCCCGATGACTTCTCCCTCACCTCTTTCTCGCGTGTGGCCAGCCCGCTAACCTCGCCCGGGAAGATAACGTTCCCCTTGTAGGCGATGATCCAATTTTTGGCGTAATTGCTAGGGTCGAATTCGTTATTGCGACGAATCAACGTGAGCTTCGTACCGTCGATCTTTTCCTCGATTTTCAGATTGGGATCGCTCAGAAACGCAGCTGCTTTCGCTCGATCATTGGCGCGAGCCTTTGCAGAAGTTCCAACTCGAGCCATCGACCCCTTCAGGTCATCTATCGAAATGTTGGTCGACATTAACTCTCCCAGATGATGGATTCTAGAATTCGATTTAATTTTCTGCGATTTGATTCATCGACCTGAGGTTGATCGGAGTCTTCCGCGAATCCCTCCTGACCTCTCACTTTATACTTCGAGTAGAAATTCGACTTCAATCCTTCAAGATCTATTGTCGAAGACTCTGCTTCGGGAAGAGCTTGCCTGAAGACTTCGAGTATCCTGTCTTTAACGGATCTATCCTCTTTCGGATCCGTGGCCGAGAGCTGCTGACCACGCTCTCCGAAGAACCTATCAACCATCTCTTCGTATAATCTAACGATCTCAGGCGGGCTCATCCTCTGCTCGATTATCTTCAGCAGTCCAGTGTACGAGCCAAAGTTATTAATATCTTCCTCACTCGGCGGCGGATTTTCACCAAAAATATTGGAAAAAATAGCTTTTAAATCGCGGGTCGCGTCTGTACGCTCGACGCGTGTTAAATACTTGTAAGCCTCTTCACCGTTCAAATTCCAGTCGAGCTTGACGTATCTGCTTCCATAACCTGAGACAAGATCGAACGATTTGAGCGGTCGAAGAGGAACCGGCTCCATCACGCCCGTCTCTTTGTTTCTAGTACGCTTGAATTTAGGCGCTTCGGGAGTAGCAGCTGGCGTCACCACACGCGCGTTTAACGGCGGTGGTGATTTAATAGCTGTCAATGACATGAGAAGCACTTTGTGCGCTAGACCTTTGATTCCCTGAGTAATGTCTTGCCATGAGGACGAGTATGAGAACTTCGCCCATTCGGTGGGTCTTCCTCGCTCATACTCGGAGCCTTCGAAGTCTATCTGAAAGAAAGTGTCTCCCAAACCTTCTGGAGCCGTGGGATCCCAAGTGTATGAGAACAAAGCGTTTATCTGATGAGATCCCGGGACCTTTTTATTGTGACCAATGTACGCGATCTTTCCCGTTAACTGCTGATCTTCCCTTTTGTTCAGGGTAGAGTACAGTTCGCTCATTTTTTCAGCAGGAACAGTTAGATCTATATCACCGACTGTCGGTTTATATTCTATGAACTCCTCGTCCGAGAGAGTCTCGGGTGGAGCGAAGAGATGGGCAGAAGATCCATTAAAAGCGAATCCAGCTCCAAGAATATCATCACGTTGATCAGGATCCCATATCGGAGCTCCATGATCTTTTTTAAACTCAGAATCAAGAACTCTCAGCATCTCGATGACATCATTTCTGAGCTGCTGACGAGCTATCCTTCCAGTCGTGAGGTCTATCTTCTCAGCCGTAGCTTCACGACCCCGGAATTTTTTGATCGTTTCCGTACCTTTCACTAGTCCCGTATCTGGATCTCTTACTAAAGCTCTTGTGTTTCCGCCTTCATTAATCGAACTGCTGGGACCAAACATGAAACGCGTGATGCTAAACATGAAACTATGTATTCGTTTTCTATCCTAAATCGAGTATCATCCGCTCAAATAAAAAGGGTCCACCCCGAAGGGTGGACCCCAGTTAGAGCCCTAGGCCCTCAGAACATCAGATGATGTTGAGGTCGAGGACGGTGACCGTTCCGTAGAAGTCGGAGCGGACCATCTTCTTGCCGTAGCGGGTCATCACGCCCTTGCGGGGTGTGAAGTCTTCTGGCGCGAAGATGGTGGGCGTGACAATCAGGGGCACGTACGGAGCGTAGACGTAGCCGGTCTCGAGGTAGCTGCCGCCCTTGAAGCCGACGAGGATCTTGTTACGGGGGAAGTAAGGATCCTTGTAGACTGTGAAGCGGTTCGAGAGGGTACCGACCTTCTCAGCGCCGATTGAGAACGGAGCGCCGACCTGGCCGGAGCCGTCGATGCTGTAGCTCGGACGGTAGTACGTGGAGGCCTCGAGGATCGTGGCGACGTCCGGACCGACCACGATGAAGTTCGCGGAGCCGCGAAGCGTCTTGCGGTGGATCTCGTTGCCAACGTCGATGATCGTCTCGGTGAGGGTCTCGTACCACTCGCGCACGGTGCCGGTGAACATCGGGCCGATGTTGCCTGCGCCGCCGGTCGTCTGGTAGTTACCGGTGGTCTTGTTGACGAACTTGCCAGGAGCGCGGCTCCAGAAGTAGTTCGCGCCGGAGGCCTGCGTGAGGAGGTCGTTCAGGATCTCGCGGTCGAGCTCGAGAGCGATCTGCTCGGAGAGGATCTGGGTGAGCTCAACCTCAGCGTCGATGCTGTGGTAAGCGTTCAGATCCTGCGCGAGCTCCGGAGACCAGCGAGCGCGGAGCTTGCGGGTCGTTGCGGTGACGGCGATGGACTCGATCTTGATGTCGATCTCGGGGATGACCGGAGAGGGCGTCGCACCGAAGTTAGACTCGAAGACCGGGATGGTGACCGTGGAGCCGGAGGAGCTCTCAACGTCGAGTGCCGAGGCGAGCGGGTAGCTGACGCGGAAGGCATTCGCGCCGGAAGGAGCGAGGCCGAGGTTGGGCAGCGTGGCGTCGGCCTGCACGACCATGAGGACGTGGGAGGCAGAGAGCGGGGTCGGCGTGAAGGTGCTGGCGCCGGAGTCCCAAGTGCCGAGCTGGTTGAGGCGACGGACGTTGAGAACGCCGTTGCCACCCTGGTAAGCCTGGCCAGGAACCGAGAGGCCCGTGATGGACGAAGCGGTCGTGAAGAGCGCGATGTCCTTGACGAGCGTCTGATCCATGGAGGAGGAGAGAGGACCAGTGGGGACGACGAAGTACTTGAAGGAAGCGCCGCCCTCGATAGCAGTCGTCACCTGGGGGTCGAAGCCCATGAGGCGACCGTCGGTGCCCGAGGTGAAGATGAAGGAGGACGTGTCCCAACCGAGTGAGCCACGGAAGGAGCCGGTAGCCGTGAGTGTGAGGACGGTGTCAGCGTGAACGCGGCTGTAGCCAGCGCCAGCGAGGTCGTACATACCACCGGTTGCGAGAGAGCCGCTCTGGACGCCCTTGCCTACTGGATTGTTGTAGATCGACTGGCCGACGGAGTAGGTAGCCTTCGTGCTGGCATCGCCGGCGCCATCAACACCGGACGCGCCGCCACGGTTGCTGCCGTAGGTGTAGTCCAGATAGAAGAGGAGACCGGAAGGGAGGCTCATGGGCTGGATCGAGACGAGCTCGTTCGCCACGAGGCCACCGAACACGCGGCGGACGATGGGGAACGCGATGTTCGAGAAGCCGCGGATGTCACCAGCGCCGGAGGCGGTGGAGCCACCACCAGCCGAGAGAGCATTGCTCTCGCGGAGGAGGTTGGCTGTCTGGTTCTCGAGAAGGCGAGCCATGTTCTCACGGTTGACACCGTCGAGGCCACGGAGGAGGCCCGTACGGTTCCACTTCTCGACGAGGCGGCTGTTCTCAGCGCCGACGTCACGCCCGCGGATTCCCTCGGCGAGCTGCTCTAGTGTGAAAGTCTTAGACATATCTTAGAAACTCCAATTTTAGAAATTTGAAACTTAACTGGATCTGTTGATCCGATTACTTGATGCCTGCGAGGATCGCCCAGCGATCCACCTCGACGGATTCATTAACGGCGCTGCCGGACTTCGTCGATCTGGAGGATGAGCCGAGAACACGACCCTCGTTCACGGTGCCAGTCTTCGTCTTAAGCGACTCGGTAAGGCTCGTGTAGAGAAGTTTTGCCTCCCTGACTGACTTCGCGGCGTCGAGCGATTCAACAACAGCTCTCTGCTGGCGAGGGGTGAGGTCACGATTCTGCATAAGCTTATTGACGTAGAGAAGCTTAGCATTGAACAGGTTAACCTCCTCGAGCTGCTCGCGCAGGGTAGCATTTGCGCGCTCAGTCTCGGCGAGCTGGGCCTTGAGGTCCCGATTCATGCGGGCCTCCTGCACACGGGCCTCACGCTCTGACTTGGCTGCCTTGACGGCCTTCTTTGAGACCTCAAGCGCCTTCTTTGCGACCGCCTCGGTGTCGTTGGCGTCTTCATCGCCCTCGTTCACGTTGAGGTCTGTATCCTTGGACTGCATGACAAGGTGCTTTCCAGCCTTGCCACCGCCGAAATTGCTGGCCATCGCGTTCGCAATGCCACGGCCCTTGCCCTTGACGGGGCCCTTCTTGGCCTCGCGAAGACGAAGTAGCTCACGACGAAGCATGGACTCGTCAACGTGGAAGGTTCTCTCGTCCTCTTCCTCGTCGCCTTCCTCTTCCTCTTCCTCTTCCTCTTCCTCGTACACTTCATCGAGGTCTTCATCTTCGTACATCTCTTCACCTTCCTCGTACTCGTCGTACTCTTCGTCGAGCTCGTCTTCATCGCCCTCAGAAGGAGTGGGAGCTGCACCGGCTGCAGGAGCGGGAGCGGATGACACATCGATCGGTGTCTCTCCGGCATCCGCCTCAGGAGCCTCTTCACCGCCGAACTCAATGCCGAAGGTCATACCCTTGAGCTTCTCCTTGAAGTCCTCATCATCGAGACCCTCGAGGTCAGCGGGATCGAACACAAGCTTCGCCTCGTTGCGGCGTGGCTTGGATGACTCCATATTCTGTAGCAGGCGACGGAATCGCGCGCTGTTTGACATAACACTCATCTCCTTTAAGAAATTATCGAATTGAGCTCTGTTGGACGAGCTCCCTCCATTAGATATGAGGCGCTCCTGCAAATTCATGACGTTTTTCAGAAGAATTGAGTAAGCAGCCCTGAAATTCTTGCTCTCGCTGATCGAGATGCTTCTAGAAATCCTATTGAGATCCTTCAGCTGTCCGCGGACCTCATCGAGGCTCGTGCTCTTATCATTTCTGGATCCCAGAACAAGGTCGGCAAGTCCCTGAAGACCCTCTTTGTTTAGCTCAACCTCAACGTCGTCACCTTCAGCCTCTTCCGCTTCAGCGGTAGCCGATGCCTCGCCGTGCTTATCAACGCGTACATTGATCTTAACTTCGGTCCCAGACGCGGTCTTTGTTGTGACAGTGTGTGTGACCTCTTCATCTGGATCGGGAGCAGCTGCGCCCTGAACAGGAGAGGGAGAGGTAGGAGAAGGAATGGCCGGGCTCATCGCCGGCTCATCCGGAAGAGCATCGAGATCGAGATTGGGAACCTCCTCGGTCTCTTCCTCGGCCTCAGACATAATCTGACGCTCAATCAGATTTCTGATCTTGGGAGTCATAGCTTCGATGATCTTATTCTTAGCATTACGCTCAGCCATCTCTCTGAGTGCTCTAGCGTCTGCGATTGCTTCTTGATACAAATTTGACATCAGTGTTTCCTGCGTCCTGCTGTAGTAACTATATCGTTGTTTTGTCTTTTTCGAGCTCTTGTTCGTCGTGAATAGCTCTAATAAGACGCCTGAGCCTGGACATTGTCATCTCATCAGATGTTGGAATGTCAGCTAGATTGTACGCGTTTTCCGCAGATCCTAAATCGCGTAGTGGATATGAATGTGACCAACCTGCGGTTGAACCACCAAGTGATATTCTAGCAGGCGCGGGTCTAATCGCTGGACCATCAGCCCCTGCTCCCAGCACGCCCTGCTTGTTCTTGTAGAGATCTGGAATGGGAGATATGCTGCGACCCGTTGTCTGCTCCCACATTCTAAAATCTGGACCCACGAAGCGTCTGTGATCGATCGATCTTTTCACGTATGAATCACCGGGAACATGACCTTGTCCAGTTTTGTTACCGATAGCGACCTGAGTCTCTAGCTCTTCTTCATCGTCTAGTAGCTCTTCGTCGTCGACGTCAAATCTAACTGGCTCAATGTACGGCCATGAAGACTGGCTACCGCGTGGCTTATTTCTACCCGCGTTATTAATAGAAACGTATCCGCGATCAGCCCCCGAATCGTAATTCGGAAAGTTGGCCTCGGATACGTTTCTTCTTTTCACGTTGGTCCTAGGAGATCGCGCCGGGGTTCAATCTGTGCGCGGCGCTCTGACCCTTTTCAGCGACCGGTCCGACTGCCTCGATGGAGGTCTGTCCCATAAGAACCGTGGTTTCGGACGGATTGGCTATACCCGTTCCTGTTCCGAAGTTGTCGTTCGCAGTGATTCCATATCCGCCAGCTGGTGGTTCGGGCTGCGTGCTTGGATCCGCAGGATTCGGGGCGGAAGCAAGATTTGGGTAGTAGGGAGACGCAGGGAGTCCGCCGCCGCCCGTGACAACATCGTTCATGTTGGGAGCATCGCCGAAGTCACGATTGACAGTTCCAACCGCATCGTCACCCGTGATTGTTCCATCAAGCAGAAGTCTCTGAGCGCGCTGACGAAGCTGCTCGGCAGTCGTGCTATAGATCGGAGAGTTCGGGAAAATGGAACGAAGGGTGGACGTGTCAGAGTTGGAGAGGCTGTAAGCCGTATGCTCCACGTCGGGAGTTGTCCCTGGTGATATTGAAGAGCGCGACGTGATCGGCGCCTCTATTGTCGGATACTTTCCTGGCATGTGCTATTTGACTCCTGGCCTCTTCATATGTATTCTCGAGATCAGATGTTCTCGATGATCTCGCGACGGATCGCCTGAACAGCCTCATTGATCTCAGATAGCTTCTGGGCGAGCTCGGCGCTCTCCTTCTGCAGATGCTTCATGTGATCGACTTTCGAAGCGATTGTGTTCGCAAGCTCAGATGCGTCGACTTCCTTGGTTCCCTTAGCGACCTTGGTGACATCCTCGGGCTTGCCAGAGGGCATGCCCTTACGACCAGCAGGCTTCTTGGACTTGGAAAGCTTCTTCTTCTCCTCGAGGATGATGCGACGGAGGAGAGCGGGTGTGAGATTAACGACCTTAGACATGATTAACGAACTCCTTGGTTAGGGTATCGTACTTAAATATCAGCTAAATCGTCTTCTGCTTATCTTTTTGTCGTCGCGAATGCCATATCAGCCCAATTTCCTGCGCCCTCGAATATCTGCATCGGATCGATATTGGAAACGGGACCGCCAGCCGCAGGATTTCTCTCGGCCTCTATCATGTTAGGCAATGTATTCTTCATCGTATCTTCGAAAATAGATTGCATCACATTACGTTGATCCGGAGGGAACACTGATGAAGCTTCAGCCGCGACAGCTGCGTACCTCTGTGTTTGTCCCTGCGCGCGTGCAGCAACCTTGGAAACACCAGCGGAGAATGTCATCGAGTCAAGATGCTTTTTAGCAGTTGGAAGCGGCGCGGGGGCGGGTTCAGGGCGACGAGCAGATTCACGAACAGCAGGTGTCTTTCGCTCAGGTTGCGAGATTCCCTCCATGAGAATCTCGATCAAGCACTCCTTAACGATATCTTTAAGATCAGATCTTGTCAAAGCCATTATTTCTTCCAGGACATTATGTCGTTGAATATTCTATCAATTCTATCGCTACGATTAAATGTTCTGGAAAGTTCTGACGGTGCAATCTGTCGACCCTCACGCATCATGAAAGCGCCGGGTGTAGATGGTTCTGAAACGAAGTCCCAGCATATAAGCTGAAAATCATCCTGCACGATCTGCTGATCGCCAGATTTCTTTGTCGATCCAACTCCTCTTGAAGAGATACCGAGGGTCACTCCGCTCTCGACTAGACTCTGAAGTATCTTGCCCATCGGAGTATCGAGGATCTCGACCGTCCCGTAGCAGACAAGACCGTCCATGTAAGCCTCGCGAACGATATGACTTACCTTCTTTAGCTCGACCACGGAAGAATCGGGATGATCGCATTCACCCAAAGCTCTATTCTCACGAATGAACTTCTGGTAATTGCGAACCTCACGCTCGAGTATTTCACGTGGGTATATTCTTCCGTTCTGGTTGATAGTCTCAGCTTTCTGGAGGATTCCTTTCATGATGAGCTTTCCACCGTTCTGCTCGCGATTCTCTTTGATAGACTTTGAATCGTACGTGAACGGAGACCACTCTGTCAGAAGCGTCAATGTAGAAGATCTATCACTCATCTTTTGCCTCTAGCTCCTGCTGCAGCTGCGTCAATTGCATGAACTTCACGACAGTATCATCGTCGAGTCTGGTAACATCTATTCCAGAAACCTGCTTGTTTATATCATCAATTTTCTCAAGGAGTATGGAGCTGTTGGTGCTCTCCTTGAGCCTTTGAAGACCTCTGACAACACGACGCTTTGTCGATTCCAAGAGGTTAACATCAGTTCTTCCCATCACGTAATCTTTGATAATGGAAGCCTGCTCATGAGTGAGCTTACCCGACCACTTCTTTTCGAACTTCTCTGTCATGAGCTTAACAGATAGAGCGTTGACGTTCTCATCGACCATCTCGTTTAGCTCGGGAGCAGAATCCTTATCTTTCTTAAGCCATTCGACGAGCTTGTGCTCGTAATCAGCAACTCTTATGAGAGACGCATCGTCCGACTTTCTCCAGTCGTTTATTAGAGTTTGGATCGTCGCGTAAAGACGATACTCTTTAACGGGCTGATTGAAGAAATCCACGTCGTCTAACGTATGATTTATTTCACGAATCAACTTTGACTTTTCAGCGTCAAGCTGCTGTTGAGAGAACATACGAGCTCCGCGGCGAGCTTCCTCAAGTATCCTAACAGCGAGCGGCTCTGACTTCGTTGTCGTGTTCAGCAGAGCTTGAAACAGGCGAAATTCACGATACAGCTCGCTCCCTGGCTTGAAATACTTTTTCGTGATTCTCATACATTGAAGAGCTTTCTCCTCATTGTTCTCCAGCAAAAACGCAGAAGTACGACGTAGCAACTGCTCATAAATGATGCCAACGTTTCTTTTCTTATTGTGCTGATTACTCATCTGCGCTTCCTGAATTGATAATCGCTTCCGATGTCTCTGTAAGGACACCACCGCTCTTCCTATTTATTCTGCTACTCATGTCTTTGAGAGCCGAACCGATTTCGGGAGTCATCTTAGGCTTCGGGAACTGAGGAGCATCATAGAGCTCTTCAACTAAACTGAGAGGACGACGTGATTCGACTGCGGAGATATTTGAGAAATCTACCGACAGATCATCCTTGTTGTATGGGTCGTTGAAAGTGTCCTGCGGACGACGGTTACTCAGCATTCCCTCAAAATCGGTCATTCCGATAGAAGCTGCAGTCCTCTTATCTCTTTTGGCTTCGTGATCTCTGGCGAAAACATTTCGAATTGTCTTTTCTGCTTTAAGAGGAAGTTCCTCGTTCTCTATCGACATAACGGCTGGTTTTTCAACACCAGCAGAAACTATATCACCCTCTCGCTCGAAGCCAGCAGTGATTGCGCCTGCACCGCCGCCAGCGCCGCCGCCTCCAAGACCACCAGCACCTTCAGGACCGGGTACCGCCTCTAGCTCTGCGTCTTCTCCCTTGTCTTTCTTGCGACCTTCCTTGATCTCATCGATCTCCTCATCGGAGAGACCCATGATATTCTTGCGCACCCAGCGGCGGTCGACTATTCCCTCTGGCGCCTTACCTGCAATATCGAATCTGGATGAAATCAGCTCGAGCTTTTGTTGCTGGGCAATTGTAGATGGGTTAGAGAGCTTTAGGGTGAAGTCAAGAAGTTCCTCGCCCTCGTATCCATGGGAGTACAAATGTATCATCGCCATCTTATTAAGCTCAGAAATCACGACCTTTTGGATTCTGGAGATCGTTCTCGAGAAGCGAATGTCCTCTTGGGCGAGTGTTGCCTTCGCGCCAATGTCCTCATCGTATCCGAGGTACGCTTTGGGAATCTTGAGAGCTGCGAAAAGCTTCTTCTGGATGTATTGAACGTCCTCGATTGCAGCAGCGTTTGATCCACCTGCAAGAGAATCGATCTTAGTTCCAGTCTCTCCGCCGCGAACGGGAATGAAGTAATCCTCGTCAACAGCAAGAGGATTGTAGCGAAGATCCATCTTGCCGCTTGCCTTGTCGACAAGCCGATTGCGCTTCAAGCTTGTTTGGGCCTGCTCCATGAAGTTAGCAACTTCCTCGGGAGGAACATTACCAACGTCGATATAGAACACACGACGCTCAGGAGCACGAACGATACGATACACGAGCATCGCGTCTTCCATGAGGATCATCTGGCGCCAGATTCTACGAGCTGATTCGAGAACCGATGAACCGTAGGGAAGGAAAGCGTCGTTGGAGAGAAGTCTGAAGTGTGAGACCTGCCAGTTCTCAAGGACCTGGTTTCCACGTGTGATCCAGCGGAAACGTACCGCCATCGGATCTTTGGGATCGTATCCCTCTTCGCGCTCCATCTCAGAGATGGGAATGGGATAAGCGTTAATGATACCGTAGTTGGGATGAACATCGTTAAAGAGGAAAAAATCTCCGTACTTGCAGAGATTTCGGGTCCACATCGGAAGGTTGAACTCGATGTTCAGAGTATCATTGAAAAGAGTCTCGAGAAGCTCTTTGATCCTTCTATTCTCGGAATGAATGTGGAGGACATGACCACGCTCATCCTGCGCGACCGTTTCCTCAGCGTAGATGTCAAGAGCCGATGATATTTCAGGAGTTGCCTCCATTTCTGAGAAGTCAGAGTACCTTGACATTCTATCGAAAGCTCCGTAAGCAGCGACGGTGCTTGAATAGATGTCAGATTGATTTTTTCTGAACATCTCGTACGCTGACGACGCGGTGGGCTCGTGATAATCTTTGACTTTTCTGCGAATGACGGGCCCAGCCCTAAAGAGCTGAGTAAGACGTTGGAATAAGCTGCGGTTGTCTTTAGCTGCCATGATTCATAATCCTACTATCTTCTTGACTTACTTAAATCGCTTACCAACCACCCGAACTGAGAGTATGGATTTAATCCAGCTCCCGGCCTTCCAGAGGGAATAGACTCGACCATGATCGGAGAGAACGGATTCCTTGGGTGCGGAACGACCGCCTCAGCTTCGTCTCTATTACGATTCACGGCAAACCCAGCTAGCATCGCTTTGGTCAATTCATAGCTATTTCGTGAGTGTTCCTCGGACGAATCGTATAGCCACGTCGCGATAGCGAGAGAGATCACAAGATCATCGTTGTAACCTTTCATAGCTCTAGGAGATTGACCGACCCACGTGAATGTCTTCAGTTCATCGAAGAGGCGCGTTGACCTAACACGAAGCTGCTTATTTCTGAGGACTTCTTCCAACTTTGTAAGCATCTTGGTTCTGTTGGAAGCCCCTGTCGTGAATCCGATGTTGGCCACGTCCTCGGATCCTGCGTAGGCGCCCATGAACTGATATTTCTTGTCCTTGTAATAGAGGTTCGGATATCCGAGCTCTTTCAATTTCATGCAGACGGCGTAACCGTAGCTGTTATTTTCGGGACATAGAAGAGCTTTATTGTAACGCATCCCGATCTCATTTAAGAGAACGGCGTATTGATCGGGAGGAACCTTACCTTTGAACTCGCAGACCTGCTCACCAGCAGTTACATCTATCACGTGACACGCCGAGTAGTCCGCCCCGTCGCCGCGAGCGACGTCCGCAGCGATAATGTATTTGTGATCCGTCAGAGCGTATCTCCAGACCCAGACTCCCATTTCTGGCCCCCACCTCTCGATAGGTGTCTGGGTCATCGACATTATTTGATCGAGCTCATTTGCACCCAGGAACGTATCACCCGATGCAGCAAAGTCGCAGAGAAGCTCTTGCGACACTTGCTTCCTGGTCATATTCTTTGATTCGTTGTCGAACCAAGCCTCGTCTCTCTCGGGATGAACGTCCCACATGAGTTTAATCGCGTTAAACTCGTTTTGACCAGCCTCAGCCTCGACGTATAGCTTGTGGTATTGACCACCGACACCGTTCGGGGTTGAGAGAACAATCGCACGACCACCGGTTGATAGTGTCGGGTAAAGACCTGTCCAAAGCTCGTCGAAGTTTCCAATGAAAGCTGCCTCATCAACAATCAAAAGCGTAAGAGCTTCTGAACGACCTGCGTCTTCTGATGTTGGAATAGCTTTTATCGACGATCCATTGCTAAATTCTACCACCTGCTTCGTATCAGACCTTATCGATGGCATAACGAGCCATGAAGGTAAGTTCTGAAGCATGACCTTCACTTTCTTGATAAAGTTCTGAGCGACAGCTAGCTTCGTTGCAATGATAAGGATCGCTTTATCTTTATAAAACAGAGCAAGCCATAGAGCATAAGCTGCCGCTAGAGTCGAGATGCCTAGCTGACGTGACTTGAGGATAACGTTGAAACGATGTTCCTCAAACTGTTCGAGACATTCGTCCTGAAACTTGTACGTTGTGAATGGAACGGTGCCACGCGTGGGATGCTGAATTTTCACGTACTTGTTGATAAAGTACGATGAGTTCTTACCACACGCGATTATTTCGGCTACCTGCCTTTCTTTCGACAGGACGGCCATCAAACTACCTGTAGCGTCACCTGACGACGGTAATAAGCCACACGACGAGGAGAGTTGTTCGTTGCCACGATCATTTCCAGAGAATCCTTGTTGGAAATCTCTTTGAGGCGGAGAGCGTCTCCTGTTTCTTCCTTGAATCTGCTCTTGATGTTATCTGCGCACTTGGCGAGAATTTGAATTGATTCGTGATTTATTCTTGCGACTTGATCACGAAGAGCAGCTTCAGCCGCGAAATGAACGACCGTCATATACTTCAGGGTGATTGTGTTATCACCCAGAGAGCACGTAACAGAATTAGGCATAGAAGAAACGCCCCACCCTTTCTGGGTGATTTGTCCCAACACGCTTAGATGCTTTTCAGTTAGGTCCACGATTAAACTCCTCTCTTAATTATGTCGTCTCGAATGCGCGGACGACAGTCTTTTTATACGTATTGCGTCCAGATCTTTTCCAGCAGGACGCCACCCCTCCATCCAGCGCTCTCGATTTGGATCGGCTACTTCGCTTTCGCAGTCGAAGCAACACCCAGTTCTGTTTATGGACATGACATCAATCTCATCTCTAACCACGCAGGTGCAGAGCGGACAATCTATAGGCGTTAGATCTTTCGCTAAATTACCACGCTTGATAACGACAAAGTCCCCGAAATCTTCATAGTAATTCCTCAAAAGTACCTCACATTAGCATCGATCCCATCATGGGAAATCTCTATGACATTATCAACAATGTCCTTAATGCTGTCAACATGAGAAATCACAAGCATGTTCTTAAAGTTACGCTTCAATGAAGTCAGGAGTCTAGCGCAAGCCTCGAGATTCGTATCATCCAGAGCTCCGAACCCTTCATCTATGATGAACAAATCGGGCTTGGGAATTGCGGAAACTTCTATCAAGGCAGTTCTGATAGCCAGCGATGAAATCATCTTCTCCATTCCAGATGACAGTTCTATCGGACGCTTTGAATCACCATAATCAATGAAGATCTCAAGATCACCGTCGTCCTCATTTGCGACTAGCTCAACGCTGAAGTTAACGACTCCAGTTAGGACCTTCGAAATTTCATTGTTGATCCTAGGGAGTTGAGATGCGATGATTTGCAGTGGAATGCCATCTTTACCAGTCGCAGCAAGGATTACCTCGTAAATTTTCCAATCTGCCTGCAGCTTTTCGATTCTTTCAATGTCCTGCTCGAGTCGAGAAATTTCAGATCCGATCGCTCCCAGACGCTGATTATCTTTGAGCATCCTCTTTGTCGTATCCTGGATCTTCTTCTCTTCCTCTTCAATCTCCTGCTGCATCTTCTTAACCTCTTCAAGCGCAGATATCGAGGTTGCTGCCCGAAGCTCCTGGAGAGTCTTTCTCACTCTCTCAAGCTCATTTTTATGAGAATCACCCAACGATTTCAGACTCTCCACACGACTCTCATGGGCCTGGAGTGAGGTCTTAGCGCCTGGAAGTTTAGACTGCAGACCAGTCACCTTCTCGAGTCGATCTTTCGTCTCTCTGAGTGCTCCTTCATCGAAAGACTGGCGCAGCTCTTCAAGAGTGGAAGCGATGTCATCGAAAGCTTTCTGCTTCTGTGGTAGAAGTTCTCGATCCTTATGCGAGTCCTTGATGTACTTGCAAGTCGGGAAAGAGTTTCCGCAGGGAACCTCACCTAGCTTCTTGACGGATCTCTCGAGAAGCTTGATGCCCTCAGCCTCATTCCTGGAGCGGAGCTCAACCTCATTTATCTTGCTGGAGATCCTTTCCATTCTTTCGACGTCGCGACGAAGAGAATCGACATCGAAGCCTGAGATGACGTTCTCGATCTTATCGAGCTTCGCTTTAAGATCATCTCTCTCCTGGATCGCTGCTGCCAAATCCCTTTCGTTCTGCTGTATCTTCTTTTCGAGACCGACGACCTCAACCTCATATCTCTTGATATCATCCAGCGTGTGCGAAGATCCCGGCGACTCACGCTCGAGGATAGCGCGAAGCTTCTTAACATGAGAATCAAGAGCCGAACGTTCGGATTCAAGACTCTCCACTTCAGCGTGCAGTGACGCTTCCTCCTTTCTCTTTTCATCAATCGCAGATCTGATGTTGATCGCTGGTACCCGCTTGAGCTCCGACTTGATCGAGCTCGCGCTCTCCTTGGCAAGGAGATTCAGGGAATCGAAGACTTGGAGATTTAAGAACTTTGACAGGATATTTTTACGAGCTGTCGCGCGCTCCTTGAGGAATGCATTCATCTCTCCCTGGGCAGCGAACGAAGTCAAAAGAAAATCGTCAGAAGTTCCGATGAGAGATCGAAGCGCCTTATCGGAATCCTTGCGCTGCTCCCCTGAGATGTCTTCGATCGGATTACCATCCTGATCCAGCCTGAACAAGTTGAGATGGGTGACGGCGTGCTGAATACCCGCCTTCGTCTGGTGCTTTACCGACTGACGTTCCGACAAGTAGGTGTCATTGCCTGACTGGAACTCCACGGAAGCCTTACAGTAATCCTTTCTTGTATTGATGATGTGAAGGTTCTTGATCGGTCCTCGATCCGTGGTGTTGAAAAGCGAGTACATAATAGTTCCAGGAATGGACGACTTTCCCTGGGCGTTCCGACCGAAGATGCCGGTGATACCATTCATACTCTCGAAATCGATCTCGTTCTCCTTGCCATACGCGTAGGTGTTATCCCAACGGAGACGCTTGATTGACCACTTGACATTTCCGAGACGTTCATCTTCTGGTAGGGAATCGATCAGCTTCGAAACTGTGGAGTCAACCTTCGAGAGAGCCTCACCCTCAAGTCCCTTAGATTCAGCGTATGCCTTGAAAAGTCCCTTTATTGTAGCTGGATCACGCAGATTCTCACGTGAAAGAGAAGTTGTGCCAGCTCTCATCTCCTCCTTTGACTGCTCACCCACGAACTTCCAAACAACCTCGGAAGCGCCGCGCTTCTTCTTCAGCTCACCAGCTAGCTGTCGCGATTCGGAAATCGCAATGTTCTCATCATTGAGAATCCTAAAACGGGAGCCAGTGGGAAGTTTTTCACAGATTTCAATGGTCGAAGAAACGTCTCCCTGCCATTCGATTGTGTGGAAAGGCTTAGGATTCTTGAGCTTGACGAAATTAACCCGATAATCATTACGGTTCTTGATCTGCCAGAAGAGGAATCCCTTCTCAACATCCTCGCCATAGTTCTGCTGGACGGTTGAGCCCGGATAGGCAATCCTAGTATCTCCATCAAGAAACTGTCGACGATGGATATCACCAAGTAGGGAGAAATCGTAAGGGCGGAACATGTCGACCGTCACCTCACCTTCGATGGGCATGCCCGTATCGAGGAGAGAGCCCCCAACCGCTCCGTGGTAAAGAGCAATATTGAGCATCCCTTCCATCGGGCTACACTTATACCAGCTCTCTTCGTCGAAGCATGAGAAATTAGCGAAGTTGATTCCTTCGATTGCGTAGTTACCCGAATCCTTCAGAAAGTGGATGTTGTGATGGTCAAGAGCAGCTATAATCGGAGAGATAGCATCGAGTCTCGACTTGTTATGAATGAGACCATCGTGATTTCCAAGGATGACCACCGTGGGCCAATTGGCTAGCTTCTGAAACCACCAACCGAGACGATCGACGAGCTCAGGTGTGATGCCCTGGGTCTTTGAGTGGACGATGTCTCCACCCACGACAATGAGATCAGGGCAAAGGCTCTCAAGCTTGTTGAAGAAATCTTCGAATACTTCAGTGTACTCATCATGACGCTGCAATCCACGCCAGTGGATATCAGATAGATGCGCGATCTTGATCAAAGGATGCTCCCGCTTCTCATAATTCTAGAGAGGTTAATAATACCCTGAAATTTATCCCAGTTTCGTGCTGATGCCTTTGCAGCTAAAAATTCCTCGCGTGTCATCTCACCCACGTCTTTCTTGTCGCCAAGATTGAGAATTTTAACTGGGACGTCAAACTCTGATAGTGCTGTCGCCCACTTATGCTGCTTCTCAGGCATATCACTATCGAGCGCTAGAACAACGGGTGTCCTATTCCTGGCAATAGCCTGGAAAAGAGCCGACTTTCTAGACATATTGGATCCCAATATTGCCGTCGCGTTGCTGTCACATTTCGTGAGATCGAATGGTCCTTCGACGAGAGTAAGTTCCTGGCGCCAATCGATGTTGAGCTCATTGAAGATAAACTCTCCCCGCGGAACTGGAGGGTTCACGTACTTGCCGATCGCATCGCTATCAATTGCACGCGCCGTCCAATAGTTGACCTTCCCCTCGGAATCGAACGATGGCATAATGATGCGACGTGATAACCTTCCACGTTTAACGCAGCCAAGCCTGAAATACCACATCTCTCGAATTCCTAGACCGCGAGAGTTAACGTATTCGAGACACCCACGAATGTCAGGATCTTTTGAATCCTGAAGCTCTGCTAGCAAACGAAAACCGATTGGAATCTCAACACGTGGTTTTTCAATGACCTCATCGAGAAACCTACGCTGGTGTGAACCAGTTATGGCGTCCCACCTCGATGCCACATCGGGTGATGACTTCCTCAGCAACTTGGAGATCGAGGCACCACGGGCATCGCAGACCCAGCAGTGATACTGCCCCGTGTCAAGCTTAACGACCAACTTCTGCTTTTTCGAATGCTGGCACACCGGACAACGGAACGCAGCGTTAATTCCCTTCCTATCAAGGGAGCATGCTCCAAGAGCCCGGGTCAGTATCTCGATTCTTTCTCGTGTATCTATCACAAGTACATTTTACTTGCCGATTAGGGTTTTAACAAGTACGCAGCCCTCGCCATCACATAAGCGTCAGCTGCATCATTTACCCCGTTATCGTAGACAACTTGACCTTTCTTCTTACCAGCTTTGACGGTCCTTCTTGCAAGCTGCGTTCCAGTGACGACCTCAACCCACTCCATGATCTGATCTTTCGTGTCTCGATCCTTGTTGAGACTGATCCCGAGACCCTTCCTGGCAGCGGATGAATTGAAGAAGATCGGTTCGAACCCGAAGACCACGAACGATTGCCATGAGACCATCCCGTTGAACCTTCCGAGAGTGAGCAGCGTTGATGCTGAGCTCAGCCCACGACGGAATCCCTGTAAGGGCTCCTCGATCGACACCTTCGTTATACCCGGATATTTGGCTCGTAGATCCAAAAGCCCTCGGTTGACGGCTTCCGCCTTGTTGAAAAGACCTTCGAGCTTATCGAGCCGGAAGCTTCCCATATCGATCAGATTTCCCTTAGCGTCTAGAACGGACCAACCCGTCGAGCTTGTAGAAACGTCCAGTCCAAGAATCAAAATTTCACCAGTCTATCTTCGTTCTGAACAGGAATCTGTCCTCGCTGCGCTTCACGATCGGCTGAGCGAGCTGGGATCTTGCGACCACATTCAGATTGTCATCGTGAAAGTTGATGCCCGTGATGATGACGGGACCCACTGACGTCTCAGACGGAACGTTAGAAGCAGTCAGGGGTTGGAACGTAGGGTTAGAACTCGAGTTGATCTGTCCTGCTGGACATGGAACAGCGATCTGCATCACGTGAACGGGTCTTTCTCCTCTCATCTCCATTGAGTATGAGCTCGTTCCAAACTGCGCCAGCATGGGAGACTTTATCACAGCTATGCCCTCGTCGTACAGGACTGTCCCGACTCCAGCCCAGGTCGCGTGTGGTGTCAAAGCATCAGCTCTATAGAGACCGCCAAAACCGTTGTCTTTCAAAGTTATGCTGATTTCCCCGTCAGATCCTGATAGAGTGGGATCAACCAGAGTTAAGCTGCCTGGATGTATTCTAGAACCGTAGAAGAGGTTGCTTGAGTCAAAGAAAACAACTGCGTCCGATGAATTGTCACCTGTTCGAGTGTATCGATCAGGAATCTGGACTCCCGGAAAAGTTGTGTACGTTGAAGGAGCTGCCGGAATGGGGAAGGACGAAGATGGAATAACGTCTTTTAGAGAAACTTTCGATAGATCCAACACGCCCGAATCATCCACGAATCTCCAGTGAGGTGATTCACCTACGGGTGGTCTCTGCTCTAAAGTCCCGCTGACTAAGATACCGTAATCCATTTGAAGCTTACCATTATCGCATGGAAGGACGGTCAGATTTCTCTTTCTGAATTTCTCTTGATCGTATAACGATGAACCGGGAGTAACAGCTACGCTTCCAGTTAGATTGTAGAGTCTTGGATAAACGCCACCTGCAAAATCTCTGACGTAATTTTCTACGTTGATCTCAATCTCATTCGTGTTGAAATGAAGCAGCGAATTATACGGGCTCGATCCAGCTCTCTGAGTAATAGAATCTTGTCTTAAATCAACTTTGGTGTTTTGATCTTTGAAAATTTCAGCGAAAGTATAGCTGTAAGCGTATGATTGACTCGTGAACAAGACCGGAACGTAAAGAGATAACTCGTCTGGAAGATCAGATCCCAGGCTGTTTGATCGGTAGTACGTTATTTCAGAATCTGTCAAATATTTGTTCCAGACTTTTATCTCATGCAACTCTGCACGTAATGGATGAGACATCACATTGTAGCGATCAACCGCGAAGTTACGCGACATGTAACTCAGATCGCTATAGTTTCCTTCGAAGAAATTTCCGACAACTATAGAATCTGAAAAATTCTGGAACTGAAGTGATGTTGTGTCAAATTGACCCACTTCAGTTCCGTCCACGACGAACGATCCATATCCAATGCCATTCGAAGATAACCACCTGACGGCGACATGATGCCAGCAATTATAACTAAGTGAGTTGTCGTTTGAGAAAAAAACATTGCTGCTGCCGCTGGAGATAGTGGGAGTCATATAAGATGAAAATCTTCCAACCTGAAATTGCAATCTAAATTTATCGATTCTGCCTTCGTCATCTTTATGAGATCCCGTAACAAGAGAAAGAACGCTAGAACCTGAGACTTGAATTATCGTCCCTGGCTTAAATTCTTCGTTGATCTTCGGTTTATATCTCGGATTGATGTAGAATTCAAACGTGAACTGACCAGAATTTGCGTCTCCAGCATCGAAAGTTAGATTTGGATACAGAAGAGCCGGCGAAGTTGTTTCAGTCGACGATGAAAAGAAATTTAAACACTGGTAATTTGTGAATGACCAGTCGGCGTATGGATTTTTCGTTTTATGATAACGAAATAGATTTTTTACCGCCGATTTCTTAAGCGGTGCGGAATTGACGTCGATCGTCAAGACGCTGTCGAACATGAACGGAGGGATGAATCTCACGACCTCCATCTTTTTTGATCGATTAGCGTTTGCAGTGAATGAATCCGTGTACCTATCGAAAGCTGAGCTCACTACACTTTGCGCGACGCCCGGGTATGGATGCAAAGCGAAAAGATTTTCGTACAAAGCTAGCGTAGTGCTTTCTTCGTTGTAAGGTGTGTCAGAGTCGAAAGAAGAGGGTACGACGTCTTTTTCTATTGTCGAAAGACGAGGAAATACGGGCACAGAACCCGTGACCCCGCTTGGTGAGGATGAGAAGTAACGTCGAGGTCTCGCGATGACCGTGAATCTCTCGAAGTTATCAGGACCTAGCTTTATGATCGACAAAATCCAACTCCTTTAGAAGTCGAGCCGGATCCTGATCGTCAAATCCTTCTCGTCGTTCTTCTCAACTGGTCTAGAAAGCTTCGCAACCGCCAGAAGGTTATCATTCGCATCGTAGAGACCAACAGTGGTGGCGAAGCTGAACGCACGCTCCGTGTCCTCTTGACCAGCGCTTATAACAACAATCCTACCATCAGCGTCAACGTATGTTGGATTCGATGAATAGTTGAACTCGTCAGCTCCTGCACGACAGAAGACGAGCGTACTGTTGATGTTTGTCGTGTTCTGGAATGTGACGGCAGTGAACGACCCTGAGCTAAACCGGCATGATGCAACGTGATCGACGATGTCATCGATGCTTCCCGATGTTAGGAAGTCAGGAATGAAACGCGCATACGGATTGGATCCATATGGAGTTAGTGTCGCTGCTGCAGAGCCGATTACCGTCTCATTCGTGGCTAGACTAGAGAATCCGGGGTTTCCTACGACAGAAGAGATCGTTCCAGAAACATGTTGATCTCCCCACATGATCTTCGACAGATCGAGAACGGCAGTTCCAGCGTCGTAGAACATCAATCCGATCTTACGAGAAGTGTTCGAAGCGTCTACGATCTCTCCAACCTCGCCACCGAATGTTGTCCTCTTCGAGCTAGCTGCGCCGACGTCAGTGAATATTGCAGATCCAAGATCTGTTGTTCTGAAAATGTTACTGCCAGTGTAGGCGCTGACGATCTGAGTCTCCGCTGTAGACTTGTAGGCAGCGCCAGCTCCATCGAGGTCGCCGGTCACGTAGAAACGCATCGCGAAAGTCTCGCGCTTGATCTTATCACGCGCGAAGAGACGCTTGAAGTTGAGGAAGAGCGCCTCGTTGATTCGATCTGACGTTGTCGCTGTCGGATCGATCGCGACCTGAAACGGAGAATAGAAAGCTTGATCGGCATCACCGAGCAGCCGCGCAGCCTGCTGACGATACACATCAATCTTCTCTCTCATCTGCATGGATGAGCTCGGGAAGAGCAGCTTTCCTGCTGTGTCCTCACCGATCTTAATGTTCTGAACCGTGCTACCTGAGTACCACAGACCTACCGTCATATCGAATATTGGATTGGCAGTCTGAAGCGTGTAGTCCTGATCGTACACGGTCTGGAAGAGCGAAGATGTGACGCTCGTTGTTCCTGATCCCGTCACGAATACCTGATAAGCACGGCGAGTAGCAGATCCAGAAACGTCCTCTTGGATCACGTCTACAAGCTGATTGAGGGCAGACCTGCTAGTCTTGATGTCTGCCGATGATATTTCTTTAAAAGTGGCCATTTGTTAGAGCTTGCCTCTTACTTTGTAATCTGGACCTGGAATTCTTTCACGGCTCCCGACTGGAGGCCTGTGACGCTTACGACAGTTGTGATGATCGACTTGTTCTGCGAGTTACCGTAAACGGTGAACTGTGTATCAGTGAGCGATCTCACAGCGATCGGAAGCGTGACTCGTGAACCACCAGCCGACGTTTCACCAGCGGAACGAAGAAGCAGGTACGTCGCGACACCGTCCTTATCGATCGTATCGGGAGTGAGACCCGTGAGAGTGATGAACTGATTCGCCATCTTAACGATGTAAGATTGGTCGCGAAGTTCAGGATCAATCAGGCTCTCACCAGTAATTGTCTGTTCAAGAGTGACTTGACGAGTCGCTGCAGTTCCGGTTCGTGTCATCGAGATGATTGTGCCCGTCGAATCAGCACCCGTGGATGTTAGCGAGATCAGAGGAATGCGCACAAGATTCGGATTGGAGATCGAAATCGCGCGATACTTGAGAGCCAAGTTTGCGTTTGTCTGAGCTTCGAAAACCGGAGTGTTCTTCTCGATCTTCTCCTTACCGACTGTACGTCCGAACTTCTGAATCATTGTGTAGTCAACTTCGTCATCGCCCAATGCGAACTTGATGATGGAGAAGCTACCGTCGTTACGTGCCAAGAATTCACGACCGATGTCGGTCAGCACAGCATCGACTATGATGTTGTTTGTTGAGTGGTCAAGAAATCCCATCTTCTAGTTGTCCCTGCTCATAGATATTAGAATTTTCAAGTTCTCCTATAAACTTTTTTGATGAGAACTTGAAAGAATTAAGTTGTGGTCGCAGATTCTACGACGCCAGCGACGTAATTGGTCGGATCGCTGATTGAGATACTGATGCTTGACTGCTTCTGCCTGTCGATATTGATCAATTGGATCTGGTATATCGCCGAATTAGAGATCCGAAGGAATCCTTGGTCACGCTTGTCAGAATTTGTGACCGCCAAGTACTCGGGATCGAAATATACTCTCATTTTGGTTGATCCGCTCGATTTCACGCTATCAAGCGTAAGCTCAGCGTTTAAATATGTGTTCGGGTATTGCTTCGATGCTCCCGAGGGAGAGATGAGCTCTTTGATTAGTTTGTTCCTATACTTGTCGAATCTCACCCTGAACTGTATGCCGTAATTCGAAGATTGACCGTGGGCATCAACGGAGCACATAGTATAGATGTAATCAGAGTCCTTATTAAACTCTGGATCCACGTAGTAGTTAACTGGACCTTGAAACTTCGATATCAAGGAGTTGTCGATAGTCTCTGGAAATGGAGTTCTCTCGACAGAATCATCGAAATCTATCATTCTTATCAATGAATAGGGTTCATTGATTGAGCTTCTGCGAAACACTTGCCAATACTTAATATCTCTCTGTGGATTATTGGGAAACGACCAGATGATCTGCAGCGTGGAATCCTGATAGTTCCAATGAAGATTGAAGTCTGCAGGTGCAGGAGGGGGAACCGACTCTTCAGCCGTCAAAGTAACTGATCTTGAAGGATCTGACAAGAACGGAAGCAGACAGAGTCCAACCTCTGCAGAATCAGATATTTCAGTTTCAGCGTAAATTGCTGCGATAGTTCTTACTCTGTACGAGTATGTCTGTCCATATCGAACTGCAGTATCTAGATAGCTGCTAGTCCCGCGCGGGACGACAAACTTTTCCGGCGTTGTAGGGTCAGGAGCATCGCTAGCAAATTTTTCGACCATGTATCCGAGCAAAACAGGTCGAGTGGATCGAGAATTTGACTCTTTATCTGAGACTCCAGACACCGTTGGATTAACGTCTTCTTCGGTCGGTGAATCGCTGGTTTTAGCGTAAAAGCTTCTCAGCGAGTTGAAAGCGTCATATGACGCTCTCGCGGCTGTTGAACCCTGGAACTCTTTAAACGCAGCGCGTGCTCGTTCGTTGTCGATCAAAAGCTGCAGCATTTCATCATTGCTGTCAGAATCTAACGAGACTGTCCGACGTTCAAGATCATTGTAAGACACCGTCGACGTTCCTGGGGTGTTTAACCAATCTTGATTAAAGCTTTCTCCAAGAATAGACTTAAGAATTTGAGCTGTATCTGCGGTCGACCCCGTGGTGTGACCTCGCAACATAGCTGATTCGCTCATTCTGCGTGCTATTCTAGAATCGAAGTTATAATCTTGCACAAAAGCGGTAGTTGAACCTTGAGTGAGCACGCTAGCATCATTGACTTCTTCAATCGGCGCTGAAACTATTGAGTTGAGAAGTTCTTGCTGCTGAGTCGAGAGTGAGTCTTCTTCATTCGTACGAATGTCAACATTGCTACCGACAAAATTCGAAAGCCCTAGTGTGGACCAAGTAATTTTAAAAGCCCTGGGATATGGTTCTCCGTTTCTTAAATCAGAGAATGCTAAACCACGGGTGATCTTTTCGTTAGACTCGAAAAAGTTGTATATGAATTGAAGCTTAAGACCCTGAGGGATGGGTATATCAGCAACGTGAAATGGTCTACTGACTTTACGTTCGATGATAGGCATTCAGCGACCTCTCCATCTGTTGGGATTAAAGTTTCTAGCAGCCGACGAAGCAGCGTTAGCAGCCACTCCTCTAGATACGACTCTGGTAATATTTCTAGCTACGTTCGCTACAACAGATTGCGCGTCCGAGACTACTGAATCTATCAAATTCTCGTTCACGATGTTCTCAATTTGATTCATCTGTATTTCGTTCACTATCTTATTCACGTCTGGAACCAGAAGATTATTGAACTGTGAAAGTTGGGAATCAAGATCTCTTACGTTAACTTCTCGATCGATTGACAACCCTCTTGGATCTATCGTCGGGTTGAATCTTCTGCTAGGATCCTCTGTTCCGAAAATGTTAACGTCCAAAGAATTTCTAGATGTACCGCTGGAAGAACCTTGAGTGGTGCTTTCACTTTCGCTGGTCGAAATTAAATACTCAGCTATCGAGGCCGCGAAACTGCACGTTGACATTCCACGATTGTTTGGGTCCTGATTCAGGAGAATTTGGCCGCCCTCATCGTTTGGTGCTCTTTCAAAATCATATGACAGCGTCAATCCGAAACCTGAAAACGCGGGTATTCTGGCGATGAAACTGTCCGGGTCTATCGGTATTAAAAACACTCTATCATGATCGAATGCTCGGGTCAATCTGTCCAGCAGTTTCGAATTTCTCAGAAGATATGACGATGCGATGTTGGCAAGCATTTCTTTTTTAGAATCGCTGATTCCGCTTTCAACTTCGTTAAAATTGATGTATCCATCCTGAAAAATTCTAGAAATTGATGAGCCAGATGGAAGAGACACATCCGGTAACCTTAGATCAGCCAACGACGTTAACGCGTTTAAACCGTTACTTGATATGCTGGCATCTCCGTCCATTGAGGTTGACTCATCTAAAACGAAACCAGCGGTGTAATAATTTTGAGATTCAAAAATCGCAGAGTTATAAGCGTTTCGCATGATCTGCTTGATTATCTCAGGATCCATGCCCGGATTTTCATCGAAATATTTCGTGAATAGTCGCTGATAAGAATATGGTCCGATGAATCCGTTCTTGTCGAAAAGAACGTACGATGATTCTTGAGATGCTGCCGAACTTCCTAAACTGTTCACGAACAGCGCGGGATCGAAAACGTATTCTTTTTCGTCAAAAGCAGAATCTATGTTGAATCGATAATCGTTCTTAATGATTTTCACTTTCAAGAAATTGCTGCGGCCCGTCATTGAATTAATGACAGTAGACCTTGGAATTCCGACGTGTAGAATTCTTATGTTCTTCAAGCTATAGTCTCTGTACGTGTTCGGGACCGTTTCGCTTGATAGATGAGAAAAGTTCCAATCGATTGGTGGAACATCGGAGAAGATGCGAGGTAAATAACCAGCAGACGCGATGGGTTCCCACTTCCTTAAGAGAGCTCTACGAACAGCTATTCCGTGTGGAGTAATCTCAGATAGTGTCTTAAGTCGATTACGATCTGCCGCGAAATTCACGTCGTTGGCGACCTGTGTGAAATTCAACACTGCTAGATCTTTAGATTCTTTGATAACTTTTGAATATGCGTCCAAAAAAGCGTAGACATTCTGATATGTCTCGACATCTTTTTTGATACTGTTAAAGTCCAGAGACACATCGTCGTCTGAAGACACGTCTCCAACTGATGAGATTATCGATCTTAAACGAGACGAAGCTGAGCTGAGAGCTGCGCCACCAAAGCTGAACTTGGTGCTACCATCGTCTTTAAATGAAAACGTCAGATTCGTAATGAATTTTCTGCTAATAAAAAGAAAGCAGGACACGATCAACGAAAGAATCGCGTACTCGTCCATTTTCCCGTATGATGTGTAACCGTCAGATCCAACGATGGTAAAACCTTCTGGAATTGAATTTTTTGACTTTGAAATTAGATCTTCGTAAAGATCGACCATCAAGCTGAAAATTGTTCCTTCTTTGTCCCACGACTCACGATAAACTTGCACAAAAGCTATTGCTCCTGCAGCAGCATCCCGCGCGCGCGCGTCCGATAGATCGTTCGTAGCTTTATCTTCAAATATTTGAAGCGCGAATGATTGAGCTTGATCATCGATTCCAGAATTGTCGCTTGCTGCTCGCGCGATAGTTCTATTAGAAATGCTAAGTTGATTTCCAGATCTGGATGTTGTGGTCGACTCTACCGTCTTAACTGTCGCGTCGTCCTTGATGACCTCGCTGTTTTCCGAAGTTCTGGTCGTCGTAATTGAAGTAGTCGAAGATGAAGACTCTTGTGACGATCCGCTTCTCACATTAGATTTCAAACGATTGTACTTGATAGCCCCCAGGCAGCGAAGTATATACTGCTTCGTGGAGTCACTGCCTGAATATGCTGATTGCAGCGCGATTAGCTGATATTTGTTTATTTCGCTTTGATCCGCAAGGGCCAACGCATCGGTGAAATATTCCAGCATTCTTCTAAAAACTGCCACGGGAGACAGATCATTTTCACTGTTGAGGAGTCCCACAGCGCTCTCTGTTATCTTCTGGAGATCCGATATCGACTTATTGAGTTGACGCGAGTATAAATCCAACTCTGAGAATTGAAGATCGCCGTTTGCGATCGCATTTCTAACTAGAGCTTTTTCTCCAGACGAATAGCTCACGTTAGGCTCACTTTCGCAAGGTATGACCACGGAACCATCAGTCTGATCATATCTTAAAATTTTCAAAGCATAATTCGCAGCATCGATATTTTTTCGATACAAAATATTGCCAATAGAGACGTCAGTCCTAAGATTCGATGAGGATCCATCACGTGTTGGAACTGCTACATCTTTGATTTTTATTGAAGCTTTTACACCTTCAAAAATTTGATCAAGATCGGATATTGAAGTTACGTTTAATCCAATTTCGGGTTGAATTTTTTTCAATCTCGCTATTCCAGACGAAAGATTGAAAACGTTGGAGAGCGCGTACGAGCATAAAAGAAGTTGAGAGATATTATTCTCATCCGATACACTTCGAATTGCATTCCAGGGAAAACGTGATTCGGAGTTGGGATCGTACGGATCACGTTGACCTATCGTGTTGACTAGCTCGTTCGCAGCTTTCGAATATCCGGAGTTGAAATCAGACACTCTCGATCTGATTTCGTTGATTAAAATGAGCATGATCTTAGTATTCGAAAGATCATCTATGGGATACGACAGTATCTGGTTTAAGAGCGTGGGTCTAGAAGATGCAGGTGATAGATTCTCATCGATTTTATCCAACAGAAAATCTCTAAACTTACTATCAAATTTTTTCTGAGACTCTAGCGGATCAAGCGATTGCTTCAATCCCTCTGTAGAAGATAAGAACGTGTTAAGATCTTCGATAAACTTGATGGCCGATCTTACATCATCTTCAACTGTTTTTTTGAGATTCGACCATAGACCTGCTGGATCTTCCTCTAAAGCTCGCGTGACAACATGCGTGACGTCTAGAATTTTAAGTTTCTCAATCGCTTCAATTCTTCTTAGATAATCAAAATTGTCACCCTGTATGTGCATTTTTGACATGCACATAATCTCTGTGAAAACTTCATCTTCCGAAGCTTCAAACACTGAGGATGAACTAGAGCTGTCAGACTGGTCGGACTTCAATTCAGATCTAACAACTGACAAGTCCAATCTCTTGCTGCTTCTCGATGCATCTAGCAGTCCATCAGATTTTTTATCAGAGAGCTTTGATGGAATCGGCATTTACTTCCTCCTCGCGGGTCCGATGATCGAGCCCATATCGTAATTCGTATAAACGACTTGAATATAATAATTTGGTTGATTGGGCTCTGAGGCTAACAATTCATCTACGAACATCATCGATTCGCTTTTATCAAAATGAACGGCGCGGAGAGGAGCCAACACTCCATTATAGTCGGCATGAACGATAACGTGATCTATTTTTCTATCATTCGGAAGGAGGATCCAGCTTATTTCATTACCGCGCTGCGTTTTTCTGACTGATAGGTTTTTGACCTCAGCATCTTTACGTGGGACGTCGACATTTACCGCGATTGTTGTTGAAGTCATTCCAGCTATCATCTCGTCATCAGTCGATGATGATGGATCTGAGGCAAGACCAGTTGCTGAAACTGCTCTCTTTTGAATGACGTTAGAAGGCAAAACTCCCTTTTTTAGAGTTTTCGGTGAGTTATACTTTTTGAGATTCGTGCTAAAAGACTTTCCAGTTTCTACGTCAGTGCGGCCGACGTTAGTCTGGCTGAATATCGAACCTGGAGACCTGACAAGAAGACGCGCGAAATAAACGTATTTTCTTCCCGGCACAATATTCGAAACGTTATAAACGCTTCTAGTTCTAGAGCTGTCCTCGAATCTTCCCGACTCAACAATTCCGAAATTTTCAATATGGCCAGTCGTACAGTCGAATCTCACGACTTCAAGAGCAGTTATCTTATTGAGAAGTTCTCTGTTCGATTTAATCTCTTCGATATACTGCGAATCCAGCCCGGAAGAAACTAATATGTTGTATACTTGCTCAATTGTCGTTTTAGAAGATGAAACATCAACTTGAAACGAAACAGTAAGAGAAGTTCCGTCCGATTCTACTCTGTAATCTTGACTTATCAATGATTTTGATTCTTCAACGCTCTTGCTGCCGACAAAATGTATGATTGAAGATCTTTGAGATTCGTATACATTTCCTCTCGTGTCGGTCATCATGACTTTGTATTCAAGAACAGTATCAGGTCTAAGAACTCTATCAAGAAATGAAGCAGTCGTAGTTTCGTTATCGATGGATTTTTGACTTTTCTCGCTTAGAGACGTGGGTGTTGAGTATGCTTTCTCCTTGGTCGTCACATTTCTTCTGACGAGTCTGATCGCCACAACTCCGTATGGAATGTTGTGAACCGACACCTGCACCCCGTTCGCAGTTTCATAGGCAAATATTGTGACTGGATCTTCGACGTTTTTCTGTTGAGAAATCTTACTTTTTCCGATAACTGCGCTTGAAAATTCTCCGAATGTCCTACCGTATGAATCATACGAAACCGCGCGATAAATTGTCTGCTGAGGTGAAAGGTCGGGATCAGCAATATTGAACTCATCACCAGACGACGCGTCCAGGTCAGCTACCAACTCGTATGAATCATCGACGAAGTTATCTTTATTCAGAGTCTTTCTGTAAATTTTTACCTTAGAAGCTCGAGGGTCTATTTGCTTAATCTTAATTTTTCTTTTACCTTCGAAGCTAGCAACTGAGATATTGGGAGAAATAGAGGGGACAACTGCATCTTTCAAAGCTTTCGAAAAATCTACAGTCTGATCTATTTTATGAACGACAGCTGCTTCCTTCCGAGCTTTCACGGTAAAAGAGTAATTTTTAACTTTACTCTCTGGAATGGTCACTTCAAGAGGTACCGTTATGAAATTAGTTGCTCGCTCTGACTTTTCGATCAAAGAAGGAGTGTTGCCACGCTTTTGCATTTCGATACGAGCTGCTTCAAATTGCAAATCTATTTTTTGATAATTACCAGTTGTCCTGAGCCCTGAGACGCTCTTAAAGATCGAAGAGTGTGAAGGTCTAGCATTAAGCTCTTGCGCAGGGTCTTTCTTTCTATACTCAGCGATCGTTTTGTAAGTTTTTTTCGAGACTGAGGCGCTGGGAACGATGTTTGTAGTTGCTCCAGAGCGTGGAGCAATTGAATTTATAGAATTCTGAGAGTTTGAAGGTCTGATCACTGTAGTTTTTTTAACAGGAGATCCAGACCCGATTTCTCGTATTTTGTCATTTGGAAGATACTTCGTTATATCAACGCTCCCAGAATAAATGATCAGCTCTTTATCCCTCTTCATCTTTTCATTACGAGCAGATGGAAGTTGATAAATTTTATTCGAGTCTGAATTTGAGAATTTCAATGATGTAATTTTGACTACATCAACGGGTGATATCTCATAGTCTAAAAATAGAATATTGTTTTTTATGGCAGCTGTTGCGTCAACGTCGACGTATAGCCTGAACACAACGCCTCCGTCTCGAGTTCCAAGTGCCTCAGGTAGAGTTGAGCTTTTTCTCATCACCTGAATCTGAGATTTAGTTTTCAGTCTCATGTCTATTCCAGCTCGATTGTGAACATGTTAACGAACGTCGGATCGTTTGAGCTGTCAAAATAAATCTTTCCCAGGAATATTGTCCTGACAAGCTTCTGAGGATTCTCTAATGAGCTTCTGTATCCGTAATCGATTGCGTCCAATTTGTTGATCAGTGAGCCAGTTCCTATCTCGAATGCCTGCATGATAAAATTGTTCTCGCTTGATGTTTCTAAGAACGTTATCTCTGCACTTTCAAGCTGCGAGAGTCGTGACTGCATCGCTATTCTATCGGTGTCGCTCTTCTCATTGTAGTCCGGGTAATTTGCTAGTGCTTTACCCGCTAGAGTTCCGGCTGCGTTGACGGGTGGAAGGTACTTGAAGTTAGGAAGGTTGGAGAGTCGCATATCATTCTGCAGCGACTCTATCGAATCGAGCGTAGCCCACTCAACATCACCTCGTGAATGATCGAACGGAAATCCATCTCGAACATTGAAAGTGATGCTAGGTTGAGAAACTTGAAAGCCGGTGGTTTCGGACAGCGGATCGTTGGTTCCAATTATCTGATTCCAGCCAAGCGACTGTGTGATTGACTGAAGCAGGAAATCAGAAGCTTGCGATACGCTACCAACGAGATTGGTGGATCCAGCGAGAAGATTACCACCAGCGGTGACTGCGACGCTATCTCCTGTGAAAGGTCTCAGGTAGCCCGAGTCATCCGTCTCGAAAGTTATCATATCCGCCGAGACATCACCGAGAGCTTCAAAGTATAGCTTACCTGATGGATCCTCAATTGAGAGATCGTTCGTGGCATCATAAGACGCACCCAGATCAGTGAAAGTAGCGTACTCGATCTTCATCCTACCTGATGCGATCTGACGTCGTCCCTGCTGGGTGAGAACGACGTCCATGATCCTTGATTTCGGGTCGAGTATGCCTGCCATATATTTGCACCGCCAGCCTTAATTATCAGCAGCGCAAATTCTCAGTTAAAGCTTGGTGATCGTGATGGTTGTATCTTCCTGCGTGCCTGTAAGATCTCCCTTGTCGATCGCATTCGCATACAGAGTTACATTAGAGTCTGAGTTGTCTCTAGAAACTTTGCACTTTATTGTTGAAGTCGCAGGTAAGAATCCGATCCATGAAAGCTCGATAGACGGATATTTCGTTGTAGCTGATATACTCGAGCTGGTACTGGATGCTGTCTTTTTAACGTAATCATTAACAAGAAGCTTGGCAGTATAATTGACTGATGTTGATGTACTAGTAGTATAGATAGCTTTGAAGCCGAACACTACGTCAATTCTGTATCTTCCAGCCGTGTCTATCGTGAATGTCGATCCCGTAGCTGAGCTTCCAGTCTCAGTTAAGAAGCTTCCGATATTTGTGATGAGATCGTTATAGTATAACTGCTTCTCTATCCCGCTGGACAACAGAACGTCAGTGGCTAGAGAGTCAGCATAACGATCTATGCCATCTCCCTTCGTGCCCTGGGGACCGGTGGCTCCCGCTGCGCCGGTATCTCCCTTAAGACCTTGCGGGCCGATAGATCCTGTTGCGCCAGTGTCACCCTTGAAAGTTACGCCTCTGATGGACCAACCGAGTGATGTCTTCTTGTAGAACCTGTGATTGGTGGTATCAACGTAGAGATCGCCCGCCTGAAGATCTGACACCGTCAACCCAGCGTCAGAAAGAGCAGATGTCAGAGCGGCGGTCGAAGTTGCCAAGTTTGTGCCAGTACCAGGAGCTCCTGATCCCTCGAGCGTGATCTTGCCCCTGAGACCGTCAACACCAGCGATTCCTTTATCGCCAGCGTCTCCTTTCAATCCCTGGGGACCTATCGAACCAGCTGGTCCTACGAAAGTAGCTCCTCGAGCGACCCAACCCAAAGATGTCTTCTTGTAGAACCTGTGGTTCGAAGTGTCAAGATAGATGTCTCCGACATCCAGATCGCCCGAGGTTATGCCAGCATCTGTGAGAGCGTCTGTCAGAGCTGATGTTGGGGTCGCTAGATTAGTTCCTGTGCCTGGGGCTCCTGATCCCTCGAGCGTGATCTTACCTCTGAGACCGTTCGCTCCATCTATACCCTTTTCACCTTTCACGCTGCCCTGATCCTCCCAGCCAGATGACGTTCTCTTGTACATCCGTTTGTTGTTTGAATCTACGACAGTGTCACCCTCTCGAGCTGCAGCCAAAATTGCGTTTGAAGACCACTCCGAGGATGACAGAGAGGCTAAATTCACCCCTGTCGTAAGTGATATGTTCTTCAGCTCGCTAGATTTGTATGAATTTCTTGGATCCCATCTGCTTCCCGGAATTCCCGATGAGTTTCTCTTGTACCATTTGAAGTTGGTCACATCGTGGTAAAGATCTCCCACTGCAGCATCGCTGATGTCTGATGGAAGCTCTGAAGCTGGGTCGTCTGGGTCTCCTGAGCCGTCGAACACGGTCTTTCCGTTTCTTCCTTTATGCGAAGTACGAGAGACCCAGGCTCCTGAGGTTCTCTTATAGAAGATGTGGTTTAGGGTGTCGAGATAGAGGTCTCCGTTCTTTACATCAGAATCGGAGATTCCAGCGTCAGCAAGTGCAGCGGAATAAACCGTTGGGTCTGAGGGCGCGCCGTTTCCTTCTATAGTAGTCCTTCCATCATTTCCGTTACGACCGTCTTGACCGTTCTGGCCGTTTAAACCCGACGGGCCTATAGGACCCAGATACGTGCTCCTGCAATCCCATCTGTCCCCTGGGATTCCAGAAGAATTTCTCTTGTACCATTTGAAGTTGGTCACATCGTGGTAAAGATCTCCCACTGCAGCATCGCTGATATCAGACGGTAATTCCGAAGCTGGGTCGTCTGGGTCTCCCGAGCCGTCAAATATCGTTCGACCGTTCTTACCTTTGTGAGACGTTCTTGAGTTCCACGCGTCCGCAGCGCGCTTGTAGAAGATGTGGTTTAGGGTGTCGAGATAGAGGTCTCCGTTCTTTATGTCAGATTCAGAGATTCCAGCATCAGCGAGAGCAGCAGCATAAGCTGTTGGGTCCGAGGGTGGACCATTTCCTTCAAGCGTAGTTCTTCCGTCATTTCCATTCTGGCCCTTCAGTCCAGTAGGTCCTATAGGGCCCAGATACGTACTTCTTGCGTCCCATCTGACGCCCGGAATTCCAGAAGAATTTCTGTGATGCCACTTAAAATTGACGATGTCATGATAGAGATCGCCTTCCACAGCGTCTCCGATGTCCGTCGGAAGCGTAGAATTAGGATCGTCAGGATCTCCAGACCCTTCGAATATCGTTCGACCGTTCTTGCCCTTGTGTGATGTGCGAGAGACCCAAGATCCCGAGGTTCTCTTGTAGAAGATATGATTCAGAGTATCGAGATAAAGATCACCATTTTGAACATCGGAAGCAGAGATTCCAGCGTCAGCTAGAGCAGCAGCGTATACTACAGCATCAGACGGAGGCCCAGAACCCTCCAGAGTAGTTCTACCGTTGACACCGCTTGATCCGTTTCCAGATCCGCTTATGTCACATCCGGAGTCCCATCCGATTGCGTCTTTGACGTAAATTCTTTTGTTTAACGAATCAAGATATATCGAACCGGCTTTTCCAAGAGAAATCGATGGAATGCCGATGCCGACGTGAAGATTGGAAGAGCTAGTTTCAGAGAAAGAGCTCGTATTTCCTTCGCTGAGCTCTCCGACAACAAGAGTGTATGTCCCATGCACGTCTTTCAACGTGTACGTCTTTCCGTTCTGAACGTTGACTTTTTTCACTGGCATCTCATTTCTCCTATCACAACACTAGAACTGCGAGATCTTCACGATTTCTTGTTGTACCATCATCAAAATATGGCACTGATGAGGTTGCGAATGTACTGATATTCTGCGAAAACGTCAGAGTTGGATCTACTGTTTGAGTTCCTGAAACAAACAAACATTTCACTGGTGGGTCGACGGATACGAAGGCTGTATCGTATCTCTGCTCTAGAGTATCTCTAAGATAGCCATGATGATTGGATGAGAAAGTCAGACGTGAATTTGCGGGTCTCAAGTTGGATATTCCGTACCTGAACGTTCCATTTCTCAGATGAAGACCAAATCCATTTAAAGTGTGGCCAGCGCGATGCTTGATGATGCCACAAGTCACTCCAAGAAACTCAGCACGATAGAGTGCGGCAACCTCTGTTGATGTTAGAGCTCGGCTCTTCCAGATATGAAGAGAGTGAACGTAGCCTCCTGAAAGCTCTTTGGTAGCGCTCGGTCCAGTAGCTGCGTTAGAGGCAGCAGCCAACCACAATTTCGAAGCTGCGTTGTAGTTACTAACGCCACCAGGAGAGTTTGAATCATCGACCACGGTCATCTGACTACCGTTTAGGTAGACTTTTATACAATTTGCTCCGTTGTTCTCAGTCTCATCTCCGTTATAGACTATCGTAATTTGATTCCATTGACCGTCTTTGACTGCTGAGGAAGTCACAGCACCCTTCCAGTTAGAGTTGGAAGAATTTTGGAATATTTTAACATGCAGCTTATCGCTGCCATCGATATAGACGTTATACTCGTTGTATCCGCCGCCAGTGCGATATGATTTTTCGAGTAGTGTCTGATCGTTCCCACTTCCGCCTGAAGTTGAGGTGTAATAGAATGATACTGAAATTGTAAATGCTTCGTCAGTTGATGAGACTGCCGTTGTTCTTATCGAATTATCTATCGTAGCGGGAGTCTCACCGTATCTGACCTGACCTGAGAACGCTGCAGCTGCAAAGAAAAGTGAGTAGTCCTCGTTCAGACCAGCGAGAGGGACGCTTACGTTATTCGTAGGAAGTGGGTTGGAATTGAAGTCGAGATCGTAATTGTTGCTGGTGATATCTGAGACTATTCCACCGTCCGACATCGACATGAAGTAGCTGGACACCAGACCACTGGTGAGATTGTATTCGCTAGGGGGGACGGGCAACGGGAAGATCGACTCTCGAAGATCATACAGAAACTTCAGCGGTGCGTCAGACACGAATGTGTAGCGTGTTAGGAAAGCGTAGTCAAGTGAGCATAGTCTCTTACCCGTTACCGTGATCGGAAAAGACATCACGTCGGTGTTCAGATTGTCTATCGCGTTTATGATCGCTGCGTTGTGTTGCACTCGACGTGTTGGATTTCCCTCGAATGGAAACTGCTTAAAGATCGAGTCATCACCAACTTCAAGTATGTTATCGATACCAGTCGAATATCTGAGAACATTTCCGCCGTTGTACTTGTACTCTGACGCCTCTCCGCTCGTTAATATGACGTCATCGTAATCAGGCAAGCAACTATCATACACGATTTCCGTGCTGTCGACGATCGATGCGAATCTCTGCAGCGATCCAGTTGTCCCAGCTTGACCGAGCGAGACTCTGGAGATCACTTTACGAGAGTTGTCCTGGCTCTGGGTAGTGAAGAACAAACCACCTGATACCGGCGTGAGCATGCTCCCAGTTACGATCTCATCCAAGTAAGAACCGTAATAAGATGAGATCGGTTCGATCTGGAAACGGTCGAGAACAGGTTCCGCGCCGATGAACTCGTGGATAGAATCAGAAGTTAGATCTTGATTGAGAGAATGGAGATGCTCGACTCCGTCTTTAATCATTGAACCGTACAGCGTCACTTTACACGGCTTACTCTTTATCCTTAAAAATGATCCTGTGATATGAGAAAAGTTCGAAGTCGAGGTAGCAGGAGCGACTCCCGCCTCTAATCCGAAGATCAATTCATCATCTGGCATCAAGATATAAGGAGAAACATCGGATTGAGGAGTCAATATCGAAAAATAATTTCCGTTGCTGCTCGAAGCTGGAGCGTTTGACTCTCCCCCAAATCTTCTAATTGACCTTGAATCTAGTCTCACAAATTTAGATGATAAATTTGTAGAATCTCCGGCAGATCCGTTCGCAACTATCGCAAAATTGCTTGGATCTCGTGATAGACTCTGATAATTTTGATTTGAAGTTCCACCGGGCCAAGATGAGACCAAAAAATTAGTCCCGGTCCCGTCAGCTTGAGGAACGCACGAAAGCCCAGCAAATTGAGCGCTAGAAACAGCCGGCTTAAATTGCATCTGAACGGATCCCGTGAATGATCCGACAGCGTATGTGTCTGTATACGGGAGGTTAAAATTGTGATTAAAAGCGGGAGTATGACGAAGAATTCCTTGTGGAGTAGACCCAGAGTTCCAAAATGCCATAGAGCTTGAAAAAATTAAAAACCTAGAAGATCCTGATACATCAGCTAAGCTGTCTAGATTTCTAGATTGCCTGGACTGTCTATAGGCAAAAAATGTATAATTGTCTATATCTCTAATCGATCCACTTTTGACATAGTTGGCTAAACTTGGAAAATGAGAAGAAGGTGCTACTCCACCGTTTATTCGCTGAGCCTCAACTTCATCGAAGCTGACTTCGACGGATTCTAGAAGAAATGGATAGCTGAGATACTCACTTAGCTTTATTGATTGCGAACTAGTCGCGTGATATTTTTCTAAACTCGGAGCACCGTAAGTGAAAATTGGAGATCCTATTTTCGGATATCCCAAAATTTTTAATTGCTCTTCATCTTCTCCGAATCCAACGTCAGTTGTGAATTGAAATTGCAGCGGGAAAGTTCCGCTTAAAGTCGATGGAGTTGAATTATCAATCGCATAATCATAGTATAACGGTCCGCCAGTTGCTGGATCGATAGCGCCGATCTGCTCCCAAACACGACGTGAGAAATTGTAATAAAGAAATCCTGTATTATCGTCAGAAACCGGCTGTCCTTCAGCAATGTTTCTACGACGAACGTTTCTCATCACCATCGCATCAGTTTGCGGTGTGATGTCTATCTCGATTGCAATCTTAGAGCGAACCGGAGATGTGAAACCAGGAAGAATATCAGGATCAGTACCGCTCAGGAAGAAATCAGTCGCAGGCATCGTTCGATTCTCATCGAATGGACCCATCTCCTCCACGGGCGAGTAATGCAGATGAGCAGGCTGCTGGAATGAGCGGATCGGGGCAGTGATCGATATGTCAGATTGCTCACCGAGGATATCAACTGACTGCGTGATGAATGAGCTGTTCCTCGGCAACATCATCGGAAAGACAGGGTTTCCGTTTGAGACGAAATCTATCGTTGTCCCGTCATTGAAGCTGATCGGACGGGTGCCAGATCGAGTTGGATCTCCAGTCCTTCTGACAGTCGGATACGAACCAGGATTATCATCAAGCTCGTTGAGCAGAATTCGAGGTGATCGAACTATGAATCCCGAACCTGTTACGAAGCTAGATCCAGTTACATCCTGTCTTATTCTCGGCATCTTATCTCTTCATTCCTGCGTATGTGATTGAATCAGTTCCCGGTGAGTCAGCCAAGCTGACAATCTGCCCACATCTCGATGATATGCTTCCACGTGGGAACATCTGATCTGTTGATTCTCTGCTAAGCAGAAGCGCAGCTCTGATCTCTCCAGATAGCAACTCAGCATTATCCTCCCAATCGCTCCCCTCAGTAAACGGGGTATCATTGTCTGATGGAGCTGACATAAATGGAGGCTGAGATAATCCCAAAGTGTCGTGCTCAAATATTTCATCAAGGTATGGTTCGACAGAGAGATCTACTGGAAATACAAAGTCGACTATCCTGTTGCTTCTCCTGCGAACATCCTCGGCTGCATTTGAAAGAGCTCCACGAACGTCATGAGATTCATAAGGCCAATCTATCGAATTTCTGGATGCTCTGGATCTGATCGTCAGGGGCTCAATCACACCGTCGTACGAATCGATGTTGTTGGCTGTTGTGTTTAGAAGAACCTGTGGATAGACTAGAGTCGATCCGTTGTCTTCTATGAATACAACAGGATCAAAACGTTGCATGTCCTCGTACGCAGAATCTGACGTAAACTCCCTGGGTACCCCGAAGGAGCGCTGCTCTGTCTCGAACTTAGGGTACTCTTCTACTTTCTCAGTTCCAACGTTTGTTGAAAAATTCTCATCGTAAGTTCTTAGATTGTCGACTCTTCTTCCGCCAACGACAATGATCGATCCGTCGCCGGATCTCATGACGGGAGTGATGCCAGCTCGATACTGACCGTAGGTACGGACCTCTACTCCCTGTAGAAAGTTTTCGACGGCACCTGACTCCGCCCCAATTTCGACAGCTGACGTTGCCAAATCTTACCTCCCAACTCTAACGACCGCGAACTCTCCGACTGGATCATCTTTGAATAGACGGACGTACGTTCCGTAGTTTAAGTATTGGACTTTAGAACGTTCAAGAGCGTGAGGTTCGATAACAAAGTTGGACCCTAGGAAACGAGTGTTGCTAGGAACAAAATTTTCAATCAATGAACCCATCGATAAATCGAACCACCTGAAGAACTCATACAGCTGCTTCATCTTTATCCTTTCTGTCAATCGGTTGAAGTAAACGTCCCTAAGCACTTCGAGTCTGACATAGTCAGGTGAGAATTGCATCTCAGGAGCACCGATAGCATCGTCAAGTTCATCAAGAGTTGCGAATATCTTGGCAATATCCTCATCAAGTGATCTGACGGCAGAAACTTCGATCGAGAAACGTAGATCATCGCTTGGCTCTTCTGATCTTGGTATTTCATAGACTGGAGCAGCAGATGCGTTAAGGTTAGGAGCTCTTTCTGGATCTTGTAAGCTGCGTATTCTGATCTTGTTGTCGACCGATGCTTCGTCAAATCTCAGAGAAGGAACTGAGGTCATGACACGCTCATTATCGATGACCCTTGAAGAATTTTGGAACCCTTGACCAGCAAGGTTGAATCCATTCTGAGAGTAATCGAACAATGATATCGAACCGTTGTTGTCAGAAGATGTGATTTCCTGACTTGCCCATGCATCGATTCTAAGTCTATCCCATGAGCCGGTTACGTTTGTGACAAAGTTATAGTTCAAAGCTGGATTTTCAACGCCTACCGATTCAAAATTCGTAGCATGCTCATTCAGTTCTGGAAGCGTGAGCTGCTTCGACCAGAATCGTACTCTAGCAACTTTTCCGCTGAAAATTGTCTGTCTAGCAGTGTCAGAAAAACTAGAAGAGTTCAGGAACGGATAAGCAGATGAGTAACCAACCTCCTGTGGTCCGATGCACAGGAACGTCCCAGATTCATTCAAGGTCGGAGACAAGGTGTTCCAGGCAGAACCTCTGTCGAATAGGCTACCGGTCACCAGGGTGCCCTCTGGTGATGTCGCAGAGAGCCTCGATGCCCACAGGTAGTATGATGAGCTAGCTTCGGTGTAAGACCCGCTTCTTCCGAAAGATATGTGCCAGTTCTCCCCATCGAATACGTTGCTTCCTGTGATCGTTAACTTCAGAAAATCGCTGCTGCTGAAGTTTGGAGCCACGTATAGATCAATTGACGACGTGGTGCTTCCTTTCGTTACGACAAGGTTGGAGACAATCCCGTGCTCACTAGATGGCAATGAATTTCCAGTGACGTGGAATCTAGCCAAGCTTTGCTCGGTGTTATGCTGAAGTCCAACACCGAATTTATAGATTGCCTCGTAAGACCAAGAGCCCGATGTGAAGAGACCATCAGAAGTAGTTCCGGCAAGAGGTGGACCTCCTGGCTCGTATCTTGAACCGCTAAGATATGAGCTTGACAAGAACGGAACATCAGCGTATATGCCCTGAGGATTTGAGGCTGTGGTGAAGTTGACCAATGATCCGCTGAAGTTCAAGAATCCCTGAACTATAGATCTTGGAGATCTTGTTGAAAGTATGTAGCCCGTGCTTTTGCCACCGTACTCTTTAAACTTCATGATGCTTTCAGGTTCAATTCCTGCAGCTCTGATCATAGATTTAATAGAGTGTATCGTTCCCTTAGACCTGACAAGTGAGGGAATCTCTTTCAATATGCGTCGCCATATAAGGTTTTGGGCGTACTGGTACGTTGATTGAAGCGTTCCAACGCTAGATCTGCTGCTTTCTCCCACGACTCCGAGCTCTGGGCCGACCTGAGAAAACATGTTAGGAAGCTGAATTCCATAATAATCAGCCAAAGCTGGCAGGAATTGATCAGAAACTGTCCCTACATCGGTGTATCCGACGTTTCTTAGCTTCGATATGTGATCTATGTAGCACTTTATTTCATCAAACTGCTTCGCCCAGACGTATAGAAGCGCAGATATGATCTGCACAGATCCAAGCTTGGTTTTACCAGGTAAAGTTCCCTCAGCATCGATCGGTTGACCGACCTCACCCTCTATCGAATCTAAATCGTAGAATTCCTGCTCTTGCTTGAGATAGTGCTGCGGGATCAGTTTCGTTATCAAGTTCGGATTATTGGCGTCGTATTCAGATCCTGAAGAGAGAAGGTTAGCATTTAGAGATACGACGTCCGGATGATCTGAGAATAAGACGGTGTTGTACTTCTCAAGTTCTGTCGACAAAGGAATTGAAAGATGCTTAACTCTCTGAGAATTTTGATAGTTCGATATGTTTGTGTGTAGTCCGTTGCCAGAATGATCGATTGCTAGATCACTGTTGGAATACGAACCAGTGGGCTCATTGAACTTGAAATAGACTTTAAGATCATCGTTTCTGTAATCAGGAAAAGAGATCATCTGATCGAGCTCGCCAGCGTTAAAATCACGATGATATATTCTAAACTCGTCCAGCGATCCTGAGAACCTCGATGCTGGAGAGAAAGTAAAAGAGCTCATCGTGTGATCGGTTCCTGAGCCGATGAGAAGCGAACTAGCAGCGAAGTCTATCTGTCCGAATCTAACTGAATCACTTGACGTCGCTGCTAGCTCGCCGTTTACGTATAATTGAACCCTGTCAACGCCCGAGGATCTATTATGTTGCGCCGCGAATGATATGAAAGATCCCTTGGGAATTGAAACTGACGCCGACATGTAGTTGGATGAACCGGAGCTCACGAACATGCAGAGCGAGCAGCTTGTTGTCAAAGCGCTGGAGGATAGTGCAACAGTGTAACCAGCGGCGGATCCATTGAGCTTTTGAGCTATGATTTGATTACCATTCGTGATCTCAGGAACGAAGAGATACGAAAAGACGGTGTAGGATGATAGCTCGGGGTTTAAGACGCTTTTCCCCGTGGTGTCACGTGACATTTCTGGTATGGTGACGCCAGCCCTATCCTTCACCTCAAGATGATTGGTTAAATCGAAGTTGAGATATCCGAGATACTTTGGCATCGAGTCATAAACGTATTTCTCGAACCCTGTAAGCTCATCAAGGAACTGCTCGATTTCCTCCCGTGTACCGTCAAAAGGAAACTCATTGATAACTTTCTCGAAAGCGACGTTGGTCTTAGCTTGAGCTGAATTGAAGAATGTATGATTCTCAAACTTTGACCAATCAAGAGGAAGCTGCTGGGTTGACTTGACTCCTGTTCCTATGGCATCGTATCTAAACGATGAAGAAGAGCCCACAACGTTGTTTATCACACTGCCCAACGTCTGCTCTATGACAGACGCACTGTTTCCTCGAAGATTAGCTTGCGCTATATCTCCATGTGTGGGTCCGAATATCCCGGGCATCAGCTCTCCTCTATCCTGAACTTGAATCCTTGATCTCTTACTATACGCTCCGTTCCTCTGTCATTAACGAGATAGTCTATCGTGAAAAGCTTTCCAGAAGGAAGACCGTCGGTGCTCATGTTGAAGAACAAGCCCGCAGAATCTGAGGATAGTTTCGTTCCTTGGTCGAAGGGAATGTAGACGTCATCAGTTCCATCGACTCTTACTCTGTATCTGACATCGCTCGGTATCACGCTCTTGACAGGCTTTTGAACTCTTGTCGCCGACGGTTCATAATCTGGATCATAAACAAAAACTTTAATCTTGTAAGCTTTACCAGAAACGTACGCTGGAAGAGCGTTGGTAGCTTTGATTATCAACTCTCGTGATGATTCAACGAATGCGCTTCTAATCGGCAACGAGCATGTTAAGTACGAAGAGAGGTACGTGACGCTACGATCTATGGAGCTCCAAGTCTCGTTAAAAACGATGGACCCGGAAGAATTCACGTGCTGAGACAGAGCAATCGTCCCAGTTACGTAATTGCTATCTTGAGCAGAAACGTACAGTTCAGCCGAATAGAGACCGGTCGACGGTGATGCACCGATCGAAACTTGAGAAGCGCTGACGGTTGTTGACCAGCTCCCGGTTGAAATTGTCAGAAGAATGCAGTTGTTTCCAGTCACTTCAATTGATCTGGAAAGAACATTTGCTAGATTAGAACCCACGTAATTTCGCAGATATAAAGATCCAGTAGAATCAAAGTAAAAATTCTCATGAGAATCATTGATTGAATCATCGAAAGATATCTCAAGTCGAGGTCTTAGAGAGTGCTCGATCACATGACGGCTAGCGAATCTCTTAACGAACCTCGTGACGTCATCAGTTTCCTGACTTCCGCTGAAGGATAGACGAAATCCATTATTTTGGATGGTCCCAGCGAGAGTAGCTGAAATGACGTTTGTCACATCTACGAAAAGATCTTCATTTCCATCTTCAAAATACTGCCAATTTTCCAAGCTGATGAGACCAGAGCCCAAATCTCCAGATGCGTAGTAGTCGACGTTGTCTCCTATAGATCCTGAAGCTTCAGCTCCGGACATAATCCACAAATTTTGATCGGATGAACTTAAGAAATTTGATGCTCCGATGTCTGAGTACGCAGAAACGTCTCTACCGTAACCCTCTGAAAATGATCTAGCCAGAGGGAACGTCGATACAGTGAAGTTGTATGGGACTGGAAGACCTGATGATACAGACTTAAGTCTTATCTTCGCTTTGAATGATGGGTCATTCACATTCAAAAATGACGAAGTTAAAGAGCTCAGCTTTGATAGGTCAAATTTTAGTAAAAGACGTGATAGCTCAATTGCAGGAGATGATCCAGAGATAGTCTCGTCATAGAGCTTGAATAAATCAAGAGTTCCAGCGCGTCCCACATTGGAGCTAATCGATCTGGAACCATCAACAATTTTATTCGTTATGTATGTATCCGCCGAGGCGGTCAGCAGCATGTACATTAGAGAGCGCTCCCGATGATGTCGTTGTTCGGATACTTGAGCTCGAATATGCTACCAGGCGGTCCATAAACTGCTCCACGAACCGTGCTTTGTCCTACATTCATAGAGTTAACTGAATACGTACGACCCTGAGAGCTAACGGCGATATTCTCTATTTTTAGATCAACTAGAGATAGAACACCAGCGCTGTTTATGATCGTGCTTTGTATGTCAGAGATTAATATCGGTTGATCGATCTGGAAGTTATCAACCGTTAGCATACCGACCAAGCTGTTGATCACATTCTGCAGGACTAGTGGCTTGTTAGCGTTTGGATTAACGATGATAGAAAATCTAACTCGGAAGTTTATCACTTTCGCGTCTAGAATGTCAATCGCATCGTTGATCAACCTAAATTCATTTAGGTAAGTTCTGAGATTCTTCTTTAGAGTATCTGTCGCCGTCGTCAGATAACCATTTGTGTCTTTTGCGCATACGTAGAGTTGGCTTGACAGCGGGTTATTCGGGTTAGGTCTGACACCAGCTCTGTACACTCTTCCCAGCTTAGACGGTAAAGTATAAACTCTGGCTATCAGATCTTCCTTCGTAACGATTCTATCCTGCCTGCTGCGAGCTGAGGGTATTTGAGATCTCAGCTGCTCAAGAGTTAGCGCATTATCACCACCTCGAGCCGACAAATCATTTCTTACGTCTATGGAGGATCTAACGCCGGCTGCCACAGTTGATGTAACAGCATCTGGAAATTGTATTCTAAGAAGCTGAACAGCTCTGATGGTTTTCGATGCTACATTGTGGCTCAATCCGCCGCCGTATCTGTATGTAACGCTCAGAGTTGTTGAGCTTGGCAAAACTCCCAAAGTCTTTGTTTGAAGAAGAGCGTTGGGATCCAGGCTGAATCTCGAAAGAGTTGTCTTTCCGTATAACGGAATTGCCAGAGTCTCGGGATCTGGGATCGCATCATCTTCAGTTGTGAGTGCCTTGCCACCTCCGAATTGAAGGCTGGTGGTTCTAGTAGAGGGAGAAGAAATAGACACGAATCTTCTAGGAGCTGGTATCACGTCTATAGATCGTGAAACTTCTTCAGAGTCAGAAGATAGATTCGGAAAAGTTTTGAATACCGTGTCCTGACTTAAAGTTTGGACTTCGTAGTACTCATTTCCTTCCGCATCAACAACACTCATAATTTCGCTGACATCGGTGTTGTTAAGAGTTATCGTGAAAAATGGAGATGGAGAGTCTCCGATAGTGAATGTCTCAGTTACAACGTTTCCAGATGTGCAGACAACGTCCCTCTTGAGAATGAAGCTTGCTGGATTGTTGCTAGCGTCAACGTCTCCCACTACGTAAGTTGCTCTTAAATTTCCAAGTCTATCCGTTTCTGCAAAATCAACGTCCTCGGTCGTTGCGAAGGATATGCCAGACGAGGATGCGAGTATTGTGTTTTGGATGATTCGAGGGAGAGCGTTCGCGTCAGGAACGTAATTTCCATTTACCAGCTTAGATGGGACTTCTATGAATATAGTCACTGTTACGCTTGAGGGAGAAGCTCCCGAAGCTTTAATTCCCGCTTCCTGTAGCATTCTAGAAATGTTGTCAATTTCTATCGCAGTGCTCCATCCAAGCTCTCTAAATTGATGATCCATGTAGAAAGACATCGAGTCAGCCACGGTAGCTGCCATGTCTAGAAACAGGCCTCCCACGCTTGCTTCTGAGAAATCTTGGATCTTATCACCGAAATAAGTTCTCGAATAACGCAATAGATCAGCTCGAAACGAATCAAAGTCTCGAGCAAGGTAAGTTCTATTGCGAGCATTTCTAAACTGTTGATCTCCCGCCATTTATCCTCCGAATCTCATTGTCAACAAGAGACTCTGGTTTGCTATATTCGCGCTTGGAACAGAGTAAGTTATCAGCATTTTTATCAATGCTGTAGCGCCAGTATCTGAAATTTCATTAGTAAGTGAAAAATCTTCTAGCGTGATAAAGGGCATATACTTTTCAGTCGCGCTCTTTATTCGACGCATTGCCTCTTCATCAGCGTCTTCAGTTCCAAGCTCGAAAGCTAATGGAGCCAGATTCGCTCCAAAATCTGGGAACGCTAATCTTTCATTTTTGTTGGTGAGTATCAGATTTCTAAGATTATCTTTGATCTGATCTGCCAAAGATCGATGCATCTTAAGAAGTCCGTCATCAGTCGAACCGATTTCGATTGGAGTCTTGATTCCAATCGGTGGAGCGGTAACTCGCGCACGGGTTCTGGCGTTGTAGTCGACTGTCTTCTCGCCTACGCTTTTGAAACTGTAAGATTTTGCCTCGGCCATCTTTGAACACGTCCGCTATTAAATAGCTCGAAGCTAAAAATCACTCACCGTAGATAACAGTAGAAGCTAAAGTGTTGACCCTTAAGCTGTCAGATAACTCAACCTTAAATTGCGCTGATGTTGCTAGACGTTGGGTCAAATTTGTAATTTCAAGTCCCGCTGATGCTCCGAGCGCAGCTGCAGGAGGAGTAATTGTGGCTGCTGCAGCTCCGAATGTTGACAACGCTGATGACAACGAAACGACAGTATTGACGAGAGACTGATGCTCATCTATCATTCTACTAAGAAATGATGTCAGTTTGTCCAGCCTAATATACGGTTGAAGACTCAACGCGGATCCTTCTTGAACAGCGTATGGAGTTAACATGATTTTAGGAGACGCAAGCTGGATTGAACCATTTTCATCCATGATAATCGCAGCGCCATCATCAGCGGTAGGCTCTTTGATTATCTTGACGCTCTTACGTGATATCAATCTTAAATTGTCAGCTTTCGTAACAAAAAAAGATCCATCTTTCGCATCTTGATTGTCTACAATAGCTGGCCAAGTAACATCTGCCGGTGATTTTAGCGAGAGCAAAAAATCAGGACCTGTTATCTTGTCTGAGGCGGCAGTGATGTATATTCTAGCAGCATCATCGGCAAAATTTGCGTCACCTTCACCCAACGATTCATCAGAGCCTATGCGCTTGTCTATCTCTGGGTTCAGCATCTCCATCAAGACTGTTTTTGTCGTTGATGTTGCTTTTCTTCCTACCACCATATCGATGGCAGGCTTTCCTACCAAAATGTCATTAGTAGACTCGCTTTTATCGAGATCAACCAATCCCGTTCTTCCCCGCTCTTCCCCCAACATTATCAGCGAGTTATTGGATCCTTGCATGATCAAATCGCCAGGTCTTTTTGTGTACCTAGGGATCGCATCGAATCTATGAACTTGCTTGGCGTATTCAATAAGCTCAATCATTTCTGACGGATTAGTAGTTGGAGACTCTGTCGAGTCCAACTGCTTTGGTGAGCTCGTTTCATTAATTTGAGTCGTTTCTGATTCACGATCTGCGAACTTATCGCTGGTTCTTTTTTTTGTGATCGCAGAGCTTGTCGAAGTCTTGTAAGTTCTTCTATTATACGCGTAATTCACATCTTCGACATGTCTTGGACCGTGAATTCGTGATATCCAATATCCAATTGCTGATCTTCCGGGTGGGTTGTATTCTTCAAACATCACCCATACTTCTTCACCTGGCTTCACCGGCATTGAAAAATGAGAAGAAAAGAAGGGATAGCAGATCACCTCACCCTCGTCGCCTCCGTTAGACTTAGATTCTCCGTTCGATAGAATCTTAACGACTATAGAGTTTCTAGGAAGGTGCTTGAGATTCTCATCACCCGCTACTTTACTAGCGTACTCAGATACGGGTTTTCTAGTGCTTCCTTTTTGGACTGGGTTCGCCAAAACATCAGTCACTAAAGCGCGAACGAAGGCAACTGGCATTTGCTACTTCTTTATCCTATCGAATATGTCATCTTCTGATATCTGCTCAGTGTTTGTCTCAGAATCAGCGATGAGCTTGGCCAGATTAAGTAGCTGCTCATTACTTTTTGACATTCTCTCGAGATATTTTGTCAATGTTTGACCCAACGTAGCGTGGTCAGATGATGAACCGCCCATATTGGAATAAAGATCGGTGAAAAGGATGTGAGCATTCGTGCGATCAACAATCGCATTCTCGTATATCTCCTTCCACAGGAGCTTTTTCTTTTCTGATGCGCTCTCTATTGAGTCTAGAATATCAGAAAATTGCTCTACTTTCTTATCGTTGTCCTTCAACTTTTCAAGTATCTTGTCAATTGAACCCATCAGATGAAGTCTCCATTTTTAGCTATCATCCTGTATTGCTTTCTGATGGATGACATCGCAGAACCGAGCTGCTTCTGATTGAGATTCGAAATATTCTTAACATACACGAAAACAGCGCGCTTATTCAGGAAATCGAGATCATCTATCTGGGTGAAAACAGTTATGATGGCATCGATGCAAGACTGCTCATGAGGCTGATATAGATTTCTCTTTATCTTCTTCATCATATCAAGAATTAGCTCTCTTCGACCAGCTTCAATCATCTGCTCTTCTGGATTCGGACCAATTTGGCTGTTGTTGTAATACTCAGCCTCTCTAGAGTTGCTATCACGAAGATCTTCGATAGATACGAATCTCTTTCCCTTCTTCTGACGATTCTTGGAATAGATGACAAGCCAGTTTCTAGCTACAACGTTAAAGTACGAAAATGCTTTGCTGCCGCGAGACGCATCGAATTTATGAAGCGATTCGTATAAGAACGTGACGCAGTCATTCTTGAGATGCTCGATTGGTTCATTCGGAGCTGCAAATCCGTAAATGAATATGAGGCTCTCGACTAGCTTGTCGAAAGCCGGCATAATTCTGCCCACATAGATCTTATGCTTATCATCTATGCTAGCAGCAGCTTGGAATTCTTCGATCGCTTTCTGCGTTTCAGCGTCGAAATACAGAGTACCCGTTCCGTTGCCCCTCTTAACTATCCGTTTTGCTGCTGCCACTCTCTTCCTCTTCTTCTTGGATCGATGTTAGCTGGTTGGCTACGTAAAGTATCGCCTCTCTTGACTTTTTTATATCTTCAACAGCGCGCTTGATCTCTGGTGAATCATAAAAGAGTGGTACTTTCAGTATCTTAGAAATAGAATTATATCTCTTATCTAAAGCGTCAAGTGATTCTTCGATCGCGTCTTGAACACGCAACATCGTAACGCCAAGCTTGTAATTGTAATACAATGACGCTATCAATGCTATCGTCTCTATTGTTAGAAACACGATCATGAATATCATCACTTTAAAATATCTCCGATTGCATTCTCATAAAATTCGTTAATTGCCGAAGGATTGTGAGAATTAATCAAAACTTTAGATAAATCAGAAGCCCATTGTCTTGGATTTTCAGGAGAACTCTTAAACTTTCTAACCTTCTTCTTAAAATCAGACTCCCTGACCTCGGCCCATTTCGTTCCAGCAATCCAGATATTATTATCAACTCTAGTTTGGTGTATCTGAGTCATGTCATATTCTAACTTCACGAACTTTCCCTTACTCATGAAGTCCATATGACCAGATTGCTCAGTTGCAATCACCGGGAGTCCGCTAGCGGCAGCTTCGAGTATCGGAAGCCCAAATCCCTCCCCTCTAGTCGGAGCAACTAAAGCTTTGACAGTACTGTGACGATAAAGACCTGCGATCTCAGAATTAGACATTATACCATGAATGACATGAATCTTTGGAAAAGGACCACGACGAACTTCTTTCAAAGCTCCGCGTATCGCATTCTCAACGCCGTTCCAGTCGAGCCTAGTCCCTCGTCCAACATTCGTCTTCACGATGATTCCCACATCTGGATCATTCGCGAATTCTTCGCAAAGCCACTTTAGAGCAAAGAAGATATTCTTTCTATCATTGAAAGGGTTATTGCCTGTTAACGTCCCGACCAGAAGAAAATTGAACTTGGTCTCAAAATCAGCTTCAAATCTAGAATTTTCGTCTAACACTTCCGGAATGAAACTTTCTGGTACCACAACGATTGGAGTCGTCACCTCTCCAGTGCTTCGTAGAGTCTTTTCGCAAAAAGTTGACGGTACAACAACAAGGTCCATAGCGTTGCAATGCTTTATCCACTCCGGGTTGCATCTGTCTGATTCAACGACAGCTGTCACCCCAACGTTCTTGTGGGCAATTTCAGTAGACCATTCATTAGGAAGCTGGATTTGAAATGAAACGTCAAACTTCTCGCTGGGCTCTGAGCTTCGCTTCATAATCTCTCCGATCAATCCTCCCTCGGCTGATGGATTGACATGCCAGCTCGTAGCGCCCCATGGGAGTATTTGAACCTTGATTTCATCATTTGGATGCTTTGCCAGCAACCAACGAAATACCTGACGAGCGTGATTTCCATAACCAGACTCGCTGAGAAGCGGACCTCTTACCAGTATCTTCTTGCTCATAGCGTCACCTTCTTCCAGGTATTGTATCGCGTCTTCCAATTTTCTATCGTCTCTTTCAAAGTTTCATCCCAACGATTTATCACATTATCGTAGGAAAACTCTTCCTGTACATAACGCCTTGCCTTCTCGCCCAATGCCTTTCTCTCGTCAGGGGAAAGCCTGTAGAGCTTCTCTATTGCCTTGGCGGTGCTTTCATTTGAAACGTAATCTTCGTAAATGTAGGGCACGACCTGAGAGCCAACGAGAGTTTGACTTTCAATCGGAAGAGCAACACCGTTCTCAGATCCATCGCGATGATCGATCACTTGACGTGTAAGACCACCTGTCGTTGCAGCGATAATCGGACGACCGCACTGCATAGCCTCTAGAGTTGCAAGACCGAAGCCCTCTGCGTACGAAATATTGATGCACGCGTCAGAGATATTGTGAAGAACATTCATCTTCTCAAAGTCAATACGATCAGTCGAGAAAATTACGCTGTCTTGAACGCCGAAGAGCTTAACCACCTCATGCAAATTTGGACCTTCCTGATCTAGAGGATCGGTGTGCATGATAAGAGTCGCGTCTCGCTTTCCCTCTTTGTTGATCTTCTTAACGAAGATCGACCAAGCCTCGATCACATCGCTAGGACGCTTTCGACGAGCATTTCGATTAACCCAGAAAAGAACAAAATTGTCCTTCTTACTTGGGCCTAAAATCTCAACCTTTCTAGCGAGCCTCTGCTCATCAGTCAGAGGATAGAAAATCTCTGGAGGTAGAGCGTGAGGTATGAAGTTTGTCTTCTCGGGAAAATCCTGCTTGCAGATCTCATACGTGAGATACGAGTGGCAGTTGATCAGATCCGTAGAATCATAAAATGGAGCGTTGAAGGTCGGCTTTGGCCAGTTATCCCAGACATGCCACCACGCGATCGGGCAGACCTGGTGGATTTCATCCTCCATCTCAAATAGCCATACGAAAAATCTAGGGTCAGTGAATATGAGAATAAGATCTGGCTTCTCGGTTGCTAAAGTGACTCTTAGCATCTCCTTTGTACCGAAACCGTCAATAGGCTTGATGATGAAATCATCATTCACAACGATGGTTCGATAATCAGAGTGCTTGATAGCAGCTCCGAATTGCCTAAATGTCCATCCACCTTTCTTCAGTAGACCATTCACCAAGTGTCTTGTTTGCGTTCCGACTCCAGAGGTCGACAGCGCGTGATCAGACAGGATTAGAACTTTTTTCTTCTGCAAGAAATTTTCCTCTTTCGAAAAATTAAGAAGAGAGAACCATAAGTAAATCTAAGTGCAGTGCTCTGTGTTGAGGTAAGGGCAGTACTGACAAGACTGTCGGTTCTTAATCTTAGTCCCCTTTCTCATGCCTGCGATCGTATTAGAAACAAGCTTATTGGCTTTCTGCATCGCAACCGGTCCAACAGAAACTGTGAAAAGCTCAACTCTCTTTCCAGCTTTAGCTCCCTTCTTAAGAAGCACGTAGCCGCATTTAACGTATCGAGCTCCATCAAAAAGTTCCTTATGCTTGTTCATAAGATACGACTTGTATAGAGCAACCTGAGCTAGAGTCAGAGGATCCTGCTTCTTCTCGATTCGCCAACCACCAGCTCCCGCAGTCTTCCAGTCGAGCACCCAAATATCATATCCACCCTTCTCTCGTGGTACTTTAATGATGCAGTCTACGAATCCCTTAAAGTAAGCATCACGATCTTCAATCGATTCGTAGAGTGCTTCCTCTGCAGCCACTGTCTCCCAACCAGGAAATTCAGAGTCAAGCCATCCGGGAACTTCCTCCAGAGCATCTTTCGCCCATGTCGCCCACTTCTCAACTTCTGGGAAACCCTTGGAATCCCATGCTGAAACGATGTCCATGAGACATCTGTCAACGTCCATCACTCGAGTCTTAAGATACCCTTCGCAAGCTGCGTGAACTGAAGTTCCAAAATCCAGATGCTCGCTTGGCTTATCAAGATTGATCTTCTTGATCTGCTGGAGATAGTGCCTGAATGGACATTCGTTCCAGCTTCTTACCTCAGAGTAAGAAACGTGAGCTTTTCCTGTTGGAAGAAGATTATCAGACAAGTTCCCTCCTGGACTTCTGCAGAGCAGATCCAACTACTTGATGCATATCATAATACTTGTACTCAGCCAATCGACCTCCGAACAGAACATTAGACTCTAGATCGGCAACTTCTTTGTACTTTCGATAAATGTCAGTGTTCTTTTCATCACCGATCGGATAATACGGAGTCGCGCTACGATCCCAAGCAATCGGATACTCCTTGGTGTAGATCGTGCTCTTCAACTTATCCAGCCGCTCTGGTGTGAAATGCTTATGCTCAGTGATACGAGTGTAAGGAACTGAGGCATCACCGTAATTTACGATCGCATTTCCCTGAAAGTCTCCGTCTCGCTTCTCTTCTTCAAACCGAAGAGAGCGATACTCCAGATCGCCGAACTTGTAATCGAAAAACTCATCGATCTTTCCAGTGTATACGACTCTCTTCGCCATCGAATTCCACTTCTCACGATTGCTGAAGTAGTTTTCACCAAGAGCGACCTCACAGCCTTGCAACATGTTGTTGAAGATGTTCGTGTATCCCTCTTTTGGAATTCCCTGGTATGTATCGTTGAAGTAGTTATCGTCAAATGTCAACCTGATAGGAAGACGCTTGATGATTGAAGCTGGCAGATCTTTTGGATCACGCATCCATTGCTTCATCGTGTAACCGCGGATGAAGATATCGTAAATCTCGGGACCGACCTGAGAGAGGATCCAATCCTCTAGATTAGCAGGATTCTCGCAAGGAATACGAACAGCCTCAAGCTCTCTCATCGCTTCATCAGGAGTGTTAACACCCCACACCTGATGCAGGGTCATCAAGTTGATCGGGAACGAGTACATCCTATTTCTATACTTGACCTTGGGACGAAGTACGAAATTATTGAACTCAGTGAACTGATTCATAAACTTCCAAATTCTGTCATCGGAAGTATGAAAGATGTGCGGACCGTACTTATGAACGTCGATTCCGTCACGACGCTCACTGTAGCAGTTTCCGCCTATATGCTCTCTTCTATCGATTAGAAGAACGCTCTTGCCCTTGCTTCGAGCTTCATGGGCGAAGACACTACCGAAAAGACCGGCACCAATAATGAGATAGTCGTACATGGCTTATATTAAACCACGTACGACTACTTTTCAATTTAATTCTACTTGAAGCTGTTTAGATAATCTTCAAGCTTTACTCTTGGTTCCCAACCTAGCTCATTGAGAGCTCGATTGTTATTCGCCAATGTTTCACGAGTTTCTCCGACTCTCTCTGCAACGTGAACTGATTCGCCTTCAATCATTCTTGCAAGATCATTGATAGAATAATTTCGACCAGTTCCGATGTTGACAGGACCGACCACCCATGGCTTCTCAGCAGCGATCAGATTAGCTCTAACTGCATCGGTGATGTGTGTGAAATCCCTTCTCTGATTTCCATCACCCACGATTGTCATCGGCTCACCAGCCGCTTTTTGACGCATGAATAGACCCATAACTGGTGCGTACTCACCCTTCAAGGGCTCGCGAGGACCGTAGACGTTGAAGTAGCGAAGAGAAACTGTGGAGAGACCATACAGCTTGGTGTACAGCTCACAAATCTCCTCACCCTGCCACTTGGAAAGAGAGTAGGGAGTTGCGCATCCCTTCGGAGCGCTTTCAATAAAAGGTGGTTTGGAAGCGTGACCGTAGTAAGAGGAAGATGCTGAGTACACAACTCTCTTGACACCTGCCAGCCTGCTTGCCTCAAGAACCTCCTGTGTTCCCAGAACGTTGACAGAGAAGCACTCGGACGGGCTGTTCACAGTCGGCTGGATTCTGGAACGAGCTGCAAGATGAAATACGTAATCAACGCCCTGATAGAGCTTTCGAAACTCAGTGCTTCTAATGTCACCCACGAAATTACTCGCGTTGTCATTCCAATAGAAAGCATTGTTCTGAGGAGCCGACTTGTCATCGATACAGATAACCTCATCTCCTCGATCGATCAACGCATCAACGATATGTGAGCCGATGAAACCAGCTCCACCCGTCACTAAACATCTCATTACTGCTTCCTCTTGCTAACAGCGCGCCCGAGCTGCTTCTCCCAATCCCTGTCGTCAGGACCACGAATCTCAAGATTCTTAGCCCAAGCTGCTTGCATCACGATCGGCTTAACATCGTAATGACGAGCGACGCTCATCAACGCGTTGATATCCTTTGGGAAGCAGTGACCGCCGAATCCACGTACGTAACGACCATCGTGAGTTGGAACTGGACCTGGCACCGACCAGTGAGAATCGCCGAGACGACGATCAAACTTAGCATACTCAACGACCTTATCGTAGTCAATATTCAGACCATCATTGTCAAGAGCCTCGCAAATCTGCGCAATTTCGTTAGCAAACGACACCTTAACTGCCAGCATGCAATTAGTCACGTACTTAACCATCTCGGCAGTCGTAGAACTAGTCTTGACAATTGGAACCTTTGGGAAAGCGCGCTGGAATACGTTCTTCACAGTGTTGATATGCGGGCGTGGTCCGCCAAGAACGATGCGATTTTGCTCTCGCATATCATTCACAGCATTCGCTTCAGTTAGAAACTCTGGATTGAAGACGACATGAAGACCCTTGTCATTGAACTTCTTATTCCAGATCTCGGTCGAACCGGGAGGAACCGTAGACTTTACCACGGCAACTCTTTCGGGAGAATCAGACGTGTAAGAAGTGTTAGCGATCTCCGCCAAAACTCCCTCAACGATCGAAGTGTCCGCAGCACCGTCCTCGTACATTGGAGTCGGTACACAAACAAAAAATACTCCGGAAAAACCAGGCGTTCCCTCGCACTCTGTTACAAACTCTGCCACAGATCCCGGATAGATGATTTCATTTGAGTTATTATTTCGGAAGCCGTTCACTCCACCGCTAGCTAGCTTTCCAGCCTTGTCGTACACAAAAACATTCTCTCCTCGCTCAGAGAATACAGTTGTTAGGCTACCACCTACGAAACCTTGACCAATAACACCAATGCTCATTTTCTCTCCTTGATTGATTATCACATAAGAGAATTACGTTTTCAAATCTAAAATTGAATTTGCGATCTTTTTCTTAAGATCAGTAAGGCTGTAATCGTGATCTCTGTTGCAGAAATAGACTGACTTGCCGAGCTCATCACCGGTGAATCTCTTACCGACGTAGTCTGAACCTAGTATTCTGACGTCAAAATCTACTTTGGCTAGCAATCTACGAAGGTCTTCCTCGGTGTTGTAATACACGACATCATCAACATACTTCAGGGAACGAAGTATCTCAGCTCTTTCTTCCCATGATTGAACGGGCTTGCACTTGCTAGGTCTATCGACAGTGGGATCATCCTGCAGCGCTACAATCAAATTTTCGCAAATTGCCTTCGACTCCCGGAACATTCGAATGTAACCAGGATGTATTAGGTCAAACGACCCTGCGATTAGACCCGATTTATACAAGATGTCTCCAATTGTCTGTAATCCTCTTCATACATGAGCCGGGCTAATTGCTTGAATGTAGTTTTCGGCTCCCAGCCCAATCTCTCTCTTGCTTTAGAGAAATCTCCCTCGAGCCACGGAACTTCATGTGGTCTCTTAAGACGATCGTCTATTACAAGATACCTGTCGACGTCAAGGTCAGCGATCTGGAAAACCTCATCTAGAAATTCTCTCACCGTGTGAGTCTCGCCTGTTGCAATGACGTAATCGTCTGGCTTATCCTGCTGCAGCATCAACCACATAGCTTCTACGTAATCCTTCGCGTAGCCCCAGTCACGAAGCGCATCGAGATTACCAAGTGAAATCTTGTCCTGCAGTCCAAGTTTGATTCTTGCTGCTGCGAGCGTAATTTTGCGAGTAACGAATGTCTCACCGCGTCTGGGGCTCTCATGGTTGAAGAGGATACCTGAGGATGCGTGGATCCCGTAACCTTCGCGATAATTTCGGGTGAGACCGTGAGCAAACACTTTTGCGCAGGCGTAAGGAGAAGCGGGCATGAGACGGGTTTCCTCATTCTGGGGATGCTCCGGGTTATCACCGTACATCTCAGATGAAGAAGCTTGATAGAATCTACAGTCAGGCTGCATTGTTCGAATACATTCAAGCAGACGAAGAGGTCCCATCGCGACGGCGTCGACCGTCTCCTCTGGAACTTCGAATGAGACTCTTACATGTGATTGAGCTGCCAGGTTATAGACTTCATCGAACTTTTGATTCGCGAATAAACGATAGAATGCTCCAGCATCATTCATAGAGCCGTAAACAAGCTGAAAATTAGGATGGGTAAGAAGATGGTCGATTCTGTCAGTCGCGAGAAGAGAAGTTCGCCTCTTCATTCCAACAACTTTGTATCCCTTTTCAAGCAAAAGCTCAATGAGATACGATCCATCTTGACCCGTGCATCCGGTCACAAGAGCTGTCTTCATTTCTTAATCTTAACTCCTCGAACGTCTGGGTATCTGTCCGTGAACGACTTTATTGTCTCTCGTAGACCCTCACGAAGAGGAGTATACTCTCCGCTCCAACCAAGGGATATAAGCTTCTGGTTGGAAGATGGCTTCTCGTATTGACCGTCTGGTTTTGACGTATCAAATCTCACGTATCCTTTATAGCCTATTTCTTCTCCGATCATTCGAGCGAGGTGCTCGATAGAGACCCAGTCGGGATTACCGATATTGACAGGCTCATTGCCATCATAATTCTCAGAAAGCCAAAGAATGATTCTTGCAGCGTCTCTAGCAAATGTGAACTCTCGAATAGGTCTACCAGTCCCCCAGATGATGACCTCATCTCTTCCTTCGATCTTCGCTTCGTGAAATTTCCTAATGAGAGACGGAACAACGTGCCCGCTGTTCAGATCGTAGTTGTCGTTCGGACCATAGAGATTGTTTGGGATGACCGAGATGAAATTACATCCGAACTGCTGACGATAAGCACGACTCTGAACCTCGAGCATCCTCTTAGCATAAGCATAACCGAAGTTAGAATGGTGAGGAGGACCCATATGGAGTTGATCCTCCGTGAGAGGATAATTCACGTAAGCTGCATCTGGATAGATGCAAGTTGATAGAACTGATACAAGCTTTAAATTGTCATGCTTGCAAGCTTCAAGAATGTTCATATTCATTCGAACATTATCATCAAAGAAGTCTGCAACATAGTCGGTATTTGCTTTCACACCACCAACTCTTGCAGCGCAGTGTATGACAGTGCTGAATTTACCATTCGGACAGAGTCTTAGTTGGAAGCTATTAGTAAGATCACAATCTGTCGATGACATCCCGATAGAATCGGGAGACAGTTTCATGATCTCGCTTCCAAGTAGACCGGTTGAACCAGTGATCAGCTTCATGATCTAAACAATACCCAAGCTCTTTCGTCTTTTTCATCGTAAGTTTGAAGAAGACCGTCATTTCTATAATGAAATAATCTAAGCTGCGTGTCATAGCCGATCATGTATTTCTTATAGTAAGGATCGTCTGAGATATGAGAATATCTGCTTAAATCAGTTCCAGAATATTGGAATCTATCGTCGTCTATGATATGAACGCAATTCATAACACCTGACCATTTTTTCAGATTGATCATAGACTTTCCGCGTGTCTTGAACAGACCGTCAATGCCTAATGCTTTTCCGCGAACTCTAGTGTCCTCGCTCCATCGGTGAACGCTTTGCTCAATGACTGATCTATTGAGGTCAATAGGACATCTCATATCGAAAGATGCGAGATAAATCTTCGGAGTATCTGATGGCAGAGTGATGATGTATTCTTGAATCGTGCTCAGGCTAGTAGGAACTACGAACTCGTCAACATCGATACAAGCTGCCCAATCGAAATCTTCTTGCTTAAGAATGTGACATCCCCTTCTTAAGCTGTCCCTTATTCTGACCTGAAGCTCTTCTGATCCTGCGTAAGTATTTTGATTCTCTGTACTGAACTTAGTACCATGATCAAGAGCTTTTAAAATAGAAACTCCAGGGATACCAGCGACAACTTCTTGCAAATTGTCGGTCGATCCATCATCGAATATGATGAATCTTTCAACTCCAACTTTCTTGTGAAAATTTATCCACTCTAAAATTCGTCTTGATTCATTCCTAACTTGAGTGACTGCGCCGATTTTCATTTAAGAAATTACCCACTGTAGAATTTTGAAACTATATTTCAGACCAAATTCTTTTAAACTTCAAAAATTCTTCAGCGGCTTTTTGAAATGAAGAGCCAGTTACCTCGACGCATAAGCTTGGAATTTTCTCATAAAGCTTTTTGACTTTTTTAAGAGTGTCAAAGTTTATAGATTCTAAGAATTTGTCAGAGTAATTTCTATCAGAAATATGAAGAGAGCGAATTGCTCCGACGTAGATTTCATCTATTTCGATAGGCTCGTCCAAGAACACATGAAAGTTTATGTTACAGCTCTTGTATTTGTTGGAAGAAATTCTTTCATGAATTTCTACTGCGCTCTGACCCCAAATTCCAGGGAAAGCATCTAGATTCTCTATCAACAATTTCTTACCGTGATCATGACATATCTCATCCATCACTTTTAGTGCCCTGACGGTAGCTTCAATATCAGAGCGTTGCTTAGGAGAGCCTAGAAGAAGAGAATCGCAAGAAAGATAATCTGAAGCTTCAATCAATTTTTCGATGTGGCATCTCAACAGATCTAAATCGTAGAATGAGCTCTCAGATCCAAAGAAGATACTTTGCAGAGAATTGCAGACAATTTTTTGAGACATCAAATCATTTGACATCTTTTTTAGATCTTCTCTGCTCGCAGTTGCAATTTCTTTATGTCCAAGACATGAAGTTATGGAAACATCCAGCTGCTCAATTTCAAACTTGCTCAAATTTTTTAGATCTGATTCGTTAATTTGAAGACCTGCCGTCGTTATCCCAATCATGTATGAACTCCTTAATATCATTCAAGGTTTGATCTTTGCTCAAGTAATATCCAGACTCGAAGAATCCGCTCTTCATATTGTATCTGGGACCTTGATTGACGTTATTCACTGATGATAGCTTATCCGGAAAGAACGTTTCAATAATTTCTGACGTGTTAATAGGCTCTGTTGAAAGATTCAAGATGTTAATCTTTTCTGAGAATTCAATGATGCTTTTCAAGTGCCTCAAATCAAACCACTGAAATGATGAATTTGATCTGATCTCATGGAGGTTATTGCTATTCATGAGATCGAACATGTAATTCTTCTCCAGAAATTTTCCAAATAGAGCCGGGAGTCTGATCACACTAGCGTCAAAGTGATCCAGAAGAGCTCTCTCTATCATTCTTCGATTTTTACCGTAGGCATGATTCGAATATTCATCACAGAGTTCATTATTGACGTTAGATGGATCGTTAAAAACGTCCACGGTCGAAAAATGATAAATCTTTCTTATCTTCGATGATGTGAGATGATCAATTAAAGATAAGCAATTGTCCTCATCGATTTTTGGAGAAGCATTTGCAATCCACTTTTTTGCGCTAGGAGCAGCACAGAACACTACATCATGTTCTTCTTTTCTCAAATCATGAACATTCTTACTATCAAATTGCTTAATTTCAAAATCGTTGAATTGCTGGACCAGGTGCTTAGCGACTAATCCCTTTCCTATCAAAGTGATTTTTTGCATATGTTACTATCTCATTTGAAACGTGACAGACGGTTGTAATTTTCCCTTGAAGAATTGAAATCTTGTTTCCCGAAAAGGTGATATCACTTGTTCTGACATCGTTTTTATCATTCAACCTCTTCACTTTGTAGCTCAGATATTGACCTATCGGCTCAAATTTCATCTTAAAGAAATCAGAAGACATCTCGATTATTTCTCTATTAGCTCTATCGATATCATGATCGCTCAAATTTTTTCTAAACTCTTTTGCTTCTAACAGAGAGTTAGACTTAAAAATTGGAGTCTTTTCAACATGAGATAGAGTGAAAACTTCTTCATTCTCAGTTGGATAAAGAGACGGGAATTTCCCGTCCATCACTGTAAATGCAAATCTTTGATCATCGAATGGATTCTTCACAAGAGATAGAATGCATATCTCATACTTCATAGAAGTTTCAGACGATAGAGAAAAATCTCTGTAGCTACAGTTGATGATCAGATCATGCTTCAAACTTTCTACGTTCTCTATTTCATGATTGAAGTGCAATGTAACTTTATTAGATTTTGCAATATTTCTCGTTACTTTCTTTCTGATCGCTGAGTTGTTCAAGCCCTTTTCATCAACCAAGAATCCTGCTTGAAGCATATCAACTTTTAGATATCGTTCATAATCTTTAAGAGCTACTTCAGATATGTTGTGTGACTCGAAAGTTTCGGCAAACTTTTTCGAGTTAGTCAAGCTGTTGTCTTTAGCTATTAGATACAGGTTGCTTTCGATTGGAAACGTGCAATCATTGAACTTTTCCATAAATGAAGCGTTTGTTGACAGTATTTGCTTGATCGTTTCTGATGAACGTGGGTAATGATAGCCCATATGAAGTCTATGCTGATTGTTGTAAGAAGCTTCACGCATCAAATCAGAATTTTTCTCATATAGATCAATTCCATCAACAAAATCTAGAGCAGCCAGATCAATTGAAATCTGGCACCCAAACAGTCCGCCCCCTATTACTGCAACATTCATTTTCTAGAAATCTCGTCCAACAAAATTCTATGATATTCTTGCTCAAGTGACCTGTTATTCTCGAACTTTATTCTTGTATGAGTAGCCCTAGAAGAAAAATCAATGACTTTTTGTATCTCTTTTGTCGCAAAGAGAACATCAACTCGTGGTATCTGCTGGATGTTGATGCCCATAGAATCAAGAACTTTCCCTATGAATATGTCATCAGTTCCTGGATAATTGCTACAATCAACTTCATCGACAAAATTCAGAATTCTTCTGATCAAATCTTTGGAAAAGATTGCCCCAGCACCGGATGGAAATTCAAAATTTGATCCGTCGAATGAATGAATTCCTGTAAGCGCTTTGCAATCGAAACTTTCAGTATCATTGCACTCAGATTCTAGCTTTTTAACGTTGACAAACGTAGAGAGATTTGTCACAAATGCAAAGTCAAAATCATTTGACTCTCTAAAGAAAAAATCAAAAGCCGACAGAACTTTCTCTTTTAAAGACCCCCAGTAGTTCTCTTCATGGCGCACCCAAAGCGTATCATCATCTAATACGCATCTTTCTGCTATCCCAGGATCAGCTTTAACGTAGATGAACTTAACATTTTCAGAAGTTTTAGAATTTTCTCTTGATAGAATCTCAAGATTTTCATATAAATCGTTGTGATAATCTACGAATCTAGAGTCGTGGCTTTTCACAAGAACAAGTATTTTCTTAGAAGCCACATCACGCTCCAAGGATTAAATTAACAAGCCGATCTATCTCTTGCTTATGCTCGTGATAAGGACGAATGCTATGAGAGTCTACATACACATCTGAATTGAGAAGAGCATCCTCACTGTATCTCCAATTAGAGCGATCTATTCTATGACCATGACGCTGCAAGAAAACAAAATCGCTTTTGTCGCTGTGATTCACGATTTTCATAGTAGCGTATGATTCATCTATGCCCCACAGATTGAAACCCATGTGATCAACATGCAAGAGTTGATCCTGATAAGAAGTCAGCTCTTTCAAAGAAGAGTCAAACTGATCAGGCAGCTCAAGAACTTTCTTGAAAGACTTTCCCTTGGCGACATGATAGCAGCTCGGAAGTGAACCATTCGTGACCGGATTCAAATGAACATACTTCTCGCTGTCAATTGTCGAGAGCTGATCCACAAAATATCTTTTAGAGATTGGAAACATATCAATATCAGATATGACAGAAACTTTCTCTGGGTGCAGAGTCGGATACCAGTATCTCACCCATAGGCATTGAAGATAAGTTGGGACACCAGCAACCGGATCAATGTTGATCACTGTCCCGTATCTTGTGTCAAAATCATTGATGTTAAAAGACTCTTTGTCTTTCAGAACAAGAAGGACTGGTTCAATACCCATCTTTTCCTTCCAAACTTTGGAGACCGGAGACCAGAAATCAGAGTAAAGCTTATTATCATCAACGCTGTGAATCGCAAAATCTATTTTCATGTTATAAGCTCCTCGATTTAGTTCGCAGTCTTCTGAAGCCAAAGCTGATATGCTACGTTAAACACGTTTATCTTATGCTGATAAGAAAAGATGAAAGCATCTACTGCGGGCTTAACGTCAGAAATTGTTGTCAGCTTACCGCCCAGATAGTCATCGAATATCATGACACCGCCCAGCTTCAGAAGTTCAAAGCAATTCACTGCATCAAACATCACGTCACAAGCCATATGACTTCCATCAACGTAGATCACGTCAAACTTCTCGCTGGATGTCAAAAGTTCTGGAAGAGCTGTAGAGCTAGTCTTTTGAATCACTCTCATCTTTTCGTGCCATTCTCTTGTGTTATTGTCGAATCTTTCGCGAAGATTTCCAAGATCAATTCCAGAATGTTCAACTGATCCAGTAAAAGGATCGATGCAAGTAAGACGAGAAGAATCGTGAGTTAGAACGTTTTCCATCAGCCAGCAAGCGCTTCTACCCTCGAAAGATCCAATCTCCAAAAAATTTAGATTCTGCTGATCTGCAAAATTTTGTCTAATGATCTGATCCCAGTAGGGCAAATTAGAGCTGAACCAATCTTGAGTAAAAAGCTTGTTAGACATTGACAAATCTCCCTTATTATGATTTCTATTATCTTAGATTCAAAGACTTCTGATATAGCTCATTCATTTTCTGAGAATTCATATAATGAAATGAAACGTTATCGTTGCTAACATCATATCCGGTGCTGTCTGATCTAAATTTTTCGCTATGAATTAGTTCAAAACTACCGATGTTTCTCATCCAAAGACCAATAGAGATGTCACTATTATACGCTGTCGCAAACTCTACGTTAGATCTTAGATAATTTCTAATTGCTTTGAAGCCGACGCGATTTATAACAAAACCAGCGCCGCCGCTAGGGTAGTCAACCGGAAGATTACAGTCTTTTCCTCTAAGAGACTGTAGCGGCATGCCTTGCTCTAGAGCCTCTTTTTGACCGTAGTTTCTAAAAATTCTTCCAAGACACTGCGGTTTCTCATTAGACATTTCACAATTCTCTATTTCTTTCTTAAGTGCCGCAATATCGACGTAAGTGTCGTCATCTTGGAAAAAATAGAAATCAAACTCATCATGAGAATTGCAAGACATTATGCCATATGCTAACTTAAATGGCACGTACTGATACCCAGTGGGTATTCCCAGGTACGCGATGGAGTCACTTCCGAATGAGTCTCCAAAAAACAAGTAAGAATCACAATCTTTCGCGTAAGTTTGACGGATGGTGTCTTGAAGACCAGCGTTCTTATCGCATGTGATGATCAAATTTTGAATTTTCATATTACAGACCGGCTATCGCTATTAGATGCTTAGATCTTACATCGTAGCTGTGATAATTTTCAGATCTCACTCGTCCGAGATTAGCTATTTTTTCTCGCTCACTGTCGTTTTTGACAAAGTGATCTATCAAATACATTAGTTCGACTGCATTATGATACACGACAATTTCTTCATTAATCTTGAAAAGTCTTTCAAGATTTGGAGTGTAATTCGTGATTAGCATCGCTCCAGAACCAGTAGCTTCAAAAGTTCTAAAATTGATGTCATCAGCTATGTTTATGTTGAAAGCGATCTTATAGCTTGAGAGAGCTCTAACCATGTCGTTTCCAATCACAAAAATATCTTTTTTGAGATTAAATTTTTGAGAAATGAGATTAAGCCAGGCCTCTCTGTCTCCGATAAGAGAGCCGCAGAATCCAATATCAACATTTCTTTCAATGTTTTGATCTGGCTTGATCAAATCAGAAGGATATCCATTCGGAAACCACACTGCAGATCCGACCATTCCCCTGAAATGATCAATATGATGTATGTTAGACATTAGAAGAGCGTCAAACTTGTGCTTCATACAATGAGCTTGATGATTCTGAAGAGCACAATGAGAATCAATGCTCCAGAACATTTTCTTTCCCTTGAAACCAGAGATATCTGGGTGCCATCCTGAGTCATAATTCTCAAGGCTCAACAAAGCATCGCAATCTTTCGAAACTTCACGGAAAGGAATCGAGAAGTTATCGTAGTTTAGGCCCCATACAACTGCCTCATGTCCGGCTCTCTCGATGCCGCGCTTAAGACATAAAGCTTCTCTAAACTCCCTATTTGCTTCATTTCTTCCGCGCTCTTGTATTAGCAAAATCTTCATAGAGCAGCTCTCAATGCAACTTTTTGTTCTTCAACAGCAACATCATTTTCATCGAATGCTAAGCCTACAAACTCATCATTAACACGATCGGTTGGAAATGGAATCTTTTGAAAAAATTCATCGTGAACAATTGAAAATTGAGCAACTTTTGGATACACAACTTCGCGTAAGAAATTTTGATCTACCTGCCAGAAATCTCCCTTCACATATTCGCGAATGAGATTGCTCATGTTGCTGAGAAGTGGAGCTCTCACTCCCCACATTCCTCCCAAAATTTCAGTAGCGTGATGAGGATGATCTCGCATGATATGAAACATCGCATTACTTCCGAGCCACTGCTTCACCGCAGCCACCTCACGAGCAGTTATCCTACTGTCGCAGTCTCGGCTGATCATAACATCGACCTCAGGGTCAGAAGCAGCTTCAAATCTCCAGAACATTCCCGTCCAATCACCGGGCTTCTTCATATCAATCACATGAGCACCACGCTCATGAAGACCATTGATAGTTTCAACAGGCGTGTTAGTACCCACATAAAATCTAGCCTGCCACCCAGGGTATAGCTCGCTGACAAGCTCAGCATTTCTGAGAGCTCCAACGTTGTACTTCGGATTATCTCCCCACAAAGAATAAGAAACCACTCTCATCCGTTCAGCCCGAACATGTTCTGAGCTCTTTGAGCAAACATCATATGATCTCTCATCACATGTTGATTGTTGACTGCGTACGTCATATCGATAGCCTCCTTGGTATTATCCGGATGCTCGTGGCGAATGATTACATCATCCACGTACGTTTGCTTTCCAAGAGCAAAAGCAACCTGCATGAACTCATTATCGCAGTAGAATGAGACGTAATCAGGATGGTAGAGGTATCCGAAACGATCGTAGTATCTCTTTCCCAAAACGATAAGAGTATTAAGCTTTTGCTTCTGATAACCATCTGAAAACCAGATAACTCCGTCCAGATCTGGGTAGTTTACCTTCATCTGTCGAATTATCTCGAGGTCGTATCCCTCTCTTTCTGGAATCATATCGTCTGATGCTAATAAGCAGATGTCAAAATTTCGTCCCGACATGTCAGCATTGATAGCTTGGATTTTCGTCTTGCTGCTACCATAGCAGACTTCAACGTTATCATACGATTCAAATCTCTTTCTAACTTCTTCATTGTTCATCGTAGAATCATCAAGATCACATGATACTAGGAACTTAATGTTCTTAGATCTGCTAAGATCTCTGTAGCGCTCGAGAACTGAGAAAAACTTCTCTGGGCGACCACGAGTCGGAAACTTAACGAGAAGATTAGACTCCAAACTTTCACGACCCGACATAATGTCCAAAGTTCTCTGCCAGAAAACAGCTCTTCTATTGTGAAGCCATCTGAGGATGTTTAGAGGTTCATACTCGAGCCAAGTCTCTCCGAAGTGTTGAACATTCTCGTTAGATACTACCTGACATCCTAATAACTTAGATTCAGTAACCATTCTATTAGAAACATCAGCTCCACGTGGTAGACAGACGAATCCTTCAGAATTAGCCATGGCTTCTAGAACTTGATCTGGACTCATATCCTTAATCAAGCTGAAATCTTTGTCGTTGTCGATCAACCACTTCTTTGCATCATCAGTTCCTTTGATCCAAGAATCTGAATCGAGAGTCAACCATCCAGACTTCTTTCTACCAGGAAGAGATTGAATGAGAGGAACAATTTTGCCGAAGAACTCATCTCCAAACACCGCTGAAAGAACTGAGCAGTTCGCATTTTTCAAGCTTGGGAATCTATCAAAGTATCGATTCATATGCTTCTGAGAGCAAAACCAGACCTGCTTAGCGTTTAAGTAGAACTGCTCAATGAGACGTCCCCAAGGTTCAGACTCACAATGACACTCCTCTTTACCTTCAGCTAGATGCCTTTCAACAGATCTCCATCTACAGAACTTATAGTCATGTTCAAACACGGAGTAGCTAATTTTAGAGACTGAAAAAGCGTATATAAGTGCTGGGTTCAATTGAGAAAAATTACCAAAGACCCAGTGACAGTTTGCGTGACTCTCTACCATCTCTTTAGTGAGATGAGCTGAGTGAACTGTAGCGAACGGAATCGGAGCTGAGCTGTGCAGAGCATCCATAGACAGCTCAGCCCCTCCTATTAGATCTGAGAGGAAAAAATCTTGAACAAAGACTAGACGTACATCATGCTTTTTTTGATCTGAAAATGGACTGCTGAACATAGTACGATTATACGTGATCAGAGCCAAAAGCGAAAATTTAGATGCAAAAATGGTCGGCACTTGGCCGACCACTATGCTCAGACCATTTGACTACTTCTCGTCAAGCTCAGGAACCGGTTCAAGAACAAACTTGTATCTCTTTCCAGTCTTGTTGAAACGGATCGAAAGGAAGTCTTCTTCTTCGATAAGAGTGTAATCTCCTCTATCGTTTCTGAGGTGCAAGTCGCCTGTGTAAATATTAGCCCATCGATTTGAAGGAGAGCCAAGATCGGTTATAACGTCTCCGAATGGAAGAAGACTTCCAGTCACAAGAGCCTTAACCTCAAGCACATCTGATGTTGTATCACCAAGATATGTCGACCCAGTTACAATTAGATTGTGCTTGATAGTGGTTGCGCCAGTAGAAGATCCAACTGAGATTGCAGTCGCTGCGCCAGCGATATTGACTGTAGTCGCAGTCGCGTTGAAAACGTTGGCTGTTGCAACTGCAGATGTAAGACTGACTGTACCTGCCGTGGCTTGCTCAATAGTAGCAATGCTAGCGCCATCTCTTCTGAAGGTCGTGCCCGAAACTCCTGCGTCGATATAAACGCCAGAGCTTCCGCTGATGTAAGCGTTATAACCTGGTTGGGCCGCAACAACTATATCTTTGGCGATAGCAGTTAGTTTCGCAGCATTCCCGGTGCTTGATCCGTAAGATCCGGATCCGATTCCCAAGAAAGAGGTACCATCACGATAGAAAAAAGCTCCCGCTGTTCCAGCTTTGAGATCAACTTGAGAACCTGAAACTGCAATAACTGAGCCATCAGATGATGTGACCTGAGCGATTATACCATTTACTTGGATAGATGAAGCTCTGATCGGCTGAAGGTTGGTAAGGCTGATCGTGGTGTCACCAGGAACAGATGTAGTCTTTGTAGCAGCGAAAGAATTGTTGGAGTTGGACCACACAAACGCAACGTTGTTTCCAGCTCCAGTAATTCCTCCCACAAATCCTCTGTCACCAGCTGATCCAGCCACCGAGCCAGTTGTGAAGCCAAACGCTACTATTGGATCTTCAATCGTTAAATTTGTAACGTCAACGGTCATTGTAGTTCCCTGGACTTCAAAATCTCCTGGAACAATGACTTTACCCGTTGACGATCCGATTGTAGTCGTGGCTGTTGCTCCGCCGATGTTAAGAGCAACGGTGGCGCCGGCGTTTATAAGATTGAATGTTGTAGCAGTCGTGTTAAGGTCTCCGCCGTTAACAGACACGTCGCCCGTAACCGTAACATCGCCGATCAGTCCGCTTGTGCCCTGAACATTTAGATTTCCGACAGTTTGAAGAGCTGATCCGCTGATAACTCCAGTACCGCTGATCTGACCAAGAGTGACCCCAGCGTCTTTAACCGTGATAGATCCAGAAGCAACGACTGGACCAGAGAAAAGTGCAGTGTTAGAAGTTGGGCTGCTACCTGAAACTGCAAAAAATACGTCGGATCCTTTTGAGCTAGCAGCGCTGTTGAAACCGATTGCGATAGAAGATGTTGTGTAAGCCGCAGTAGCCGACGCTTCTTTGAACACCGAGGCGGCTGAAGCAGCAGCAGTTCCAGTAACTTCCCACTGACCCAATGCGTTGTAATTAACAGTGATGTTCGGTCCGGCAGCGATGATATCATTTCCGCCAGCCGTGCTTCTGATGCTACCTGTCAAAGAGCTTGCGTAAACCGTTCCCCACTTGAACGAATTGCTGCCAAGACTATCTTTTGTTGTAGAGGGAATGAGCGAGCCAGTGACCGCAACAATTCCAGTGTTAAGTGAACCTGAGAGACTACCGACCAATGCCATTTAAAGCTCCGATTGAAGATCGATTTTAAATATCTTCGATTTTTTAATCTATAGCTTGTAAAACCATCTTGAAGTTCTTTCCCGTTCTGTTATTGACAACTCGAAGATAATCTTCTTCTTCCACTATGGTCCAATCACCGCGATCATTTCTTAGATGAAGATCTCCAGTATAGACGTTTGCAAATCTAAGAGAGCTAGATCCTAGATTTCTTGTTCTGTCTCCGTCTGGTATAACATCAGATGACAATCTTGCATTAACATACAGAGAGTCAGTTGCATCGACTCCAAGATACGTCGAACCAGAAAGAAATAGATTTCCTGTTGACGTAGAAGCTTCAAGTTTTAAAAGCTGACGACCGACTCCACCAGAATTTGTCGCTCCGAGTACGATCAAACCAGAGTTAGTGTTGTTGGTTAAGTAAAATTTTCCATCAGAAGCGTGAGTAACAGATGATTCTCCAAGAGAAGAGCTTAGATTAATAACTCCCTCATCCTGTGAGTATATTCTGGCAGAAGAACCAGAGATAGATCCTCCGGCAACGAAATTTCCAGATCCGCTAACGTCTCCAGTTGATGAATTGATGAAAGATGACGTGATCCCAGTTGAACTCTTCAGTATGATAGACCCGGACGAGACAACATTTCCACCGAACAGGGAGACTTTAGAAGATTCTGCTGCTACGTAGAAAAATACGTCGCTTCCCTTATCTGACGGAGAGTCGATGGCTTCCGATCCCTTAAAAGCTGCGGAGCCTGTCGTGAAAATAGAGCCGTTCGTTGTGCTGCTAAAATACGATACGCCAGCTCCGCTTCCGCTTATTGGATACGCAATTCCTGATTTGTTGTAGATCGTTCCTGATACTACCAAATCTCCGCCGATCGTTACAACACCTCTTGTTGCAGTCCCGAAAGATCCGGAAGTTCCAGAAATGAATAGCCATGTGTCAGCGCTAACTGGAATTTTAGCGACGTCGTATCCGCCTGATTCATCTGTCGCAGCGCTCAGTCCATACACAAGCAGAGGAGCATCTGCCGTGCTACCAGAGTTTATGATCTGGTTGACTCTTATCTGCCTTGTTCTGAAGTCTACAGACATTACGCCGTAACCTCGATGGCATGAATGTGAACCGAATCAGAGTTTGGGACTGATGCTTTTAAAACAAGTTGGGTCGAACTAACAGAAACTATGAACACATTGAAATTTGCTAGCGTTCCGATTGGAGTAAGCGTAACTTTAGGAGCGCTAGTAAATGTTTTTGTGAAATTGTAAGTTATCTGATCAGAACCGCCGAAAGATGCAGTCGCTGCCTCTATAGTTGCTGACATTGTGGGCTCCGACGTTGAGGTGAAAACTATCACCGGTTCACGACGCAAGAATGGATAAGTCTTCTTGTATCGTTGTAGATCTATCTTTGTAGGCACGGTGACGTCTCCGCCCTTAAGTATTCAACTCTACAGCATCTGGCCAGCAAGAGTGGCCAGCTCAGAGCGCTCGCCACGCTCCAAAGTTACATGAGATGTTAGATCAGAAGTCTTCAACTTCTCTACTGCAATTGTAAGACCGTTAGAGTAGCTGTCAATGTAGGGAGTGTCGATCTGATCAATGTCTCCGAGCAAAACAATCTTACTATTCTTACCAGTTCTCGTGATGATGGTCTTGAGTTCGTGAATCGTAGTATTCTGAGCTTCATCAACAATGATAAAAGCTTCGCTGAATGTTCGACCTCTGATGAACGCTAGAGGAGCAACGTCGATGTCTCCACGGTTTCTCATCATCTCAAAATAAGTTGATTCTCCGAAAGCTTGTCTAAAGTTGTCGACAATCGGCGAAAGCCAAGGAGCCATCTTGTCATCAATGTCACCGGGTAAGAACCCAAGCTCTTTACCGACCGGCTCGATCGAACGAGTGATGATGATCCTCTTGTAAGTCTTCTCACTGAATCCCTGCATAGCGGCTGCTAAAGTAAGGAAAGTCTTACCACTTCCAGCTAAGCCAGAAAGAGACACCAACGGGATCTCAGGATCAAGTAGAGCATGAAGAGCAAACTTTTGCTCTTTGCTTCTAGCATTCACACTATTGCACTTGTAATTGAGAGGCTTGAGCTTTCCATTCTTATGAATGGCAAGAAATGACTTCTTCGGATCCAGATCGGAAGTTCCATACACAAATTGGTTCGGGTGAAGCTCTGGCATCCAATCAGAAACCTCGAGCTCTTTTTGGGAGTAGAACATGTCGATGTCACGATCAGCAAATTCAATAGCTTCCTGACCCGAGAACATCTGACCACCTTCCTTCACGCTCTTGACGTGATCTCGGTAGTAATCCTCAGCCACCAATCCCAGAGCATCGCACTTGACCCGAAGGTTGATGTCCTTCGTTACGACCTTCACCGTGGCCTCTGGGTGACCCTTCTTGAGGCCCAAGGCCACAGCGATGAGTTGGTTATCGCCCTTCTTAAAATCGAGCCCTGAGGGAAGCTGGATGCCCAACGGGCTCAACTCATTTTCTATACGAACCGTTTGCTCGTTTCCAACGTCAACTCCGTTGTGAAGATTTCCGGTTGACCTTAGCTGATCCAAATATCGATTAACGTAACGAGCAGATGAACCGAGAAGGTCCTGACGCTCTTTAAACCTATCAAGCTCTTCTAGAACAACGAGCGGGAGAACAACGTCATTACCAGGAAAAGAGTGAATGCTCTGCATATCATGTAAAAGAACTGAGGTGTCTATTACAAGAATCTTTCTATTTCCGTGTTTGTCTTGACGAGGCTGCAAAATGTCTCCTTTAGAGTAAAGATATCAACTAAGAGAAGAGAGTAATCTGAATATGCCGCAACAAGCAAACGAAAATGTAGCTATCAATACGACATGTTTTTCTGAGCATGAAAAGCGTGGATTGACATGTGAAAAGAAATCCTGCCGCCTCTGGATGGCGGCAGGAGAGTATCTAAATTGCGCGGCTATAGCTGCGAATAAGAATGATGAAGGAATGACTCTTCAGCAGATTGGTGACATATTCGGAGTCACAAGGATGAGAATATGTCAGCTTGAGAAATCATCGCTTCAAAAAGCTCAATCGTCAGTTTGAGTTACTGAGCTTTGGTAGCTGCAGTAAGAGCGTTGACGATCTCAGTTTTTGTGCTAGTAGAAGTGACCGAAAGATTCAAAGACTGAGCAACGGCCAGAAGCTGTGTCTTAGACCATGATGCGTCCCAATTTGGAACGTTGTTATCAACTTTTTCCTCGACAATGTTCTCTTCCTGCAGCTCTGTCTTGTTAGCTTCATCGATCGTAGTCTCAATCGCAACAGCTAGTGGTACATCGACAATCTTAACTTCGCTCTCTACAGCTGGGACGGGAGTCGAAATCTCCTCAGCTACATTTGTGACAGCAGAGCTGTCAGCGAAGTGCTTACGATTGGCAAGATTGTATAAGCTAGCAGGCATATTAAGACTCGCTATCAGCTGTCTTGCGCTGCTTCTCGATTTCGACCATCAGCTTTGTAAGAGTGGCAGACTCCTTCTTGAGAAGTCTAAGACCTCTGCGCGCTCTCACTCCAGCCGAAACATTACCACGAGCGTTCTTCTGAACATCGAGTTCTGTTGACTCGACAAGGGCCTTGATCTTATTCCAGCACTCGCTAATTGCATCGTTAGACATTTTTATACTCCATTAATCGATTATGATGTTGCTAGTTGGAAGTTGCGCTTCATCAAGCGCTTCTTTGGCAGCGTCAGAGATACGAACCAGTGTGGCGCGATCCTCCAACTCAAGTGACAAAAGACTTATGATTTGAAGTATCTGCTTTTGATTGACGCCAAACTTAAGTATCTCATTGACAATTTGTCTGCTCTTAAGGGATTCAGCAGCCCAAATTTCTGTTTCAGTTTGTCCGAATTTCTTAGCTTCCATTAGAATGCCTCGATTTTAAACCTTTCTTCGCCTAGGAAAATAAGTCTTTTCCCATGAAGATCACCGTCATCGTCCTCTTCTCTCGTCAAAATGATCCAAGAATCCCAAGCTTTGCTTAGATAAATCCACTCAGCATGCTCCCAAGTTGAAATATCGCTTTGGTAAGAGTCTAAAACATCTGAAAGAGATTTCGGAAGAGAGAGTCTGATATCTGATATGTTCGGAAGAGTCTTAGATTCTTCTTTTGTTGTAAGCTCAGACTTACAGATGTCGACCACTTTGTGAATGATTCCGCAATTATTACATTGCGCAAATTTAGGCTGAACGGTGTCAGACTCTTCATCCAAAATTGAGAAAACTGCGAATTTATGAAAAACAGGATCGTGGCTTTCTTTAAATTGCGGAAGTATGCAATGACATTGAATCAGATGTTTTATTCCGCTGAGTGGCATCTATCGTCCGAACAGGCTCGTCTTCTTTACCGTTGTATCGACTTCAATAGTTCCATGATTACGATTAGCATTGACGTGCTTGTTTGCGACAGAAACATATTGATTGACGCCGTTGTACGCTACGCCCTCTACAGTCATCGATGCAACTGCTACAACTCTTCTGATCTGATCATCTGTCAACTTTAGTTCATTTCTAAGAACAGAAGTCAAAGCAACAGCGAGATTGTCGTTGATTGCTCCAACAACATCATTCGTGACCTTTCCCATATCGCTTTCTAAACTCAAAATAACCTCCTTTTGAGATTTTCATTTTTTGCCATCAAAAAGTAAAAATTAACGTGTGAATTTATCGGCTATTGTTGTAGAGGCCCAAGCGTCCGGTTTAATAGTGGGCTCATAGCCCATACCGCTGATGTAAGACTTTGCTGCTTTTGCGAGTCTAGCAGACCTACTGTCTGGATCAGAAGCGATATCAGCGTGAATATTAACGTAAATGTCGGGTTTCTGAGATTTAATAAGCTCGGCCGTCATGACAGATTCATAAACTTCGTGCATCAATCTTTCTTCAAGAGATTTGAAAGTTGTTCGATTCAGCTTGTTTCTTCTATAAAAGAACTTACCGCCTCGTCCCTCCCAGTAAACGCATATTGCTGTAGCTAATTGCCATTGACCCGCTACGAGCTGAGAGTCAGTTCCAACAAAAACTTTTGACTCAGATCCTATCTCAGCAATGATTTCATCTATGCTGTACTGATTACCATCTGGACTTATCCACATGACTTGTCCTCCATCAAGATAGCTCCATTTTTAGACAGCACTTGTAAGAATGAATCGCTTGCTTTCTTTCCGCTTTCAATTGAAGACGTCGGATAGAGATCATCGAAAAAGCTTGAAACTCCGCTTCTCAATGCTGCCATGCTGTATCTAATGCAGTAGTCTATTCTATCTCTTGAAGTTCCAGCAAGTGACTTGTTTTCTTTCCCAACTCTAATTGTGAGAGTTCCAGCTCCTAAAGATGATATTCTTTTTCTCAAAATTTCTTCTTCAGCTGGAGAAGCATTTTTCACTTTCTCCGAAAGATAAGAAACAACATGGGACATGTTATTCTTCGAACTCTCAAGTTCGACAAAATTGATAAATGCAGTTGCTTTTTCGATCTTCGGACATTGGGACAAATCCAAGCTTGATATCAACTCTCCCTTTAGAGAAGATACAACATCTGACGCGAATCCTGTAGCAAGGTCAGCCAATGCGTTGCATCCGACTTCATCGTAAGGTACTTCAATTGGAATTAGCTGAGCTGTGTTTCTTTGAATGTTGACGGCCGATGTCGTGATAACGTCACCAGAAAATCCTCTCGCAAAAACAAGATAGGGAGTCAAGTTCTCATTTGAGTCTTGAAAAATTTTATGACACTCTGCAACGCTCTCTATAATTCCATCGATAAAAATCAACTTAGGATAGTTGACTGATACTCTATCAGATTTAAGAGATTTGAAAAAATCTATCGATGGATGCCAAGAGCATTGTTGGGATCCAAAAATAATCTCACTTTTCGTTGATTCTGCCTTGTCAAGGACAATTTTTCCATCACGACCGGCACGTTTGAGACTCTCAATTGCAATTTTCGCCGACTTTTGATCTGACATATTGATCAAAGATCTTTCAAGCTCTAACAAAGAGAATCTTCTATTTTTACTTTGATTTTTGAACGCTTTCTTATCTTTTGAGCTCAAAAATTTAAGCATGATAAATGATCCGCCGGCCGACATCGACTCAGCGTCTACCATGCACTTTAGAAGCATATTCTTCAACGGACCTGAGCTTAGAGCTTGCGATGCGATTCTAAGACAATCTGATTTTGAAGCAACACAGGAAGAATCATTCAAATTTACGAACAGCTTACCACTTTCAAGACTGTCGACTAAATTTGAAATTTCAGAAAAAAGCTGCGCAGCTTCACGCCACGCAGCTTCTGATGTTTTAAGAGTTACTTTCACGCTGAATTTTTGTTATTTCTAGCGAGAAGATAAACTCAATTCTCAATAACTTCTTTCTTAATCCAGTACAGGCTGATTCCAGATTCCACAGGCGCTCCAACGACTTTAGAATTTTCTATCAATACTGCCTGCAAAGACTCTTGTCGACCCCCACCCAGGTAAGGAACCGGATCGACGTCGGTGCCCTTAGATATCATGTATCCAGTCGCTTCTAGATCTGGATACATGAATCCTTTTGCTCCAACAATCGAAGGTTTCACCATGGTAGAAATCTTAGATTTCGATCTCAAGAATCTCTCCAGAGATTATTGGACGCGAATGTGATAATCTCCTCAGCTGACTCGGGAGTGTATCCATACTCTTTGACCATGGTCTCGACCATGTCAGAGTACTTCTTCTGCTGCTCATTGTCACGGCTCTTAGACTTGGTGACAATACGCGCCATATCCTTGACCGAAGCGATCAGGTAGCTTTCGATAGCTTCCTTGAGTGGCTCATAGGACTTGTAGTCGACCTTCTGGCCACGACGCATCTTGGCAAACATGAAAGCTGTCACGTCTGCTCTGAAACCATCACGAGCTGAACCTGTGATTCCGATCTGTTCCTCAATCGACTGGAGGAACCTCTCATCAGGAGCGCGCTCCTCAGATGTAACGCGATCCTTCATCTTCTGCTTTGTCGTGTACGCCTCAGCATTATCCATGTAGTTATCGAAGAGAGATTGAGCCTGCTCCTCGTAAGCTGTCACGAATGCCTTGGCGATCTCACCCTCGAGAATCTTAAGGTACTCTTCGCGAATGGTCTTCTGCAGGATCTCGAGGTAGACTTTCTTCTTATCCTCATCGACAATCTGCTCTTTCACCTGCTTGATGAGCGCTTCGACAACTCGCATGGGCGTGATGAAGCTCTTGTCAGAATCAGTTAGCGCAGAGTCGATAGCCTTTGTGATGAAGCGAGTCGAGATACCATCCATTCCCTCATGACGTGCTTCCTCACGAAGGTCCTTGATATCAACTTTCTTGGTGCGACCCTTCTCAACAACTTCCTGACCATCATAGATCTTCATCTTAGTGAGAAGGTCACACTTCTGAGACTGACGAAGGCGGCTCATAACTGAGAACATCGCAGCAACCTTAATCGTGTGAGGAGCGATGTGAGCCCTGAAGTCTGATCTACGAAGCATCTTGTCGTAAATCTTCATCTCCTGCGTGAGCTCAAGAACGTATGGAACTTCAATCTTCACAACACGGTCTAGAATGGCCTCGTTGGTATGCTCAGACTTGAATCGATTCCACTCGGACTCGTTGCAGTGCGAGATGATGACACCATCGAAGTAGAGCATGGAGTTCTTACCGGGAGTCGGAACCTGCTTCTCCTGGGTCGCTGTGAGAATCGTGTGAAGGAACTCGATCTCATTCTTAAAGATCTCAACAAACTCTACAACTCCGCGGTTACCGACGTTGAATGCACCGTTGAGGTTAAGAACTCTAGGATCATCCTCAGAAAACTTATCAAGCTTTGAGATATCCTCTGAGCCAATTAGAGCTGAGACGTCCTGGGAGTTAGCATCCATGGGAGGAACAACTGCAATTCCGCGACGCGCGCGCTGGGAGAATGAAGAGCAAACAACGGGAAACTTTTCATACTCTCCGTTGAATTCATTCATCAGCCTGAATCGACACACTGGGCAGAGGTCACCTTCGATATGAACCCCTAGAACTTCCTCAAACTGACCACGCAGAGACCTCGGCAGGAGGTGCAGAGGCTCCTCCCTGACCGGACACCCATCCAAATGATAGATGGGCTCTGCGGCCTTCTCAAGGGCCTTCTTGACACCGTCAGCAAGAGCGCTCTTTCCAGATCCGACTGGACCCATGAGCAGGAGCACCTGACGGCTTTCCTCTCCCTTCAACGATGCAGACTTCAGGAATCGCATAATCTTAGCAATTACTCTTTCATGACCGTAGAAATCATCTTTGAAGTAATTGTAGGTACGAAGCTTGTCACTATCAAAAAGCTTGCGACAACGAGGGTCGCCATCATCCAGAGATTCGACTCCGTATGATTCTATGGCATCAACAAGACGACGCGCTGCAAGCTTGGTGACGGTCGGATTTGTCTCGACCAGCTTCAGGTAATCGATAAACGTACCAGACCAAGACTCTTTTGCCGACTCTTTGCGCTGGTTCTTAATGATCTTAAGGAAATCCATCAGAAACTCTCCTGTATTAAATTATGAGACTTCGAAGGGTTCGTCTTCGAGAATTGTGAACAATTGCACAGGACCCTTCCACAGTTCTTTTATTTTCTTGACGCAATTGTCAGCGTAATCAAGTTCAAGGTCACGTCCGTCATGCTCATGACGTAGAATGAGCGTGTCTTTTTTGACTTCATCAACATAGATCACGGGTATTGAATTGCCTCCGACACCATTAATCAGAGTTCTCTTTACATTATCCCAACCGTCTTCGTCAGATATATCTCTGATTGTCCAGTCAGGATTTTTTCCTTTTTCGGGAGCATAGGTGAAAAGGTTTAGATCTTCACCGAGCTCACGATCAAGATATTGCCATAGGAAATTTTCATCAGAGCAAGCTTCTCTTGCAATGAAACACTCCTCGATTCCCTTATCTTTCTCTATTTTCTTGAAAACTTCGAATCCAAGATGATAGGGATTGATGCGACCCGGCCACGGTCTAAGAACAAGGTTATGACTCTTCAGGAATGGAATGTGCATCGAATCTGGAAGCTGGAGATCATGAACGATTCTATAATGCCAGAATGAAGCCCAGCCCTCGTTCATCACCTTCGTCTTAATCTGAGGCCAGAAATACTTCGCTTCATCGCGAATGACGGAGATGATATCACGCTCCCATGGTTCAAGATCCCTGCAATTATCAGCTATGAATCCAAGAACGTCGTATTCTATCTGCAGGGGTCGCTTATCTGGATTTAGATTTGCGTGCTTTTTAGGATCTTTCTTCTTGAGATCTAGAATCTCATTTCTAACTTCAAGGTCATCGCGCTTGAATCTCGGCTTCCTATCAACCTGATACTGAAGAACATGACACGCGTCGATAACTCTTTCAACATTTTCGACTCCGATCGAAGGATCTTCAACGTAAGACTGGAACCGCTTCTTAGCGTTTCTGAGACGCTGAATAATATGATCGGGATCAGTGTCTTTGAATGTGATATTGTTCTTGAAAAAGTCGCTATGGCCAACGCAGTGAGCCATGATGAGAACTTGCAGGTAAAGCGGATTCTCCTGCATGAGATAAGCAATCGATGGATTCGAGTTAATGATCAGCTCGTAGGGAAGTCCCTCCGCTCCAGCGTTGTACATGAAATGCGTTCTCTCGAACGTCTTTCCATATGACCAGTGCCCGTAGTGGCTCGGCATACCATGATAGGACATATGACCAATCATCTCACGGTAATCGCAAGTTTCATATGAGATTGGGTACCAGTCGAGACCATGACCTCGCGCAATTTCGCAGATCTTCTCGTCCCATTGTTCTAGATCTTTGATGCTCCAATCGCTCATGTCTTACCTCCGAATAACCTATTGAACGTGGGCCAGATATCCTGCGCTGATTTGAGCATGGCGACCCTGAATTTCTTTCCATCGTCAATTTTGGAAACTGAATTCCAAAATGACATAGATCGATCAGGCTCCCACGCCATACGCTCAGAATCTGGACAAATTTCACAATAGCATGTCATTTGCGAAATGTCTGAGAGCTCTCTAAATGCTTCAATCGCAGCGTTGTTATCTTCGGACCAGTTATCACCATCAGTGCAATGGAACGCGTAAATGTTCCACGACGATGGATGGAATCTCTTATTGATGATCTCAAGAGCTAACTTTGGAGCTGATGAGATATGAGTTCCTCCCGAAGCGCCACGCTTGAAGAATGAGTCCTCGTCAGTTTCAAAAGCCTCAGTTGTATGACCGATGAAGATTATCTGAATTGCTTCATACTTGTGACGTAGGAACTGATACAGCAGGAAAAAGAAAGAACGTGCTATAAACTTGATGTTAGTCGTCATTGATCCAGACACGTCCATCATAAAAAATATGACGGCGCTTGTAGCTTCCTTCGGCTTTTCCTTTATGTGATGGAATGAAAGATCATCTTCGTGGAAAGGAAATACTTCCTCTCCTGTAGTCGGATCAATTTCAATATCGCCGGCTCTCTTTGCAGCTGCTTTACGCTTGAGACGATTGATCATCGATTCACGCTTGTCCAGTCGCGTGATTATCCCGTGAGGGCGATGACCATGCCTCTTTGTCTTAAACTCTTTGATCTCACGAAGTTTTTTCTTCTCAAGCTCGGGAAGACCGAGAGAATCGAACAGATATGACGCCAGCTCATCGAGGCTTATCTCAACCTCATAGAACTCTTCGCCCTTGTCCTTTCCAGCTTTGTTTCCCTGACCCTGCTCCTGCTTCTGACCCTTCTTTACGACCTGACCCTTCTGAATGTCAGTTCCAGGAGCTGATCCTGCCTGCTTGTTATCAGCGTTGGGACCGTAGACGAACTGCCATTCTTTGATTCCACGAACTGGAATCTTTACCTTCTTCTTTCCGTCTTGCCCGATGATCGATTCTTCTGCGACAATGTTATGCACACCCTCGCGAATTGCCTTTTCAATCTTCTGCTTATGACGAGAACGGTCAGACGCCGAACGATCTGCTGAAGCTTCGTGTTGTTTGAAAGTAGACATCTGTTACTAACTAGCACCTTCGATGAGGTCTTGAGCCCATTGAACTGCAGGTACGAGATAAGGATAGCAACGTTTTTTCATAGCATCCCAAGTGAGCCAATGAAATCCATCATGCTCATAGCGATTTGTCTCCGGATTTGGGAGTATGACAGGATCTTGGTCGGTAGAGGCTAAAAAAATGACAACATCTTTATGTGATCTTTCTATTATCTTAGGATTACGTCCCCATCCCATGTCAGAGACAGAGACTGTTATCCCAGCCTCTTCTTTACACTCTCTAACCGCTCCATCAAAATCACTTTCACCAGACTCTACATGCCCCTTGGGTATGTCTATTTTTCCATAGACGCGTAAGCCCAGTACTTTCCATTCGTCGTGGTCTTTACGAACTATGATGAAACCAGCCGACCTCTCTTTCTTCTTAGCCATGCGATTACTCTCTTTAGTGTAATCGTAACTAAAAATCAGCGAGAGTAATCGTCAGAAATTCTCACAACATCATCTAATTCTGGGGTTGAGACCTCGACAAGAATTACGTCTTTCATGGGCGCTGAAAACCTGTGAACAGTCTTGGGCGTGACATGATACACATCTCCTGGATTGAGGTGCATTTCAACTAAATCAGTCCCCGTCCCAAGCTCAAGAAGCAATGTGCCACTAAGAACTCTGATTGTTTCTTCTTTAATTTCGTGATACTGCTTCGAAAGCCTGTGACCTTCAGTAATATACAGGTACTTTCCGACGTATTTCGGTGTTTCTGCCCAAATTTCTTCTTTTCCCCACGGCTTTTGAACTGTTCTCATACCAAAATTTTAGATAATAATCTCAACGATAAATCTTGTCTCTACCTTTTTTAAACGCGTACAAGCTCAACATCGAACCTCCGAAGACGTTAGCGTCGAATTCGATCGGGTTGATATGATGCGGAGGCATTTTTCTTGGAATCGCATTAACTTCATGTTGCTTTAAATGAAAAGTTTCATGAGCAATTGATCTGAGAATATCTGCAAGAGATCTAGACGTGCAGTATATCCTGATATTCTTCTGCGGATACGAACAAATCGCTGTTGTCTTGATCTTGGATTTTTTACGATCCGAAGCAAGATAACAGCGATACACTTCGTTTAGCTTTAAGATTTTCGAGCAATGCTCTAGAAAGTCTTTGACTATTTTAATATCTCTCCGATTCATGTCACAGTTTCTGCTGACCATGAGCTCAAAAGATTTTGAATCTGACTCTGATAAATCTTGTTCGTCAAGATGAGACAGGTTATTCAAAACATCATTAAGCAACTCGGAGGATTTCATCTTTCACTTCTTTATTGCCTTAACTAGGTCGGACGATGATTGAATCTTACCTCCGCCCACACCAAAAATCACCTGTGTTCCCATCGATTCGCAAAGATCAAACTCAGGGACGTTCGTAGCAGCATCACGATCTCCACCCTTCGTAAACGCGAACGGTTTTAGAATCCTGAGAGCCTCGGTCACCGTCTGGCTTCCGTCGTCCCAAGGAACGACATAATCAACGCCACGAACTCCAGCGATAATCTCCATTCTTTCATCTTCGGGCATGAAAGCGTATCCCTTCTTTCGAAGCAGGAAACCATCACCATTCACGATAACGGCTAGCCGAGTCTTTCCCCCGATCTTCTGAGCGAGTTCTGCAGATTCTATTAAGCAACGAAGATGACCAACGTGCATTGGATCAAAACCGCCAGATGTAACAATCAAACGCTCATTATAGATGTCTGCATGAGTTCTAAGATCTTGAACTGATTCAAAAATTTCTGCCATTTTTAACTCCTAGGTCTTATGAATTGAATCGCGGAACGATTCAGGGAACATGTCACGTTGCTGACCATAGAATCTATCCCAATCAGAATCCAAGATATAGGAAACAGCGTGATCATCAGCTGAGCGAATTGAACGACCGAGAGATTGAATAATCGTCTTAGCCGTCTGAAGTGGGTACCACCAGCTCCATTTCCTCATACGCTTCTGAACAAGCTTGTCACCGAGGTAAGGGTAAGGAACCTTACAGATGATCTGGAAGCGGCTCAAATCGCCCTTCAGGTCAACACCTTCAGTCATAGACGGCGTTACTAGAACAGTGGGCTCCTTGCTGCTGATATGCTGATTGAGAACGTCCTCTCGATCCTCCGACTTGTGAGTTAGAAGACGCTTGCTCTTAATGTTCTTCATGATATAACTCGAGACCTTGTATGAATGGCAGTGGATGATGCCTTTCTCATTTGGGTGAGCTGCGAGGATTTGCTTAACAGCTTCGGCTAGCTTCGGAAGCGTATTATCAATTTCTGCAGCGCTCATCTTACCGATGGAGCTCACTAGAACTGGTCGATTTTCAACCGGAAACGGAGACGGAAGGCTGATGAAAGCCGCTTCGCTGAGTGGGATTCCAAGACTTTCGCAGAAAGCACGTTGATTTAGGATCGTGGCCGATAGCATTAGAACTTTCCTCCCGAACTTGAACAACGACTGTTCAGAATACGGAGAGATATCGATGGGCTTAAATTCAAGACGTCGAGTCTTTCGGTCCTCGGTCTCAGTGATGTTAAAGACCCAGTTATCCTCATCAAAAAGATCGAGGAACCGATTGACCTTGCACATGTGCTTGTCGAGCATCTCAATCTGACGCGAGAGAGCATCGAACTCCTTCACCTTCTCACGAAGACCAGCGTGCTGCTCGAACATGGACTCGATATGCTTCAGGTGGGAGGTGAGCTTTACGATATAGACGTTCTTGATCCAATCAAACGCAGCGCGCTCGCTGTTGAGAGTTTTTGGCATCTGGAGGTTTAGGACGGTCTGCGCAAACTTCTCAGAAACAGAGACCTCAATAAACTTGCTGAGCTCAGAGTCAGAATTATGGGCTTCATCGATAACAAGAACATCACGTGGTAGTAGCTTTCCAGCGTAGGTCGTCTCAGCCATGAAGTATGAGAAGTTGGTGATGGACTCTGGAGATTCCATGAACTTTCCCTTCGCCTCTTTGTAATTGCAGCTGAACGAGCATGTTCTAAAAAATTTGGAAGTCTTATCCTGCTCCAGTTTCAATAGGCGCTGAGATTCACCGCATGACTGCTTCTTGTGATACTTACACTGATAGTTGGAACTAGACTTGATCGACGTCATCGGACCCTTGCATCCGCCGAAATCGTCAAGGTACTGCTCCTGTAGAATCTTCTGAGTCGTGAGAAAATAAGAACCACGCTTATACTCACCATTTGGAATGAGCCAGCTCGAGAGAGCTCGAGAAATGCAAACACCAATTGCTGACTTTCCAACACCCGTTCCAGCCTCGATGATAACGAACCTCTTACCGCTCTCAAATTCATTGAGAGCAAATTCGATCGCTTCACGCTGCTGATCTCGAATTTGTCCGAATGGGAAATGATTTTCGTACTTGATCATTGGCTCACTTTTAGTTTGAGGTTTGAGTTAAACTTCCTTCCATATTTTAAGCTTCACGCTCAAGAAGAATAGATATAAATGGAATAATAATAACATAGAAAGGAGGGCGCAATGAAGACACTAGCCATATTGCTGATGATGATCATCGGATGCAATGAGACAAGAAGCGTTCCAAACCAGCAAAGTTTTGTCTACATACGAACTCAATCAATTGAAAACGAAAAAGACTGTGAGGGCGAAGACTGCTCTTTGAAGATCACAACAAGCAGCGGGTCGGGATCAGTAATTCGTCATCGCAATCATAATACCTACGTTCTCACTGCAGGTCATGTATGCGAAACTACAGATCCAAGCGTATCGATCGCGATAGCCATCGATAGCGCGGGAAACACTCATGAAATTGAAAAATCAAGATACTCTAGTGATCCGGACCTTTGCATCATGAAGTCGCTGGGATCGTGGGGAGTTCCATTGAAATTTTCGAATCCATCCGAGAGTTTAAAGTACGGTGACAGAGTGATCTCCATGTCAGCTCCGAATGGGATATTCTCAAAGAATATGGTTCCAATATTCAGCGGAATGTACTCTGGTAACTTACAGAATGGAGATAATGTGTACACGCTTCCAGCGATGGCTGGAGCCAGCGGATCTGCCGTGCTAAATGACAAACTCGAAATCGTTTCAGTGATTCATTCCGCTGCAAAGGGATTTCAACACATCGCTATTGGAACAAACTCTCAGCGTCTTGATCAATTCATCAATAGCTCAAGCGATTTCATCGAAAAATAGAGCTGACTATTTTTGAGATTCATCGCTAGCTAATAACGATCGATACGCGCGCTCGGCGCGATCTCTAGCCCAGAACGTCGCGTCATTTTCTGACTTAAAGCGTCTGCTCGGCGTACTCAGATCATCTCTATCTTTCACCGTTACTCGCGCGAAATAACAGTTGTTGATGGGGTCGGCGGTGATAACGACATGAACTCCCGGGAAGTCACGCCAGTTCATGGTATCAGGTCTAGGAGATTTTAGATCCCTACCGATCTCTTCTCTGATAAGCTTTCTGAGCAATGAGATTGTCATAGTGATCTCTCGATCTCTTTGATATCTTTTATGCTGGATAGAATAGCACGCGCCACTTCGGGATCAGTATTAGCGAGTTTCCTGACTATCAATTCTAGATCTTTTATCGCTCGTCTCGACAGATATCTCGACCTTGCTGATTGGTTCTCGGATTGCAATCAAATCTCCAGATTGATTTCTGCTTATAACTATCAAGCTCTCTTGCGTCATAGGGCATTTTTCAAATTGAAGATCTAGATCGCCGTCCAACGGAGCTTTATAGATGAAATCGTTATTCTCGTAGTTCAGAACTGGATTATAAAAATCCACGTCAGACGTGAGCAAAAGGCTCACGAAAAGAGCGATGAACATAACTAAAATCTCCATTAACGTAAATAAATATCGCAGCTTAGAGTCTAAATCTCTAAGCTGCGATTAAATTTGCATGCTACGTGATGTATTTTAAGAATTTTTTTTCATAATTTCTTTCATGATCTTAACACGTTGCTTTGCTTTACGAAGCTTATCTTTCGGTCGCTCTATCTCGGTGCAAAAAGCGATAGTGTGCTCAGCTGCTGATGCTTCGCGTTTCTCGAGAGACATTATTTTCTTGCTCTTCTTTAAAGCACCTATGATTCTTTCTGTCGATTTCTTAGCGTCTTTCATTTCATGAGGCTTCATTTTTTTTCCAAGCCCTCGAGGGTTGATTTGAAAAACGCCAAGCTCCCCTTCGGATCCGACCGCTTCAGGGTTCAACTTACTTTCTGCGTAAGCATTGACGATAGCTCCCATGATCAAATTGTCAGAGAATCCATGAGATCTAAGCTTACGTTCAATTCCACGAGCGATGTTAGCCTGATCGTCGGTCAAAACTAAATTGTTCACAACTGTGAACTCATAAGGCGGCGGCTCAGCTCTCGAAACTTCGCTTGGATACAGGGCGATTGCGCTAACTGAAATAAAGCACAATCCACGTACCAATCGCGAGAGATGATGCGTTAACAATTGCAAGTTCAAGTCTTTCTCCTTTTGACTTTGCGTCCAGGTAAAAAAACATGTTGAACGCGTTGATTAATGGCAGAACAAATCCGAGCGAGGTCGCAATCAGGACTTCTTTATGGGCTAGGGCTATTGAGAATCTCGTCGCGAAGATGTTCGTGCACATAGAAAGTGCGAACACAGCTAGGAGACGAACGATTCTCTGCTTTAGTATGCTCCGAATGTCTGTTTCCATGCGAGATCTCACTCATCATTGTCTGCCAATTTGTAATTATGCTTCTCACTGACTTGCGTCCATGCCCGTTGACGTACCTCCATCATCACGTGGCCACGCTTTGATCTGTTCGAGAGGCGCCTGATCCTCTTTTCGCTAAGGATATCCCTAAGAATTTTTCGAAACTTTCGACGACATCGACGAGATTCATCTTTTGTCATAGATTCTAGAGCTTCATCGATGCTTTTCGGTTTCTCGTCACGAAAGGCGCACGCGATCGTAGGGTGGATAATCCCAAGGTCAAGAGCGATTATGTCGCTGAAAATATCGATCTGATTGTACGCGCTCATGCTTTCTCCTAGAAAAATACCGAGCTCCAACTAAAGTGAATGTTGGAGCTCGGTATTGCGTTTACTGACCACTAGCACCGTGTGGACTTTCAACTGGACACAAATTTATCTGATTGCTGAAATCAATCGGCGCGATACTCCATTTTTAGAACCGGAGAGAACGCGGTCCCAACGCTGGACATTTCAGACCCTACGTTGAATAATAGTATTTCTCTCGGATGCAAGACGATACAAGGTATTGCATCTAAGCTATCACTAGAATGATAGCATGTGGTGATCCCACTGGGAGTTGAACCCAGCTTGCGAGAGTGAAAATCTCGAGTCCTAACCGATAGACGATGGGATCAAGGTGGTTGGGGCGTAAGGATTCGAACCTTCATTCGCGGGGTCAAAGCCCGCTGTCCTACCGTTGAACGACGCCCCAGCAGGGTTCCGTTTTTCTGGAACGGTTTCCTAAAACCCTAGATGGTGGGCCCTGTGGGAATCGAACCCACAACCTTGGGATTAAAAGTCCCTTGCTCTGCCAGTTGAGCTAAAGGCCCGTTTGATTTTGTTCGGCCGGTTTGTTTCCGCTCCTCACATATTGATAATAACATGGGGGCGGTAGCTTTGCACGATTTATTTCGGCTTAACGCCACTTTTTAGCACAATCTCGCAGATGTGCTCGAGTCGTTCGATATGCTCAAAGGCTGACCAAGGATCACCAGCGACGGCACATACGCCGTGATTTGCTTGCCCTACGATATCGTGCTGGAGTGAACCATCATCAGCCACCTCCAGGTGGGCTCCAGTTGCATCACCCAATTCACGTGATGTTGCCGGCAGGCAAGGTACATTAGGCCCAACACGGGTGTACCGGTTCACTTCTGGAAACTGCCTGGCGATCTCCTGAAGGTCCCAGCCGGCGAACATGGCGGAAACGATATGGGTCGCGTGAACGTGGACGACGGCGCGGGTCTTCGTGGCGTTTTTCTGGATTAACCAATGCATGTGAAGCTCGCCGGAAGCGTTCTGTCCGCTAGGAACAACAACACCATCGTCCGTGAGCTTGCATTTCACGATGTGCTCTGGATGTATGATCGTCTTTCGCCAACCCGATGGCGTGATGTAGAGAGTTTTTGAGTTAGTTCTACGAAGCGAAATGTTGCCATCTCGCGTGGTGATCCACCCACGCTCATGACACTCACGCATGATATCACCGATCGCTGTCAGCATTTCAATCCTTCAAAAGTTCTTGGTGTTTAGTTCCACCATCATATGCGATTGCAAATCCCAGTTTAACGAGTTCATCGTTGCAGCACAAACCGTCCTTCGTGTAGACTTTTCCAAGCCACCGCCCGTACTTGTCTAAACCACCCGACTCAAGATACACGTCCTGGTCGAGTATTTTCGATCTGAGCCAGTCACGAGCAGCGAGACCCTTCTCCTTTAGCTGCTTATCATCACTTTTGAGCTCAGCTGTATCGATTCCGACCAGTCTAACCTTGAGACCCTTAAGCATCATTGAAAATCCAAGGTCAATGTCAACGGTGACTGTGTCGCCGTCGTACACCTTCTTGACGTTCGCGCGATAGAAGAAACAACGAGAATCCATGAGAGTAAGTATTTCAAAAACAAAAACGGCAGCCGCAAGGGCTGCCGTTTGCTTCTTATTAAACGATTACTGGGCTGCGGTATCAGCAGCAGTATCGCTAGCGCTATCGCTCTTATCACCGGTGCATGCACCGAGGAAGAGAGAGCTGAGAGCTGCAAAGATAACGTACTTCATTGTCTTCTCCTTTGAGGTTTTAACTATATTTCTGCGCTAGAATCGTAAAATGTGGTGGGATCAGTGGGAGTCGAACCCACACGCTCTCACGAGCAAAGGATTTTAAGTCCCCATCGGCTACCGTTACGACATGATCCCGACTTGATAAATGTAACGTATCGATTGCGCATTTTCACGATAAATATGAATTATGCAGAGCAATCTTAGAAAGCTTATCCGTCTGATGATCGAATCGGACGCGACTTTACCTTCTCCCCAGAACCTGAATCCAATCGACCCGCAAGCTATCAGAAGATCAAAAATGGATAGTTTAGCTGCCGAGGTGGCGAGTAAGCTTGATCTAGCCGATGTTCGATATTTGTCAAAGTCAAAGCGTCTCTACGGGGCTTACACTTTCTCGGCAGTCGATCATAGAAACGAGAACGTTATTCTCAAAATTCAACCCGAAAATGAGCTGGCCGGCTATGTCAGAGCTCAGCAAATAATATCGAGGCTTCCTGATCGAGTGGCTCGTCATTTGCCGATGATTTACAAAGTTAGAACGCTGGAAGAGATAGGCGTGAAACCTCCAACTGACGAATTCGGGACCTCTGAGAACCTCGGTGTCATCGTGATGGAGCGCCTGGAAGAGCTACCCGGTAACATGTTCGATCTAATCACTCAACCAGCGACAAAGTCTATGAGATCTTTAGAATCGTTAGTTCGTGATCGACAGGCTTTCAACGATATGATAGACGAGGCTATGAAGAAGTCAGAACGCTCGATCGACTCTGCCATCAAAAATTCAGCCCGAAAAGTTGATCATGATGAAGAAGTTGAGCGTTTGAGAAGAATGCTGAGATCTGCTTCATACAGCCCCGAGGTTACCGACGATAGCGGTGGCATGATGATATCAGCCATCGACGGACTGAGCTCTGTTATCTGGGAGAAAGTGAACCTCTGGTGCAGAAATCTTGGGATAACCAAGCCGGGATCTATTCAATCTCTGACGCAAATGCTAATGAGCTCAATGTCTACTCTTCTTGGAAGACGGGCAGTACCAAAAGAACCGACCCGTGACGTCGCTGGTCCTCTGGGCCGTACGAAAGGAATAAGAGAGCTCGTCAAAGCACTAGATGACCTAAAGTCTATGAACATCAAGCCGTCCGACGTTCATGGAAACAACATCATGATCCGTCCCGAGACAGGTGAGCTTGTCCTAGCGGATCTAGGTCATTTCACCTGATCATCTCATCCAATATCTCCTCGATCATCTCACGAAGCTTCATCTTCTTGAAGTATTTCGCGATTTTTGCTCGAACGTCGGGCTCAACGATCACTCCGGGCTGATCGAGCATGTCAGTCTCACGACCGTAAGTGGGATCATGAGGGGCTCGAGTCTTCGCTTTCGGTGCTCTCGTGCTGTGACCTGGCGTTGACCTGTCCTTTTCAGTTCTCCACATCGTCGCCTCTCCTAAAATCGTATATCAGATACGCCAAACAACCAAGCCCGCAGATCGCGCTCAACGTTGTGAACAGGCTTCTACCAAGAGGGTCAAGCAGAGCCCACATGAAAACGCGGAATGCCAGATCAATCAAGTCATAGATCAATGATAACCTCCCGTAAGAGCTGCAATCATGCTCATATTGATTACATATAAGCAATCCTTCCTAGAGATTAAATCATTGAAATAATCTCTAGGAAGGATTTTTAGAGAAAGAGCTAAATTACGTCTGGGTGTAATCGCTGCAGAACTTTCTTTCAATTGCTGGAAGGTCGGTCTCACCTCGACGAGGCAGCATCTCAGCTCTCTCCATCACGGCGTTTGCCGCAACGGTAGCCTCCAGGTCAGCATTGTCCCAGACTTCAGAGAACAGACGCTTCACCACTCCACGCCGTGACTTGAAAAAGTGCTCCATGACCGTCATATTGCGCGAGAAATTTGGATCCTTGCGATCCTTCTCAGTCTGGAGGCGTGAGGCGACGAGTGCCATCACAGCTAGCTCTGCACCGATGTCCACCAGTCGAGCAAGGATGAGCTGTCTCATTTCAAGCTTCGGTCCACGAAGAAGCATCTGGTGGAAGAGGGTGAGAGCGAGTCGACGTGTGTATCCATCCACCCAGCTGAGATGACGCGATAGATTATCATCGAACTTATCAAATTTGTCAAAAATTGAGCCCACGACATTCGAGATATACCATTTCGGATAGATGAGAGCGCACTTACCGATCACCTTGATCTTGTCCCATAACGTCGCTCCCTTCTTGAAGAGACCTCCAGCATTTCGGAGGTGACCGTCGAGAGCCTCACGGGCGATGAAGAGGTGCATGACGTCCGTCGTCCCCTCCACGATCCGGTTGATCCGCGTGTCTCGGAGGACTCGCTCCATCGGGAATCCGACCTCTCCGCGACCCTCCACAGACTTCTCGGTCTCGAATCCGCGTCCACCTCGGAGCTGGAATGCCGCGTCAGCGACCTCCCAGGAGCGTTCACTGTTCCACATCTTGGCAGTGGCAGCCTCCATTCGGATGTCGACGTTGTGCCGGTCACTGAGTGCCGCACCGTAGAGGGCGAGGGTCTCCATGGCGTAGGTCTGGCCTGCGATCTCTGCGAGCTTCTGGGCACCGGCCTCGTGGTTACCTACCGCCTTTCCCCACTGGACGCGGCTCTTCGCCCAAGAGGCCGAGAAGTCAAGGACATCCTTCGAGACAAATGCCGCTACCGCTGGGATTCCCAATCGACCGTCATTGAGAGTGGTGAGCGCGAGCTTCAAGCCCTTCCCCTCACCGAGGATGACATTCTCTGCCGGAACCTTCACATTGCGGAACCGGATGAGACCGTTCTCGATGGCTCGGATGCCGAGGAATCGACAGCGATGGACGACTTCGAGACCCTCGGATCGACCTTCCACCACGAATGCCGTGATACCCTTTCGACCATCGTCAGAGACCGTACGGGCCATGACCACGTAGAGGTCAGCCAGGGTGCCGTTGGTGCACCAGAGCTTCTCGCCGTTGATGATCCAGGAACCGTCGGGCTGCTTCACTGCCTCGGTGACCATGCTGGCCGGGTCGGAACCTGCACCTGGTTCCGTAAGAGCGAACGCTGAAAGCTCACCCTTGGCGATACGAGGAAGCCACTTCTTCTTCTGCTCCTCGGTGCCGAAGAGTTTCAGGGGCTGGGGTACACCGATGGACTGGTGGGCTGAGAGGGTCGCCGCGGTTGAACCGCAGTACTTTGCCACCGCACCGAGAATCCGGACGTAGTTTGTCTGCGAGAGGCCGAGGCCACCGTACTCCTTCGGGATCTTGATACCGAAGAGTCCAAGCTCAGCGATACCCTTCCAGACATGCGGCGGGATCTCCTGAGCCTTATCGATCGCATCACCATCGAGATTATCCTTCGCCCAAGCATCAAACCTTGCGATGATCTCATCCCCCGCCTCGCGATCAGCCACGCTTTGTTCTGGGAACGGATAGGAAAGCTCGATGTCCAGGTCGCCCATGAACATCGAACCCATGAAAGACTTTGACTTCCAATCCAGCTCACGACTCTCCTCAGCGACCTGGATCGACTTTGCTTCTTCAGACGTACGATTCTTATTCTCGATCATCTTTTCTCCTTTCGTGAAGTATAAAGCGAAATGAATGACTGTTCAACTTAAGATGCAGGCAAAAGAAAAGCGGCTTTTGGAAATGCCTCCAGAGCCGCAAACTGTGCCAACCTACGATTTGGACGGGATTGCTATCAGGATACCCGCGCTTTCGATCCCTGATCAGGGGCCAACAATTCTATTACTTGCGCTGAACGAATTCGTAGAGATCCTCGGCAAGCGTCTTGATCTCTGCAGCGGTGGGAGCTGGAGGAAGAGGTTCAAGTTGACGTTGTCCAAGATCAGCATTACGAGTAAGGACCCTGCATTCCTCGTGCCACTTCTCAAAGAGAATATTCTTCGCATCATTGAGAATGTTGTATCGAATATCATAACCAGTTGCCATTTTTTACTCCGTGTGTGTGTGAAATGACGGTGTTAAAGTCGACCGTCTGCGACTTTTCGATCTTATTATCGATCAAAATTAGCGTAAACTAGAAAGCCTTCGGACTTCCTGCGGTAGAGCCGAGGAACGTGACAATATCGCTCACATGCTCCGGGGTGAGATCCTTACCCAGCTGATGCTTTCCCATCATGGAAACAGCCTCACCAAGAGACGCAGCAGATGCATCGTGGAAGTAAGGGGCAGTCTCAGTCGAGTTACGAAGGGATGCTACCTTGAATACCATCCTGTCGGACTCCTGGTTCGTTACCCCAAATCGTCCCTGATCAGCCTGATTTGGCCATGGATTGACTGTTCCAAGCTTCATGAACGAAGCCCCACCAAGGAGAGCACCATTGTGACATGCGGTGCAGCCGACCTCCATGAAAGTGTTGAGTCCGCGCTTCTCATCATCGCTGAGCGCCGAATCATCACCAGCGAGGAAAGAGTCCCACTTGGATGGAGTGACCAGAGTCCGCTCGTAGGCACCGATCGCGACGCCAATGTTCTGGAAATTAAGAGGGTCCTTCTCACCCGGGAATGCCTTAGCAAACTCTGCGATGTATGTCGGATCTTTCTTGAGAACTGCCACAACGGCATCTGCATTCGGCATCGCCATCTCGCCAGCAGCTAGGATAGGACCGAGAGCCTGCTCTTCCACGGTAGCAGCCCGACCATCCCAGAACTGGGAGAATTGACCAGCAGCGTTAAAGACCGTCGGAGAATTGCGACCGACCGGCTGCATCTTATGACCTGGAGAGAAAGAATGCTCATCAGCTCCATCCTTCGCTACGTTATGACAGGAGGAGCAAGAGAGATCACTGTCGGCGGAGAGCTGCGTCTCAAAAAAGAGACGTCGACCAAGAGCGACGCGCTCGGGAGTAGGCTCACTACCAGCGACAAAAAAGTTATCAGGGAGAGGCTGGAACGCTCCGAGCTTCGTTCGATCAACTGTCACTGCGTCGGCGATCTGCGGATTTACTGTCTCGACTGCATCGTTGTTAGAGCATGCGAGGAGAAGCGAAAGAATCGTGATCATTATTTTCTCTTTGTTTGACGTTTTGGTTGAAAAAAGCCAGCATCCAAATCAATAGATGCTGGCTTAGATGGCGGAAGCGGTGAGATTCGAACTCACGGTGACGATTAAACCACGGCGGTTTTCAAGACCGCTGCCTTAAACCACTCGGCCACGCTTCCTTAAATTGGAGCCCGAAGTCGGATTTGAACCGACGACCTCCCACTTACAAAGAGGGAGCTCTACCCCTGAGCTATTCGGGCATACATGTATTATATGCTGATTCTGGATTTTTATAGGTGGCGCAGGAAGCGGGATTCGAACCCGCACACTCTTTTTGAACGGCAAATAATCACAGCTTCATAGTCTCCCACTTACCATCCCAGTTCGTATATCGGACTGCTTTCACTCCCTTGATTCTCAGGAAGTTCTGGCAGTGAACGCAGGGTTTTGCCATCGTAAGAGTCCCATCCTTGAAGCATCTCATAACGTGAATACGTTCTGGAACCTCTTGGAGCTGAAGGATCAGATCAACCTCAGCGTGGATACCATAGTGCGTATCAGGACTGTTGGCGTAACGCTTGCGAAATTTCGCTGTCTTGCGCCGCTCGGAATTAACTCCAATGGTGCCCTTCTTGTTGACGTAGGCAGCAACGTGGAAGATCTCGTTGTTGTTAAGCGCTCTGTTCCTTGCTTCGTAGTACACTAGACATAATGTCCATGCCCTCCATACATCATGATAATACCACATCATGATTGGGTTTGCATGCTTGCTGCAAGTTATTTGGCGGTGCGTATGGGACTCGAACCCATGACCTCCAGCGTGACAGGCTGGCGTTCTAACCTGCTGAACTAACGCACCTGGAGCAGACTCGAGTGGTTGGGGATGAAGGATTCGAACCTCCGAATGGCAGGGTCAGAACCTGCAGCCTTACCGCTTGGCTAATCCCCATCTGAATTGGCGGAGACGGAGAGATTCGAACTCTCGGTTCCCGTTGAGGAACACAGCATTTCCAATGCTGCACCTTCGACCGCTCGGTCACGTCTCCATTTTATTTTTTAGTGGTGGAGGATATCGGGTTCGAACCGATGACCCTCGGCTTGCAAAGCCGATGCTCTCCCAACTGAGCTAATCCCCCATTACGATTATAACTATGCTGCTCCTGCTTATTTTCTTCGATTAGCGAATCGAAAAATATTGTGGATTACTCTGATGATCTGGTAAATCAGCGTGATCAATCTCATATAGCTATATTAGATGTTTGCGCTGGTTTTGCATGATTATTTAAACTTCAGCAGCCTGACCAGAAGAGCTTCGTAGAGAGGTGTCTGTTCCACGCTTTTATCATCGATCGAATCGAGATAAGCTGACATCTCTGACTGAAATTCTGAGACGGCAGCACTTAGCTTCATGATCTGCGATTTTGCAAACTCGTACTTGATTCTCTTGGATTCGCGTAACCGATCTGCGTTGGGCGCATCCGATCTCCTAATTTCTCCAAGCTTATCATACAGCTCGGAGAGTCCATCCTCAGCAGCTTTAGAGATCGCTTTTTTGTATTTCCTGTTGATCAGTTCCGCTTGCTGGCGCTGCTCAGCTGGGATCGATGTATCCCACCCAGGAACAAATTCGCTTCGCGTGAACGCATCGAATTCAATCTTGAGATATCCATCATTTTCGTTGAATTTTTCCGGATTGTCGCCGATTATGTCCTTGTAAATGCTGATCTCTGACATCGCTTCGGACACGATGCTCTGCAGCCGATCGAGAAGATCTCCTACACCACCGAGATTAGCTTTCAAACCGCTGGTCTCCGGACGGCGTAAGTTCTTCTTATCGATTACCTTCAATCGCTCAGCCTCATCTTGCTCCTGAGAGCGCCTCTTTTCGATCGAGTATCTCAGTCGCAGGATATCGATCAGCCGTTTCTCACCGTGCTCAGGGTCTGATATTGTGTAATCGGCGCCGAGCTCCTTTGTCACAGGCACGACGAGTTGGATGAAACGTTCAAGAGGCACCGAGTTACGAAGAGCCCCAGAATCCGAAAGCATCATCAAAAATTTTGCCGCCTCGATGTCCTGCGACTCGATGCTGCCCTTCACGCTTGCGAAGAATGTTTCACAGAGTTTTATCGCAAACTTTGCTGCGATCGGATCCGACCCTGTGACCCATAATCTCGTGAGGAATTCCTGCATCCAGCTGAACTTACCGCCTGATCTGCTGACGAGAGCATCGATGATGGAATTATTACCAGCGAGATCATAGACGATCGCAATTTTGATCGGAAGATAAGCGGTGATTCTATCGTAGTTGCTTACGAACCAGGAAACAATCGCGGAGATCTCATCACGTAACCCGAGCTTATCAAGCGTTCCCCTCAGCTTATTTCCGATCATCCTGTAGTCACGACCAGCAATTTCTATGAGTTCAAAAGCTGCGGCGTCTTTGTCCGGAGTTGTCTTGAACTTACGGATCTTGATTCTGATGCCTTCGACAATATCGTTGATTTTACTTTCGACCGCTTTCTTGTCGTGAGCATGAGATTTCTTTGAACTCTTCATGGGATTATCGAACTGACGCATCTCATCTATGATCGAAGTGTCCATGATGGCGATCTGATGCGGTTCATTCTTATGGACGAGACCTTCACCCGCGTCATCAACGAGAGCTTTGATTCCGGCCGTGATGAGGAGTCTTCGCCAGACTGAGATGTTTGAGCTCTTTACTCGCGATCCTGCCTCCGTTGCATTGTCAAAGTCTGAAGCAACTTTTGTGTTTGAGAGAGCTCTTGAGAGCGTCCAGATGATCTGCAATCGTCCAAGGCTGGATATTGAGCTCGAATCCTTCGGTAGGGTGTCATTGACACCAAACACTTTGTGATGGCGGCCAGCTTGGACCAGCATCGATCTGAAAGATCTCTCCGGATTAGAGCTCCCGTCGTTCTGCTTGAACCATCCAAGAAGCTTGTCGATTGCTGACCTGTAGGTGGAGTCGTCCATGCCGGTCGAGGTCTGGAACACGCCTGACATGTCATTGAAGCTGAAGAAGTTGATGTATGGAGCATCCGCAACAAACGGTAGACGGTAATCTATCGACGCGTATGGGTGCAGTTCGTCCGCTATCTCAGGCATCTCGAGAGCCGTTTCCATGTAACGCCCTCGTGTGAGATGCATGATCATTTCTGGTGTGACAGGATACGCGTATAAGGCAAGAGGAGTATCGAACGGTGACGCTGGATTGATCCCAACCTTCTGGATCGAAGTCATGGTAAATCCATACCTCACACGTCCGCGCGCGCCCTTTCGGGCGAGCTCAAGTCCGAACTGAGCGATCTGCTTTTCGGTGTCCTGTCGTCCCGATTTCTTGACGGGAACTCGTGGATCGTCAGCTGCGCTCAGCGCAGCTCGAGTGTCCGCGCGCCGCGCGCGGGACGACTCAAAGATCTCTTGAAGAACGATCTTCCTGATAAGCTTTCGATTCATGATGGTAATTATACAAAAAAACGCCGTTGGGTGATTACCCAACGGCGCTCTATTCTGTTACCTGGTGGACCGGGTGGGGGACGATCCCACGACCTGCGGATTAAGAGTCCGACGCTCTACCAGCTGAGCTACCGGTCCATTTATGGTGGCACTAACTTGATTCGAACAAGTGACCGAGCGTGTATGAAACGCTTGCTCTACCAACTGAGCTATAGTGCCGAATGGTAGGCTCGGTCGGAGTCGAACCGACGACCTCCTCCGTATCAGAGAGGCGCTCTAACCAACTGAGCTACGAGCCTTCTTCTATCTATATATCAACCGGCCGAAGTATCGGAAGAGCTAGTATCGCTGGGAGTCCCAGTGTCGGTTGCCCCTGTATCGGTGCCGGTATCAACGGGGGTCGAGGTGTCACTGCCGGTATCTGCACCGGTGTCTACCGGAAGGGAGGTGTCTGCGGTGTCACCACTGCTCGTGTCAGCAGTGTCCACAGGGTCGGAGGTTCCAGTGTCAGCAGCTGTGTCCTGAGTCGAGGTGTCACCAGGACAATCGATGTTCTTGACGTGCTCCTCCTCCTTACCACATGCCGTGAGTAGAAGGAGCGGAAGAGCGAGAATTACGTTACGCATTGATTTACCTTTGTTTGAGATGCGCATGCGCGCGTTGTTGGAGGTGGCGGGGCGTGAGGGAATCGAACCCCCACAAGGCAGGGTAGAAACCTGCTGCACTATCCGTTATGCTAACGCCCCAAAATCCTTGTCTTTCCAAGGTGTCAAATCGGATTTAGCTAGCTGGATCACATAGAAGTCCTGTTAATTCAGGAAAACCCAGATAACTAAAACAGTCCTTACGATTATTGGAATTGGTTGGGGTGGTGGGGATTGAACCCACGACCTCGGCTTTATAAGAACCGCACTCTGACCACTGAGTTACACCCCAATAAGATGCAGGGTCAATTCGTGAGTGACTTATGTTCGTCAAGCCGCGGCCTAACTTAGATTTTGAAGTGGCGACCGGTGAGAGACTCGAACTCCCAACCTAGAGGGTAGAAACCTCTTGCTCTATCCAATTGAGCTAACCGGCCTTACATTCATACTATACACTGGTTGTCAGGAGTTTGCATGATTCCTGATTTTTTCCACCAACTCTTTTACCGCATTCTCACTGTTTCCAACAACGCGATCGATCTCCAAGCTGTTGTGGTATCCGATCACGGTGGGAAGAGACATTACGTCAGCCTCGGCGGCGAAGTTTCTTGCATCATCGATGTCAACGTAAGCGAAAACAACGTCTGAATTATCAACGGAGATCTTCTCGATCTTCGGCTTCAAGTGCTTGCAGGGCATGCACCACGATGCTCCGACCTGGACAACAACGTGAGAGTTGTTATCGATAAGATCTCGAATGTTATACTCATTACACAGCTTCATTGACCTCTTCCTCTTTATCTTCTTCAATAATCTCATTACCCCAGCACGTCCAGCCGGGACGTGTACGACGTGCAAACATCTCGAGGTAAGGTCCAACGCTTCTACGCTCTACAAGCTCTGTGAAAGCTTCAGGCTTCTTAGAGTGCTTTGTTCGATTAGCTACAATGAGACTTGGAATTCCGTTATCAGCTGTGCGAGTCGCGAATCCATTTCCCTTTACACCGAAGAGGCAGAGCTCGTGCTGACCTCTGAAGTAGCGACCGATTCCGATTCTCTGCTTTGCCCACGCGATATTGGTGATGTATCGAAAACCCAGTTGGTCCATGAGCCAGAGACCATCCTTGAGATAGGAGTTTGTGACCCACATGTAGAGATGTGCATTCTCATCAATCTGTGACCAATGCTTGCACGATGTGATCACATCTGGCATCTGCTCTGTCTTAAGGAGAGGGTAGTGTCGATCTGCGCCTCTCTTGATCTTACCACCACCAGCTTCATTCCAGGGTGGATCCATGACGATAGTTCGAAAGGTCATTCGTCTTTCCTTAATCTTCGGGTTGACTTAGTTCAATTCCCACCCCTCAACCCTGCTGGATGGAACCGATGTTCCAAACTTTTGACCGTGCTTACGCAGGGTGTCCCCGGTTGCGAGGGATGCCGGTTATCCGGCGATCTGGGGCGGGAAAATGGCGACCGAGGAGTGACTTGAACACTCGACCCTCAGATTAACAATCTGACGCTCTAACCAACTGAGCTACTCGGTCAATTTTCTTACTTCATTATCCTTCAATATCCCAAGTTGTACAAGGTCTTCGCCTTTTAGGACTATCAGTTTCAGAGGAAATTGACTCCACTTGGCTTCGTCTTTAGGAGTTGTGTAACCCTTGATCTCAACGTAGGAATCCATCTCCGGAATCCAAAAGTCTGGAGTGTAGTTTCTGGTCTTTCCCTCAAAAATGTACTGGAACTTCTCAGTTGGACGACGCCACTCAACATTCTTATCGTCGAGGTTCATCGCAAACTTGACTTCCCAGAGGCCGTGAAACTTCACTCCTTTGTACTCATGTGTCCTTGATTTTGAGAAAGAGAGGTGCCAACTGTCATTCTCTATTCTTTTAGAGACTGACTCTGCGATGTTCGCTCGATGCTTCTCGCTAAGAGGTCTACCAATCTGCTTGGATCGAATCTTTTCTCTTGTCAAGACTTTCTTCGGATTCATATCGCAGCCAACTGTGTGACCTCCAAGTTTTCTTGGATCAAACTCTTTTTGGCAAAATTTGCATCTTCTCATGCAACCAACCTCTATCATTAACTATACAGTCGGTTGCTTCTTATGAAGTGGAGCGAAAGACGGGATTCGAACCCGCGACCAACAGCTTGGAAGGCTGTGACTCTACCCCTGAGTTACTTTCGCGTTGATGAACATGGAGACCCGGAGCTCGTACAGCGTCTGCCTTCCCGGTTCAGCTGTGTTCCCCATTTGCATGGGATACTGTACACCCGCTGTCCATGTTCAATATTTTATGTGAGTTGCCGTGATGTTAATGGCCGGACCACCCCGACTCGAACGGGGAATCGGGCTTTAGGAGAGCCCTGCGATATCCTGTTTCACCATGGTCCGATTTACAGCTGCCGTTTCCGCCAGCCACATTCATATATTACCACTCCCTTGTCACATTTGCATACTTACTGCAAAATTTCTAGCCGCGGCTCGTCGTGGGCTCACGACACGAATACTTAGAATGAAAGAGGTGCTTTATGCCAGTCAACGTCAAGAGAATAATCCGTGAGGAACTCGCACGCATTCTAGAGGGTGACGTCGTCCACGTCAAGTTTGGTGGCGCGCAGAAGACAAAGGAACGCGAGCAGTCAAATTACCAGAGAGCTCTCGGAAAGGTCGTTGCTACTCTCGAAGAGATCATCAACAGTGAAGGAGCTGACATGGAGGACGACCAGATCGTTGAGCTCACGAAGCTTCTCGATCACGTGACCGGTATGCAGGACGATGCTGCTGGTGAACCAGATGAGGAGGACGAGATGCCCTTCGGTCGTGGAGCTTCGGGCCGTGAGCGTGATGAGCTTGCAAGATTCAAGAAGTATATGAGCGACCGCGATAGCGACCGCGACTACTAGTCGGATTACGATTATGCCGTCCGCGAAAGATTTCACGCGAGCATTCGAACGTGCGACAGAAAGATCATCGAGATACGATGAATTTAGAAGCATGCTTCAATCGCTCGAGGGCAGCCTGAATGCAGACTCAAAGTCAGCTTCAATTAAACTCAACACCGACAAAAAGGGATCGGACAGTAGAGTCGTTGAAGATGCTGTCCGTGAGAAATTCGGTGATGATTTAAAAAGAAGCAGATACCCTGACGCTCTTTTCGGAAATTTGCCCGTAGAGGTGAAGCACACCACCTCGGGATTCGGAAAGCTACCCACCGATTCATACGGATTGACAAATACCGATCAAAAATGGTATCTTTTCGTCAAAGGATCGGTTGATAGGGTCAAAGATGAGATCTTCACCGCTTGGATGATGAGATCTGATGAGCTGTATCGGGAGATGATATCGCTGCTTCGCGGAACAAATCAAGAGTCTCTATTCCCTCATAAGGATCTCAGCGCGATCGACCCGCAGTCTGACACAGCACTGAAAGATATAGAGCAGGAGATACACGACATCGCTAGTTCGTTGTCGTTGTCGATCCTCAGAAAAGCGAAAGGTCAATCCGAAAAGGACGTACCCGAGACGATGAGCCTCAGCAAGAGAGTGGGAATCAACAGGGTGAGATTCGATGTTAAGTTCGAATCTAAGCTTCGTAAGATAATCGCCGATATAATCAACGATTAGTCTTGGAGGTGTCATCCTCTACGTTCTCTTCACCTTGCTCATCTTCTGCAACAGCAAAATTTGGATTTCCCATAGCTGCGAGTCGTTGTACGATCTTTTTGTACAGCTCACTGCTCTCTGGAATGTTTGAAAGGGGCGCTGCGACGGGAATGCCAGACCTTCTACGACCCGTGTAGTTCTTCTCGTGAGTGTGCTCACGTGCTTCCTGGCTTCTTATGACTAGAAGCGGAGCTCCGTAAATCGCTATGGGGGGATTCGGCATGTTCGATATGCGATCAAAAGCCCGTCGCATCTCACGTAGTGTGATGCCCGATTCCATGTTATCATCTGCTATGATGGCAATATGCAGGAATTCTGGAAGCGTGCTCTCATCAGCCCGCACGAAGTCAGATATGTGCTTTCGTTGCATTGAGGGCACCACACTGATCGAAAAATGCGGCTTGTTTCCGATTTTCTGCTGCCACTTTGGAACATCGGAAGACGTTTTTTCTTCAAAATCTTTGATAAGATCGCTGACGGTCACAAGTTGTGGGACACCGCGATTGCGGTTCCAAGATTTCCATCTTTTCTCTATGTAAGGACTGAGTCCCGACAGATCATCTTGAGTAATCGTCGAAAGATCAAGCTCGAGCTCACCCAAGGGATTGAGATTAGCTCCGAGCAAGTTCAGCTGATCGGTGAACTGCTTAATGAGGCTTCGATCAGCTTTTATTCTCGGAGATTGAGACGCCGGAATTTTGCCAAAAGAGCGATTAACGTCAACGTCAGTGGATGTTAAGCGACCGGCGCTCACTGAGCTCAAGCTTGGAATCTTGAACTCGTTGATCTTTGAGATGCACTCGTTCACTCTCTTGCGAACTTTCTTATACGCATTAATTACGTAATCTGGAAACACACCGGGCTTCGCTTCGTTGGCCTCTATCCTCTTTTTCGCGACCTCTCGGGCCGCCATGATCGCATCTTTATAATTTCTAACGTTGAATAGAGGGTAGAAATCACCGACCGCCCTCGGGTCTCTGAAAAGCGAATCGAAAATGTTTTTTATTTCGATGGCGCATTCTTCATAAGCTTGCGCTGAAAATCTTTCTTTGACAGATCTAGCGCGATCTTTAAGCCTAGACTTGATATAGGTCGCGACGTTCTGCCGAAGGCTTTCCGCGTAATCGGCTGCGTGTTGAGAGGACGAGGGCGTCACGTAGATCGAGATTCTCGCATCTTTTGCTTCGACCGGAAGTTCTCCATCCCTTATCTTTCTGTCTATATCATCGATAATCGACTTCGCGATAATCTGTGATCCATCAGAGATGTATGCCTGCATGTCTTGCTCGGGAACCGTGTAGACAGTGTCAGTCTTACCCTTCAGGGCTTCGAGAACGTCTTCAAGGTGAGACGGGTATCTCTCGTCATCACGTCCGGGAGCATTATTGCTAAATGAAAAAGCCGAGCGGATTGGAAACCCGCCCGGAAAATCCTGACTGAATTTTTCGTCCGATGTGTACGCGCTGCTGCCCTTTTTTACGAAGTGAACATCATTGAGATCCCAGGAGAGAGGAATCTGATCACCAGGCTTGACACCTGATAGGTCTCCAATCTTAAATCCTTCATTGACAAGGCAAGATCTGACAATATTTCTGAGAGCTCTTTCGGTCATCGCGTAACTAATTATTCGATTCTCTTATCTTTTCGTATCCTTTTCGATCTCGTTGAGAGCCCAATCGACCTCGTACGTGAAGGAGCCACCGTAACGCCGCTCTTCGAGAGAGTCGTTCCACTTTCCGATGAAGAAGATGAGATCCTCCTTTCGGACCAGGCCGCGCGCCCTAAGTTTCTTCACGCTGTGACTCACGCCCAGAAGGTGTTGCGTCGTCCAGTCACCTTCACCGAAGTTGTTCGCCGCATGAGCCAGCCATCCAGTCAGGGCTTCATAAGAATCGTCAGTGAGGCTCTCGAGACCTCGATACTTCAGATACTTCAGGATACGACTTCCGAGAAATGGAGTGTCATTGTGACCGATGCGAAGCTGTCGACGACTCTCGATTTCGAACCAATCCTGTGGGATGACAACGTACTGATGGTTGATCGCAACTCGACAGTTGACGATATCGAAGCTTGAGAGAGTTTCCTCGATTGTGGGTCGAATGAGATTCGGATCATCAACGAATTGCACTTTCACTGAATCGTGAAGTTCCTTCGCGAAGCCGGCCTGGCTGGGACGAGCTGACTTCGGGATCGAAGCAGCTGCGTCCTCGGTGCTATTGAAGAAGACATCGATGTCCCCTCGAGGTACGTACTCGTCTATTTGACACACAGGCCTGAAGTATTGCTCGACTGGTCGATTTAACATGAGGTGACGCGCGAAACCACCGCAGATCCAGCCACGATTGGCTAACGCTTCATCGATGACGGACACCTTCTCAAGAGTTTTCCTGAGATTGGCGTAAGAATTAGCGGTGAGAGCTGATTCGAGCGGGATGAAATTGTAGTTCACGCTTACTCCCGACCGCGAAGGATGGTCACGATGAGACCCACAATGGCTGCGATGAGGGCGAGAATCCAGAACTTTCGCATGATTTCCTCCTTACAGTATCAGTATACTACTTCCAGCCGAGCGTTGCACGATTACTTGGGAGCACGAACCAGCAGGCCGGGAACGTTGACGTTCAGGGGACCATCAGCAGCGAGAACCTCAACGTACACGTCACCACGTGGGTTGAACTTGGGCTCGCTCATGATCGTGACCGGGGTACCCGAGCGTGTCCAGCGCAGCGCCCCCACCGGATTCTTACCATTCTCGTATTCAGCGACAGGGCCCTTGAAGTTATCCCGTACGTACAACCAATCATCGTGTGAGATCTTATCCTCCTTGGCCCAGCGTCCGAAGATCGCGTCAAGTCGACGGGAGATCGCAGGTCGGGCTGACCAGTAGACGAATGAGGAGAAGCGCTTGCGAGCCTCGAGGCCGACTAGCAGGTGCCGCTGCCCGGCGTCAAGCTCAACATCGCCTACGTTATCGTTCACCTGCTTCCGGAGACGTTCGAGCTCGGTCTTCTTGTAATCCGAGAGGGTCCAGCCGACGCTCACGCACCGAAGGATCTCGGAGAGTGTCTCGATGGTGTCTTGACGATTCGAGCGTTTGATGAGATCCTCGATCTCGCTGACAAGAGCGGTGACAGACTCCGGATTACCCTTCGAGATGATCTCCTCGAGCCAGGTGATGCCACGACCACGAGGCATACGACCCTCGGCGGCGACGCTGCGTAGGAAACGACCCGAGCTCGAATTCGCCAGACCACACTTCTCGTAACGATCCGCGAGCTCCCGAACTTGATCCATCGTGACTTCCATCGTGCCCTCCATATGCAATCATATTATCATGGTCACGGGTAGGTTGCACGATTTCTAGCCCAGGTTCACCCTTATATCAGTGATCCTGCTGCGAGATTTTTCTGTTGGAGTCCCAGCTGCGTCGGTCTCTAGAACTGCGAGTGCCCACATCTTACCGTGATTCGGGCGAATCTTCATGATATCCGACCTGATTCTCATCAGGAGCTCCTCATCTTCATGAGGGACGGAACCTGGGATCGTCGAGTAATAGGTCGTATTGGTGATCGTGAAGAGGCAATATACTGGATTCATTCGACAATATTAGTCACATGTCGGCGGAATTTTATCGATTCCGAGATTTCAATGAAGTTTTCTTCCTCTTCCTCTTCCTGCATGCTCGGAACGTGGGAGATGTATGTTCCCTGGGCAGAGAGCTCATAATTTGACGCGGGAGACCCTTGAAAATGATCCTTGACATCGCTCTCACGCACGATGGTGATCCTTCTCTCGGCCAGTCCGGTGCTCTTTGCGATCTTTCCAAGCTGCTTCCAGACCTGACCGGGTTTCTTGTCCACGTCCAGATTCGGGTTGTCGATCTTCGCCTTTTCCTCTGCAGCACGATCGAGACCGCTCATGTCAGGAACGCTCTGGACGGTTCGCAGGTTCGGATTATCCTTGACCATCCTATTGAGCTCATCCCCCGACGCAGGATCTTTCGCAGCGATGTTAAGCATCGTTGCAGCAGCTTTCGCGCGCTCTTTCGGATCCTTAGCTCCCTTCGTGCTCGGATCGGTCCCGAACCCCTTGAGATAGGCTTTCTTGTCGTCCGACGAGAGCTTCGATATCTCTTTCTTCGCAGTGAAGATGCTTCCACTTGTCTTTGATGCGGCGTCTTTTACATGCTTGTTCGCGATCTCGATGCTCTTCGCCCTGACAGCGCTTTTCACGTCGGCTGGCATGCTGACGGGATTACCGGCGCCCGCCTCACCACCCAGGACGCCCTCATCTGTTCTTGAGAGCTCCTCACGTATGATCTGTCTAAGCATGGATTCGTCAAGCAACATTTAGAGTTCCGTTGTGTTAACGGTAAATATACTCGACTAATCAGCTCAAATGGCGAAGTAAGCGCCGCGAGTATGCGCGACTCTGTCAAGGTATTCCTCGCTGATCCCTGTCAACGAGAATCTCATATCTAGGGCATCAAAAAGCGTAGATCGCCTCATCATGACTGGGCTGGAGAACTTACCGATCACAATTTTCGTTCTGTCTCGCTCAGTCTCCGCATAGACCCTGACGGAAACATTGACTTTTTCAGCCAATCTAGGATCGAAATTATCGATTGGACCATCTTCGGCAAACTTGGAAATGCTCACCTGCATTTCTCCGTTTCGATATCCGAAGTCATGAAGGCTCATTCCTTCATACCCGACGTCCTTCACTGGAAATGGAACATACCACGTATTATTCGCGCGTGTCCCCTCACGAAGCACGTTCTTCCAGATCCACTCAGCTGTGCCTGGACGATCTGGATTCATAATGACGCTGGCAACGTCGGGTTGACCGCCAACGCGGAGGAGCTCCACGACCATTCGACCATTGAGATCCCTTAACTCAATCTTGGATCTGAGAGGCGGTTCCGACACTTCGCGGAGACGTCGAAGCTCTGAGCGAATAATTGAACGCAGCGTGCTCTCGTTGATTCTCATAAAAGCTCCCTAGTTGACAGCGGTTGCGACGAGCTTGCCCCTGATGTTGCTACGAACTTCATCTGCGATGCGTTTGATATAAGGCTTCAGGGCCTGCAGAGCCTCAACGTACTTCGGAGCTGCGCCAGCTGGATTTACCTGGAATCCACCCTTCGTCAGGAGTTCCTGGCACACGATCTCGGCTAGAGCATCGGATGTTGTAGCGATCGCGCCGTCCCTCGCTGATGCCATCGTGAGAGCGCCCACCCATTTGCTCTCATTCTCACCCGTGATAGCCTCGATTTCAGGATCAACTTCACCATATTGAAGGAACATGTCCGAAAGCTCCCGATACAGCGGGCTGATACGATCCACGGAGTCGCCGCTGTCGAACATCGAATGAAAGATCATCCACGGTGTTGCCATGAAGCCCTTGTCGGTCGACATCGAGGAGTAGAGGACAACAACGTCATCACCACCAACTCGGGCGGGAGATTCGTATCCGAGACGTTCGAGAGTCTCGATGCCATCGGGCACAAGAGGCGTGAGTCGAACTCGATTCTGGGTGTAGCCTGATGGATCGTCGTCAACGCCTGCTGCTCGTCCTACACCGATGAGGGGTGCGATCCAGACATTACCCGGAATGTTCGCGAGGTGCTTCTCAGCGAGAGCTTTGAAACGTCCTGAACGGGCGTACTTCTCCGCGCCCTTACGATTCGCTCCTCCGCCCTCTCCCGCGCCGAAGCTCGTATGCGTCATGTCATCGTCATCATCCTCGTAACCATCACGCCCGATCCCCAGGCTTCCAGCATACGGCATCTCCTGAAGGGCCCGTCGCGCCTCCTCACGGATGATCTTCCTAAACCTGCTCTCTGTGATTCTCACGAAACTCTCTCCAACGAGCTATAAATATAATGCCACGGGAGAAATACAGGAAGACTTCCAAGCCACGGTACTTTCAAGCCGCTGCGGTGGCAAGATCCTTCTTGAATTTCTCGTAGGTGGTCTTTATCTGGGCCTGGTTCTGGGCTGTGGCGACCTGGGGAGCCACCTCAGCGATCTTCGCGATGATCTCACCCGTCTCTATGTCGCCGAGAGCTTTCGCGAGAGCTTTTACGGCCGGTCCCGCGTTCCTAGCGAGACCGTCCCTGTAGGCGCGCCCGACGATACCCAAGGCATCTCCCACGACGGGAAACATCGCCAAGGTTCCAAAGATGACGCCCATCCAATCCGCAGCAGCTGCAGCCTTGACGATCTGAACCTGAGCGACGCCAATGCTGAGGGCTATCCCGATCCCGGGAATACCGTCCAGCGCAGCCCCGAGCGCGGTAAATGCCCAATCGATGGGCTTGCTGTTCCACCCAGCTGAAAGAGCTTGGGAAACCGTAGGTGTAATGTCCACTTGCCCCTTCGCGATCTGGGCCGCGCCCATCGTCTCAGCGCCACCGAGGGTTCGCGCAGCTACATACTTCAGCTTGCCCATCGTGTCGACGGAAGCGTCCTTCATAGTTGGCTCGGAGAAGACGTCGAGGGGGCTGGCCTCCCTGATGAGCTCCTCACGGACGATTTGGCGAAGTTTATTTTCAGTGATGAGCATTCTAAGAATATCCCTTATCTTTTTATGCCAATCTTATCGTCTGCGAAGACCGAGCATCTGACGAACATCATCGTCGGACATCTTCTGCGGCTTTCTCTCCGGAGGCGGAGCAGCGACTCCACCGACCCTTCTGATCGTCCGAGCGGGTGAAGCGGGAATTGTCTCAGGTTCTGGACGTCGAGCAGGAGCGATTTGCTCCTCGCGCTCTGCTCTCCGAGCATCACGCTCTGCTCTCCGTTCATCTTTCTCAGCCTGCTCATCACGTCCCTTGTAGTAGTACTTCAGGGCGGCGCTCGCGGCCGCGACGGGATCAAACATCCGCGCGCCGCCGAGCTTGATGAGGAAAGCTAGGCCGACGTCGCGAAGCCACTCGGTACGATTCGAGCCCGCTTGCTGCCACCTGATGTCTACAAGCGGAATGGTAGAGTTTCTGACAGCTCCAGGTACCCCGAGAGCAACGGGATCCTTGTGGTGGATCGACATGATAACGCCGGGCATGGTGTACAGGTTGTTGATCTTGTCGAGAGTCGGAATGATAACGTGATCACCATCGTTAAAGATGATGTCGTTCTTGCCGAACAGCGTCTTGATCTCCCCAGTTTTTGTCTCGTGATCTTTCTTCCAAGATCTCGTCATCTGACCGTCATTGTACCAGCTGTCGAACGCAGGTGATCCTCCGACGAACGGGTTTCGATCTGCAGAGATGCTTCGCTTGCTATGAGACCAGACAACGTCATCCGTCGATCTCACATTATAACCGTGCCTGTCTCTTACAACCTCGGAGAGCGTCTCGAGCTCCTCCCGGACGATACTACGCAGCGCTCTCTCACTGATTCTCATGAAACTCGCTCCAACGGATCATAAATATAACGCTTGCTTGAAACGTGGGGGAGCTTCCGGCCCGGGGCACTTTTGGGCGCAGTCACCCGCAGGGGGCAATTGGCAACCGAAAATCCCAACGGGGAAAATTTCAAACGCATGTCTCTCACGCAAAAAAATCGAGGGTGGAAACCCACCCCCGACCCTCGACCATCGATCGATCAGCGTTCGGTGAGGAACGTCTGAACCTGGTGCGCAGCGATCTCGCCGACGCTCGCCATGTCGCCGCTCTCTGTGTCCTCGAACTTATCGTGCATGAAGGGCTCGAGAGCCTTCACACCGCGGGTGAACATGTCCCAGGCACGCTCGAGATCGGGTGAACCCTCGAACTCGTAGCCGCTGTTGCTCACCAGCCAACGACCATCGTCGTGGCTCTCGCGGATCGTACGCTTGCCAGCGCGTCGACGGGACTCCTCGAGGCCGAGCTTGCGGGCGACATCCATCGGGATATCATCGATGTACTGCGATGTGCCCTCGGGGCTGACGAAGTAAACCTTGACAACATCGCCCACGTTGCGGAAACGGACCACAGAGTCGAGGTGGGACTGGGGGCGACGACCGCCGATGCGGTCGGCGAGGCGCTCCTCACCTGCCTTGTTAAGGTCGGCCGTGAGGCGAAGAAGCGTCATGCGTGTGCTCTCACTAACAACGTTCTTGGTCTCTTCCCTGATGATCTGACGGATCCTGCTCTCTGTGATACGCATCTTAAAATGAACTCCTGTGTGAATCTAACTATAGCGATTAGGGTGAAAATTCACCCGAAGATGAGGTTTATTCGTCACGATCGGCGTCGCGACGCTCACGTTCCCAGCGGAGGAAATCGCCCCTCATGAAGCGGTCCAGCTGCGCGGTCGCCTCGTCCCTCGCCTCGTCGGGTCCGAAATCACCCGAGCTGATCGCGGTGTCGACGAGCGCGTCCCAGAGCCTGTCGGCGGCCGGACCCTCAGGATCGGCGATCGTCGCGTCGAGGAGATCGTCCGGGATGTCAGCGAGGACCCAGCGATCGTCCCCACGGGGCTCAGCCCGGGCGACGCTCTCGCGGAGGACCCGACGGGCCTCCTCCCTGATGATCCGACGTAACCTGCTCTCTGTCAATGCCATGGTAAATCTCTCCTGCATACGTGTCTAAATATACGCGAAGCAGCGCTCGGGTGCAAAAAATCGGGGGCGGAAGCCCACCCCCGAAGCTAGAATCCGTGGATCAATTCATCGCATTAAAGCGCGTCGCGATCGCATCTGCGATCGCCCCAGCAATTTCAGCGTATCCCTTGTTCTGGGATTGAAGGCGCGTAATGATACCTTCAAATTGCTTTTGGTTGTGCATCTCATTAAGAACAGCGATAAGCTTCTCGGGATTCGAGATAGCAATTCTCATCTTGTACGTCATCGCCGGCACGCTCCCGAGGCCAGAGCTAACAGCCTTTATAACCACATCGCGGACGCCCGGTATACTTGCTGTCAGGCGAAAAGCGGGATTGTACTTCAATATGAAATCGGCGATAGTGGTGGAAATCTGCGTAATTTCCTGCGGGCTCATGTTTCCTGTGGCAACCTTAGTCGCCGCGTTAGCTAGCGCGGCAGGAGCCTGCTGGACTGCCCGGTCGATCGCAGCGCCTGCAGCTTGAGCGTTGGGTTGCTCGGACAGAACGCGACGAGCCTCCTCACGGATGATCTGACGGATCCTGCTCTCTGTGATACGCATCTTAAAATGAACTCCTACACTAGTCTAATTATGTTGGTCCAACTGAAGTTGACCCAAAAATCGGGGGGCTTCCGCCCCCCCGACGCTCGGTCTCGGGACGATCAGCGCTCGGTGAGGAAGGTCTGCGCCTGGTGAACTGCGATCTCACCGACGCTCGCCATGTCACCCGACTCGGTGTCCTCGAACTTGACGTCCGCGAATCTCTTGAGGTTGCCCACGGCGGTCGTGAACTCGTACCACGCGTTCTCCACGTCGCTCGGTGCGTCCTCGAGCTCGTAGCCGACATCGCTCACGAGCCAGCGGCCGTGCTCGCCCATCTCACGGAGCGTGCGCTTGCCAGCGAGGGCACGAGCTGCCTCCTCGCGGATGATCTGCCGGATTCTCTTCTCATTCATTGTCATCGCTATTCTCCTTCCTGTGATAGCTGGGATTACATATTCTCGTCGCACCGGAATCTCTCAAAAAAAATCAGCGGCGCGGAGCGCCGGGGGGCCCGGGGTGAATCCGTTGCAGTCGCTCGCTGCAGGGGGTGCCCGCCGTCGAAAAATTCTCCCGGGAAATTTTCGGGAGCCGCGGCCCTCCGGAGGGTGAGCCCGGGGGATAAAATGGGACCCAAATTCCATGCCACGGGCGCTCGGGGGGAATGGGTGAACCCAAAAAAGCTCCCGGGAAATTTTGAGTGGGCGGACTTGGCGGCCGCTTCCGGGGGACCCCCCACAGAGTAGGCCGGGGCCCGGGGGGCGGGGGCCCCATTATTTAAGGGGGGCCCTGTCACATACCGATGGGGCCCGCCCCACTGTCACGGAATAGGGGCCCCACCGCCCCACCACTGCCACCTTGGGGCCCCACCCCGTGCTGCCCTACCGGGCGAACGTCACCTCGACGGTCATCCACCCGTCAGGGTCGATCGGGCCGATCCGGAGGGCCGAGAGGCTCCGGACCCCCGGGCGCTCGCTCTCCAGGTGGGCCATCGCCGCCTCGAGAGCATCCGGACCATTGTGCTGCCAGCGGAATCGGATCGTTGCCATGCTGCCTCCTTGATGATCCAGTTATACCACACTGCCGACGGGCTTGCATCCTTCTCAGCTGCCTGCCGGCGCCGTCCCGTCGTGGACAGCCTCGGACCACCGGTGGAGCCCGACCTGCCACAGCACCTCCGACAGGGGATGGGCGACCAGGTTGTGGAGGGTCCAGCGGAACCGCTCGGGCAGGAGGCCGAGGAGGACGGG